GCCCAGACGACGCAGGTGGCCCAGGGCGGAACGTCCATCCCGAACCCGACGGTCCCGGTCGCGGCGGGGGCCACCGCGACCGTCAACCAGTCGCCGATGCCGATGATGCCGACGGCGCCGAAGAGCTACGGCCTGTACATCGCCGCCGGCGCCGGTGTCCTCGTCCTCAGCGTCGCGGCCGCGATCCTGCTGAAGAAGCCCAAGGCCTAGTCCGCGCCTTCCAGATCGCATCCGATCTCGGCCGCGGCGAACCGCACCTTGGCGACGTAGAGCTCGAGGTCACCGACCCGCCAGCGCAGCGCCGCCTCGTCCTGGGCCGACAGTGGCGCGCACGCCTCCTTGTCGGCGTCGCACCAGACACGGAGGTCGCGGTAGCGCGGTTGCATCGCCGGCGGCTTCGGGAAGTGGCAGTCGTCGTGGCGTTCCTGCGGTGGAGGTGGCGGTGCCGCCGGCGACTGGCGAGGGCAGACGTTGCCGCCACCACCGCACGCGGCGACCACGAGGAGTGCCGCCCACCTCACGACTGCCCCTCGGTGAGGGCGTTGTTCGCCTCCGACATGGCCTCGGACATCTCCTCGGAATCGTCGTCTGGCTCCGTGAGGAGGCGGGACGGCGGCGGCCACCGACGCCGGGACACGAACCCACAGAACACCGCGATCCCGACGAGGATGCGGAGCGGCAGGCACACGAGCCCGCGGACCCACCCCTCTGCTGGGGTGAGCTCGCTGGCCACCGGCAAGGCGTACCCGATGAACTCCCAGATGACGCGCGCCCGGCGGTGGTCCTGCAACGTGACCTTCGCGCGTTCGATCGCCACGAGGTACGCAGGCTCCCGGAGGATCACCACCGTGGGTAGCATTCCGAGTTCGAGCGTGTAGGTGCCCGGTTCGACCCAGAGCAACCGACGACGTTGATCGCCGTCGCCAACGACCCGCATGCCGTCCTGGATGACGTCCTCATTCGTGACCATCGCGATCAACAATACCCGCGCCCGGTGACCGTTATGGCATGATCCTCCCCGTGAGCCCTGCCCGTCTCCTCGAACGCCTCGTCGACGAAGCCCTCACCTGGCGTGCGATCAAGGCCCGCAACGGCCGCACGGTCACGGAGGTCACAGCCGAGATAGGCGGCCGCGACCTTCCCGATCACCTTCTGCCGGGTCGGGCCATCCTGCGGCTCTCCGCCGAGGAACGCGCGGTGATCGCACGGCTCCGAGCCCCCGACACCGCCTGCCGCGACGACTTCGCGGCTCTCGTTGCCCGCTGGTGATAGACTGCGCGTCATGACCATGCAGCGCAGAACCTTTCTCAAGGCGCTCGGCATCGGCGTCGGTGCCGCGAAGGTCGGCTTCGTGTCCGCCGAGGAGGCCTTGGCCGACGGCGAAGATCACAACCTGCGCCAAGGGAATGTCCCGTACCGCAGCGAGCATCCGACGCTCTCCGTCGGCACCGCTCCGCCACCCAACGGACCGTACCCGATCGGGTCCCTCTACATCCGCCACAGTACCAACCAGCAGTACATCAAGACGGCGGAAGGCTGGCACGCGTTCAAGACCAACCCGATCGCCACCAGCAAGGACATGATCTTCTACGTCCCGTCCGGGACGTACGTCGTCGGCGGCGAGCGCTAGCCTCGCGGCGTGTGTCGGGTCATCAGGTGATCCAGGATGTGAAAGCTAGGTCCGGTGGTCCCACGATGGAGAAGGGTGGCGCAGGCCTGGCAACGCACCGCGTACCGCGATCGCCCCGTCGTGAGGCCGGACCCGACGACGCTCATCTCGAAGACGAGCCCGTCGACGATCTCGAGGTGGACCTGCCCCTGCTGAAGGTGGGGTCCATCGCTGGCGTAGATGGACGTCGGCTTCGGCCACGAGAACTTCCAGTCGTCGTCCGTCATGGATCCTCCCGTACGCATGATGGGCACCAGGCCTGGCCGTCGTAGATGTCGTCGATGCTGACGACCCAGACGCCGCAGCGGTTGCAGCGGTGGCGATCGCAGACCGGGGCGTCGCAGGTGACGCCGACGTCGCCGCAGGCATCGCACCACACCGCGCACCCGTGGCACCGCCCCTCGCCGGGGCAGGCCCGGTCATCGACCGCTTCGGGTTCGCGCAGGAAGCCGATCATCGCCCTTTGAGGACTACCACGCGGGGGTGACACCTCGTGGTACCCTGGGCGGCATGGCCTTCGACCCCGCCTTCGGCCGGCCGGTGCCTCCCGGCATCAAGGCCATCGTCGGCAGCGGCTGGTGGCGGCCGCGGGACGGCGACGTCCATCACCCGGGCATCGACATCTGGGTGCCGATCGGGACGCCGGTCACCGCTGTCCAGGATGGCGAGGTCACCCACGCCAACGCCGACCCCAGCCGATCGGGCGGCAAGTACATCGCGATCCGGCACGCCAGCGGCCTCATGAGCCGCTACATGCACCTGGACGAGCTCCTGGTGAAGAAGGGAGCCGTCGTCCAGAAGGGGCAGCTGATCGCGCGCAGCGGCAACACCGGCGTCGGCTCGACGGGGCCCCACCTCCACCTCGACCTCAAGGCGACGAGCGCTGAGCTCCTACCGCAACTCGAGGCCGAGGTGGGTCGGCCCAGGACGGGCTACCTCCCACTCCAGACCGGCTTCGGCATCGGTGTCCCCGCCGAGCCGTGGGTCCCCGTCGACGGGTACAGCCCGCGGACGGTCATCGACGCCGTCGTCAACGGCATCCCGCTCTACACGGCGCGCAACGCAGGCTTGGGGCCCGCTGTGCTCGCTGTGGTGGCCGTGCTCGGCCTCGTCGGCTGGGCGGCGTACCGCCGCTATCGACCCGGCGCCAGGCGACACCAGCTCTCGTGGCGGCCACACAGACGGTCGCAGTGAGGGCAGGTCGCGTCGTCGACGATCTGTGCCATCGTCTCGTACGGGATCGGCATCGTCGGCCTCCGATCCGGATCCGGTGCTGGCGCCGCTAGAACACGATCGTCGGTCTCGTCTTCGTCGATATCGTGGCGGTCGAAGGTGGCGACGGAGGACGTATCGTGCATCGTGGGACCCTGCCACCCAGTTGACCGCGTCCGCGGCCCGGTTGGCAAGAGGATGGCTACTTCCCCTGCAGCGTCGCCAGGATGCCGGTGAGGAGCGCCACCTCGTTGCTGAGGACGATGGCCTCCATGGCCGACTGCGCGTTCGGTCCCCAGTTGACCCAGCGTCGTCGACGGTCTTCGCCCAGGAATCGCAGCCTCTCGCGGATCAGTGACTCGAGATGATTCGTCCACCCAGCCCTCCGTGCGGCGTCGAGAATGAGGTTCCAGTCGGACTGCAGGAAGACGTCAAGGGGTGGCGGCGGGGGTGTCATCGGTGTTCTCCGACTCCTCGAACAGACTGCGCACAGCAGGGCGGATCTTGTCCACGGCGGCGTCGACGGCCTCTTTGCCCTTGCGGGGTCCCGCGGGGCCGCCCGCGCGGCGGAGGGCGCGGTCGTAGCAGTAAATGGCTTCGAGGAGTTCGGTGAGCTGGTGGTGGAAGGCGGGCTGAGGGGCGCGGGGAGCGCGTGGGTTGCTCATGGTTCTCGTCATCGCTACCACGGCCCGGTGACCGTTCCGGGATGGTCACCCCGTCGTGATAGATCCCGATCGATGACCCGACCGAACTGGGATCTATGGTTCATGCGCCAGGCCTACGTGGTGGCGCAGCGCGGCTCGTGCCCCCGCAAGCGGGTGGGTGCCCTCATCGTCAACCAAGCGCACCGCGTCGTCGCCAGTGGCTACAACGGCGCGCCTAGGCGCCAGCCCGACTGCTTCGAGGTCGGCTGCGATCTGCGCGAGATCGAGGGCAAGCCGTCGTGTGTGCGCACGCTGCACGCTGAGTCGAACGCCATCGACTTCGCCGGCCGTGACGCCGAGGGCTGCACCCTGTACACGACCGTCGTCCCGTGCCGGCTCTGCGCGCTGCGCATCATCCAGGCCGGCATCCTCGTCGTGTACTACCACGAGTACTACCGCAGCCAGGGGACCGACTCGAGCCTCGAGCTCATGCTTCAGGGTGGTGTGGTCCTCCAACAACTCGGGTACCCCAATGCGGTGGTCATCGGAACCTACGCCGACCCCGAGGCAGCGGTCGGAACCTACGCCGACCTCGTCAGAACCTACGCCAGCGATCCGGAGCCGGGCCGATGACGACGATCCTGAAGGTCCTGCGCATGGCCGAGCTGTGGGGCCAGGTCCAGCCCGACTGGATGTTGAAGCAGGCGCAGGATGGTCCGCCGGAGAGTCCACCGCCCGGGTCGTTCCTCGCGCAACGTCGCACCACCGGTATCTTCACCAAGCGCCTGATCGAGAGCACGGAGTGCGTCGTCACGTCGATCGCCGTCCGCTTCCTCACCGAGGAAGCCTTCGCCGAGGCGCTCGCGGTGGTCGGCCGCGACGGTTGCGTCGGCGGGATGCGGTCCAGCGTCGTCGTGGTGGAGGTCGACGGCGTCACCCTGGAGCTCCATGCTCCTCGCACCCACGTTCCCCCCTCACCCCCCGGGGGGTAGAGCCCTCGAGCTCGCGCCGACGTATGGTTGTACAGCGCGTCTGCTCCTATGTCGCGGGGAGCGGGAATTTACGCGCTGAATCGACCGCGATCGGTTCGGAGCCATCATGAAGATCGTCACCTACGGCATCGCCCTCTCCCTCGTCGTCGCGACCGCCTGTGTGGTACCCACTAACGGACTGGGCCAGTCGGACGACGAGGAGCTGGCCGGCAACCCCTCGTCGGATGACGTCGAGGACCCCGGCCCCGTCGCATCTGGCATCGCCACGAGCCCCCGCCCCACCGACGCCCCCGACGTCGACGCCGGCGTCGCGAACACCGTGATCATCATCTGCCGGCCGGGGGACGCGTGCGCGACCGACGACGACGGTGGCGATGACGACGATCTGGCGCCGCCGCTCGATCTTCCAGACGGAGACGGGCCGCTCGGCGCCGAGGGACCCGGGTCCCCGACACCTCCGCCGACCTGCACCCAGGCGTGCGACAGGCAGTTCCGGCAGCGCGCGACACGCTGCCGCTCGGACTTTCAGTTCTGCTCCGTGTCGGTCGAGACCGCAGCGGAGCACGAGATCTGCGACGCGTCGCGTGAGGTCTGCGATGCGTCGAACCGGATCCGGTGGCAGTCGTGCGTGGACAGCTGCGCGCCCTCGCAGGGCCCGATCCCGTAGCTCAGCTCCGGGATCGGAACCTCTGCGTCAGCGTCAGCGTCGCTTGCAGGAGCCAGCGAACAGCCAGGTGAAGAACCCGGCCACCGCCGCGCCAGCCAGGAAGGCCCGGAGGGGCCGCCGATCGTCGGTTGCACCGTACAAGCTGGTCCCTCCCGGCTCGATCCGGTTGAAGAAGAACGACGAGTAGCCCCCGGAGGTGTACGCCCCGGGGATGCCCGTGTGGTCCTGGATGACCAGCTGGTTGACGTTGCTCGGCTCGAAGTCGGGAACCTGCTCCCAACGCTCCAGCTGCGCCAGGCCAAGAGTCACCATAGGACCTCCCGTCGTGGTGTTACTTGCGCTTCCGGCGCCGGGGGACCTTGCGGACCGCCTTCGGGGACGAGCACTTCACGAACTTGTTGTTCTTGTCGAAGCACGTCCCCTTGCCGCCCACCTTCTTGTGCTTTCGTTTGGCCATGGTCAGCGCTTGCCCTTGGCCTTGATGCATCGGCCGCCCTTGCCGAGGCGCCAGCCCTTCTTCGGCTTGCCCTTCTTGCGCCCGGAGGTGACGAGGCAGGCCTTCCGGCTGTGCTTGCGCTTGCGCTTGTGCTTGGCCATGGTGACGATCCTTTCGATGGGTGGGAGCGCGAGGCTCTGGCACGAGGATCGCACCTTCGATCCGGGTAGTCAACTACCTGTTGACGCCACAGCCCGAAGCGCGGCCGCGTCGGGGGATCGGATCACGAGACAGGATGCAGATCCGCGCCGCTTACCGTCGGCGGCGACGGATCGTCTCTCGTCGACGTCTTCGATGTCCGCCCAGGTGTAGAGCTCGCGCACGCGCGGGGTGTCCGCGTTGTTGGCGAGGACGTGGACACCGCGATCCGCGGCTCCGCGCAGCTGCGCGGCGAGCTCGATCTGATCCGTGAGCGCGAAGCCGCCGGCGGCATAGTCGTCGAAGGTGCCGTCGTAGGGCGGGTCGCAGTAGAGGACGTCCCCTCGGCCCGCTTCGGCGACGCGCGGACGCCAGTCGCTGGCGTGGAGCTTGGCGCCGGCCAACGTTCGCGACAGCGCCTTGAACTCGTCGAGGCCGCCCCAGCCGAAGGCCTTCTTCTTGCCGCAGGGGACGTTGTAGGCCCCGTCGGCGTTCTCGCGGTAGATGCCGTTGAAGCCGAGCTTGTTCAGGCAGAAGAAGAGGGCCGACGACTTGATGCCGATGCGCGGCCGCAGCGCGTTGTACGCGTCACGCATCGCGTAGTAGCCGTCCTCGTCGATGCCGTAGTGGGTGATCGCGGACGCGACGGCGTGGGACAGCGGCCCCGGGTAGAGCTGGACGGCCTGCCAGAATCCGATCAGGCTCTCGTTGACGTCGGAGAGGACGCTCTTCAGTTGCGGGCGGTGGGCGAGGAGCTCGAGGGCCACCGCGGCCGAGCCCAGGAACGGCTCGAAGAAGCGCGCGCGCGGCGCCCGCGCGAGCAGGTGCCCGATCTCGAAGGTGGCCTCCTCTGCGAGCCACGCCTTCCCACCCACCCAACGCAGCGGTGACCTCCGGCTCATGTTCGGGCTCTCCTAGTAGTCGTAGTAGCTCTCATCGCGCGGATGGGGCATGCCCCACTCGCGGAGCGCTTTCCGGTTCTTCTCCGAGTGCGTGAACTCCGAGAAGAGCTCCCACGCCTTCTGCCACGACTCCTTGTAGCCCTTGTACCAGGGCAGATGGTTCGCACCCACCGTGATCAGGTGGGAGGGCGGAACGTCCGCGCCGGGGAAGATGTGCTGGCCAGGCGCGTAGACGTCGATCGCGAGTGAGAACCCGAACTCCTCATTCCCCATCGCGAAGGCGTAGCCAAGGTCTCGTCGGACGGCGTCTCGCCACACGAACAACACGCGCTCCAGCTCGGGCTTCGTGAGGGTCCGGGCGCGCACCAGGGCGGTGTAGTTGTGGGGCAGCCCGCGCCGGGTGCTGTGGCGCTGCTCCTCCTTCCAGATCTGTTTGTGGAGCTCGCGCAACTCCTCGTCGTAGTCGCTGGCCATCGCCCTCAACCTTTCTTGATGACGATCTTCTCGTAGTAGGTGGCGGCGTCCACGACGGCAGCCTCGAGCTCTGGGGTCCACGCCGGACCCTGTTCGCGGGCGTGGATCGCCGCCGCACCGATCTGCGTCAGCTTCCGGTAACGACGCAGTGAGGGCTCGGCGATGACTCGCGCTGCAGCAGCGCCGTAGCAGACCCCGAGGCCGAGGATGATGGCGACGTCCCAGGCCGGCAACGCCTCGCGCCAACCGAAGGAGATGGTGACGCAGACGATGAGGACCATGAGGAGCAGGTAGCGAATCATGGGGTCCTCGGTGCCGGGATCGCACCTTCCGGATCCGCGCCCCCGTTGAGCATGCGGTAGTTCCAGGTTCCTCCCACCTGGACGTTCATGAGGTTCCAGGCCCAGAGCACCCCCTGGAGGAAACAGATCCAGCGCATGGCCTTGTCCGGCTTCGATTCGGCCATGGGACGGATCTCGTCCAGCATCCAGAGGAGGTGCGCGCACTGGTCAGGGAGGTCCACCCCCGTACGCGTGTGGTCGGCGCGCTGCGGTGTCACGTCGTAGTCGGCGAACGTGTGGACGATCTGGCGGACCTCGGCGAGGAAACCCGCAACGGAGGGAAGGTGCAGCGTGCTCATGGTTCTCCGATTCCGACCACCACCGCGCCCACGTTCAACCAGAAGGCCACGCAGGCGGCGGGGACGATCACGAGGCAGTGGATGAGGAGCATGTCAGCCCAGGCGAGCGCTGACGATGTCGACGACTTTGGCCCACTCGGCGGTGGTGGCTGGCTGCGGCTCGGCGGACTTCCAGCGTTCGCCGCGCCAGTAGACGTTGGCGTGCTCGGGCGAGACATGCGCCAGGATATGCTTGTGGACGAGGGTGATCGCAACCTCGTCGGGGTAGGTGGCGTGGATCTCGGAGTACTCCATGCGATATGCCTCACCGGATCGGATCAGCTCCCCCTCCGCCTCCGGCGCCAGGTGCACCTGCGTAGGAGCGGACTCGATGCCTCCCCCCTCCCCGCATCGGATCAGGGACCGGTTCCAGGTCGTGAACCACGCCTCCGCAGGTCCGTCGTAGCGCTGGACGAGGCGATCCTGGCGCAGCGAACCGGCGAGGACGAACGAGGTGAAGGACCATGGGTGGGTGTGGATCCGGTCGGACTCCCATCCGAAGTCGGGGCTCCAGACATGGATCCGCATGCTGTCGCCGATGCGTAGGCGCGCCATGCCCAACCCTTGGACGGTCCAGTCTTCCTTCGTGCTGCGCTCCACGAGGTGCGCGACGGTGGACCGCATGAGGTGGACCTCCTCGCCGCCGATCGGCCACTTCTTCATGGCGACACAACCTCCTTCGGATCGGCGACCTCGACGACACGGCCATGGCGGATGGTGAGCCGATCTTCGGCCACCTCGGTGCAGTTCAGCATGCACGACTCGTCCCAGCCCCCACTGATCGGCTGGTTGCCGTAGCGGTCCCTGCTCATCTTGCCGCAGGCCTGGCAGACGAAGACGTGCCCTTCCTTGGCGACCTGATTGCTCATCGGGCCCCGCTTGGCTTGGTCATGTCGTTGCGCGCGGTGCGGAGCGCTAAGACCGCCCCCAGGACCGACCTCCTCGCCTGGCGTCCGACGAACGGGGCGTACTTCTTCTCGTTCAGCATGGCATCGCTGAGAGCCATGACGGCCTTCTCGACGCCTTCGAGCTCGGCCTTGAAGGCCTTCTTCAGCTCCTCGCGCTGCTCCGCCTCGCGCTTCTCCTGCGCCTGGCGGCGGCGCCACTCCCGTTCGTGCTTGTTCATGACCTAGACTCCTTGCGGTGGGTTGACCCGGAAGTTCTGAGCGTCGTTGTAGTTGCGCCACCGCTGGACCAGCGGCTCCATCCCCGCGTCGGAGCGAAGGGCACCGGAAGCGGCAGCGCAGAGGGACGTCGGCGGCAGGCGGCAGCCGGAGTGGGCGCGGACCGGCGACGAGAGCGAGAGGACGATGTCTGTGAACGTCTCGGTCGTGGCGAGTCGGCGACAGAGCACGCCGCCGAGGTAGCGCCACTCGGCGAGGCGCGGCTCCATGTTGCTCGGGCAGTCGCGCAGGACGATGTGCAGGGCCTCGACGGGGCTAACCCAGACCCACAGGAGGTCCAGCACGGCGACGTAGGATGCGCCGCCCGTGGTCGGCTCCCAGCGCATGTAGGCGGGGCGATCCTTGATGCCGAGTCGCTGCGCCTCCGGCGCGTCCCATCGCAGCCAGCTCCACTGGATGCGGGGCTGCCAGGCCTTCTTCCAACCTTCCTCGCTCTGGTTCATCGTCATGGCTCCTGGTGGTGCGGGGGCTTGTGGCGGCTGCAGAAGTCGTCCGGGTCCGACGACAGCCATTGGCAGTTGGGGCAGTCCATGCTGGCTAGGGAGACGACGATGCCGACGACCTCGCGTGTGATGTCCCCGTCGGGGCGATCGGCGGCGAGGATGTGACAGTCGAACTCGTCGAGGTTCGTCACGCGCTTGAACTCGGTGTGGTAGAGCTCGCGAACGGCAAGGAGCTTGTCCGTGTTCTTCTCGTAGTAGTCCCGCCGCTCCGGCCGTCGGCGGAACGACTCCTCGACGGTGATGTCCAGGAGGAACGCGATGTCCGGCCGCGGCAGGACGCTGTGGATGGCGTCAAGCCACTCGAGCGGAAGGCCGTCGGCTTGGCCGTAGACGTTGCCCGACAGGTAGTAGCGATCGAGGATGAGGAGACGCGTCGGGTCGTCCTCGAAGTCGCGCAGCATCGCCGAGAACTCACCGCGGTCGGCGAGCATCACCGACTGAATGATGACCGCCTTGTCGTGGCTCCACAGCTTTTTCAGGCCGTTGTAGTCGGGCAGGTCGTCGTAGTTCGCGTCGATCTGATCCGGCGTCGCGATGATGACCTCGCCCTTCAGGATGCGGCCGACGACACCACCGGCGAGGCCCTGGTAGTGGGGGAAGTCGAACAGCCGCACCTCGGTGAAGGCGGCCAGGATGTCGGGGTGAGTAGCCAACGCCTTCGATTGGGTGTTCTTGCCCGACGCGTCGATTCCCTCGAAACATACGATCATCGGTTCGTCTCCTCTGCGAGCTACAAAAGTGCGGACCCTTCGTCATCAGTTCATGACCGGCTATCCAGAAGGGCCCGCGCCCCCGCTTCCCCGGCTTGCTACCGCGACGTCACGGCGCTTGAACTACGTCTCGTCTTCCCCGAGGAGGCATACGACGCTGACGACCACGACGAAGGCTGCCATGGCACCACCGATCGCAGCGACCGCCTTCGCCGTTTCCTTGTCGCCGCCCTCCAGGAACAGGCCGACCAAAACCATCGTCCCAAGAGCGATCACGGTGACGAGGAGGATGACAAACGTTTTGCCGTTCGACCTCCCCATCACGTCTCCTCTCGGCGTTGGGCTCCGGCGCGCATCCAGTCCGGCAGCGCAGCCGCCTCCTTGGCAGCGGCCTTCAGGCTTTGCTTGAGCCGCCAACCGCTGGCCTCTCTCGCGGAGACGCCGCGGGTCTGCCAGTAGGCTTCGATGCCAGCCACGACTTCCTTCATGCGACCGGACGCACCTGCACCCTTGACGCGGTACGGCTCCATCTCGTTGTCCAGGAGCTCCTGGAGGTCGGAGATCAGCTTCTCGGCCGCCTTGCGCTCCGCGATGGTCGGGCGGCCCTTACGAGGCTCCTTGGCGATGATGCCGACCTTCACTTCGCCTCCTTGAGTGCGGCGACGAGGGCCTCGCGCAGCGCATCCCAAGTGTCGCCGATGGCCTTCCAGAAGCCTTCGAGGCACTCCTCGACGGTCGCGAAGCCACGGGACTCCGCGATCACGAGCTGTCGCTTGAACCAATGGAACTGCCAACCGTCGATGAGCCGAGTCACCAGCACGACGTGGTCGCCCATCCGACGGGCGAAGTGGAGGGAGCTTGGCGGGTCGTTACGTGCCTCCAGCTGCCAGCCTTGCACCTGCATGGACTGAACGATCCGACGCCGGGCTTCGCACGCGACCGCGTGGTCGCCTTGCGTGGAGTCGCAGTTGCAGGTCGGGCCGCCGTAGCTGACGAATTGACAATCCTCCGCGTGGCCGGTCCCCTTCATCGCAACACCGCCGGCTCGTCCTCAGGGATCCATCCCCTCTCCACGAGTTGTAGCCCTCGCCGGATCGCCCGCGTCTCCGGGCTCTCCAACGCCCAACCTGCGCGGAACGCCTTCATCGCCAACGCGTCGAGCAGCGTAGCCAGGTTGTCGGTGCCGTACATGATGTCGAGGCCTTCGCCCACGGCGATGTTGACGATCTGCTGGCGCAGGCTGTACGCCCTCCAGCGGCATTTCGAAGAATGCTGGCCTCCCCAGATGCCGCAGCGTGGGCATTTGATGGTCGTGTCTGGTCCGTCTTCGCCGGTGAACGTCTTGCGGAAGCCCTTCCATCCGAGGAAGGTTCCGTGACGGACATCGTCGCCGGTGGCTTGCGCCGGGTGGTCGAGTGGCGAGGCATGCATCGGTGCCTCTGGATTGTCGACCTGGATGAGCCGCCCGCAGAGGTCGACGTCCTCCTGAAGGTCGCGTCGCCCGTCGTGGGTGAGGTATGAGACACGAGCACAGCGTCCGGCCGAGACCCTCAACAAGGTGATGAGTTGGCTCGCCATGCCAGCGGTCAACTTCCAGTCCTCGTCTTGGACGAACGGCATATGCCAATCGCCGGTGGCGACCTCGACCGGAAGGGTGTCGAAGTACATCTCGCGCATGAGGTGGGCGAGCTTCTGGAAGTTGGGCTCGGCGTCCTTGTGTGCGCGTTGGTGGAAGTAGTTGGCCCAGTCGGTGGCCGACAGGATGACCGTGATCATCATCCAGGGCTCGATCACCCGGTTGACGATCTGCTTGTGGAGGCCCAGCCGCTCGCCCTCCTCGTGGTGGGCCGCCATGAGGTCGCGGCCACGCAGCCACCACTCGCGGGCGATCTCCGGATCGGAGACCTCGTGGTCCGCCTGCATCCCCTTCTGGTTCTGCCCCCAGTGAACCGGGATCGCCGGTCCGGTCAGAACTCGCTCACGCAGCTTCGCAGTCGGGATCGCACGGGACGACGCCGCGTTCCGACGGAAGAGGCCGTGGGTCAGGAGCTCGGAGTGGATGAAGCGCGGGTAGGTGAGCTCCCAGGTCGTGAGCCGGTGGCCGCGGTAGGAGATGGAGTCGGCGAGGATGTGGGCGGTGATGGCGGTCATGGGCCTTCGTAGTCCTTCGCGGGCATGAACAGCCCACAGCGGTCGCAGGGGACGCCATTGAAGATGGGTCTCGTATTTGGGTCGAGGCGGACATCTTGCTCATGTCCGCAGTAGTCGCATTTGAGCGCCAGGATTTGCCCGTTGGTGATGAGCATCGCCCTGGCGCGCCAGTACAACAGCTCCTCGGCCATGAGCTTCGCCTCGCCGACAGTCGCCTCCTTCGCGTCCGTTCGGATCTCGACGCAGCGCTTGTTGCTAATCCTACCCAGGAGCTTCCCGAAGAACATCAGAACTGGACCTTGGAGAGGGCCTCGGCGAGCACGATGATCTCCTCCTTGAGGAGTCGTGCCGCGTCGTCTGGGGTGTTGCTGCGGTGGTCCGCCGGCGTGCCCAGGGTGATGTAGGCATCCCAGCCATGCCCATAATTCACCAGGCGCATGGTACGCATCCCGTCTCCGACCGGGATTTCCACCTCGATGCTCTCAGTTCGGTAGACCACTTTGGTGCTCATCGACCCGAACCTAACACCTCCCGGTGACCGTTCTCCGCACCCTCGCAGAACCAGGCGAAGACGCTCTCGGCGTCGGCCTCCGTCATGACGATCTCGAACGGCGTTGATGACGGACCGATCCCGCCGATGGACGCCACCACACAACCCTCCTGGAGCGAGTTACCTGGACCAGGCCGCCAGATCTCGATCGCGGTGATCGACGTGCGTGCGATCGCCCTCTTGCTGCGCTGGCCGTGGAGGATGAGCGTCCCCTTGTGGATCTTGACGGTCGCGGGTGGGGTCTTCTCGACGATGGGGATGGTTCGCGCGGTCATGGAGTTCTCTCCGGTGTGGTGCTCGAGGTTGTTCACGATCGACATGGGGTGTCCTTCGCAGTCGTCGTCGTCGACGACTTCGTAGGGGATGACGATGGCAGGGAGCTCCGCGACGACGTAGCCGGGTGGCGTGGCGACGACGGTGATGGTCCCGGTGCTGCCCCCGGTGACGGTGATCCCAGTGATGCGCGCCAGATCCAGCTTGTAGTGCACGGCGGGAGCGTAGCAGCTCCCGGTGACCGTTCAGACGAGGTCCCAGCTCTTGGCGCAGCCGGTCATCGGTGGCGTTGGCGACGGTTGTTAGCTTGGACCTTGGCCGTTGCCCATCGGATGTTGCCTGGGACGTAGCCGCTCTCATTGTCGATGCGATCGACGCTGTATCCCTTCCCGGGATGAGGCCCGATGGTATTGTGCAGGTACGCCAAGAACGCAACAAAGTCTTGTTGCCATGCAGGATGTAGACGGACGCCTCGGCCGCCATAGGCCGGATAATCTGGGTTGTTAGCGTTACAGCACCGCGCCTTCATCCTCAACCAGGTCAGATACTCGCGACTCGGACCTGCATCCCCTCGCTTGTTGTGCCCGTGTCTGTGGTGTACGGCCGCCGACCGTTCTCGCCGTAGGCATCCGCAAGACCGTACCTGACCGCGCATGAGGTTCGTCGCCATTACGCGAACCACACTGCCACAATCACATTTTGCCCACCAAATGGCGCGGCCTCCCTTGTCTCGGCCGGCTTCGTGCTGCACGACCAGGCGCTCGAATCTGCGGCTGGTAAGGTCCGTGGCCCTAGACATCAGCCCAACTCTTTCCGATGTCGATTTCGACGGGGAATGGAACGCCTCCATATTCCTGTTCGAAACATTCCTTAATGTCCTTTGCCACTTCGTCGGCGTCGTCTTCGTCGCATTCGTAGACGCAGGCGTCGTGTATCTGGAGCAAGGGGTAGCAGCCCTTACCGACCTGGATCGTCTGGTAGCCGTTGTACTTCGGAAGTCGTTGCCACATCCGCCACATGCCGATGTTCATGATGTCGGCGGCCGAAGGTTGGATCTCCGAGTTCACAGCTTCACCCGGGTCCACGTTGAGGGGGAACACCCGGCGGCGCTTGAGGATGGCCGAGTAGATGGTGTACGGCGGCGTCGTGGCCTTGCGGAGGCAGTCATCCTGCCAGATGGGGACCCGCGCCATCTTGGTCATGAGGATACGAACCGCCTTCTCGACGTCCGCGATCTTGACCTGGTAGCCGTCCTTCATGAGAGTCTTCCACAAGGTCTCGATCGAGCCCTTGTAGAAGGCGCCGTACTCGAAGCGCTTGGTGGCGTCACGGACGTTCTTGGCGCGCTCGGGATCCGCCTTCTTGAGCTCGTCGAAGCCGGGGTACCACTCGCGAGTGCAAACGGTATGGATGTCCTGGCCGGTGGCGAAGACGTTGGTCAGCCAAGGGTCGCCGGAGCGGAGCGCGATGAGCCTAGCTTCGATCTGCGAAAAATCGAACCCGCAGAAGATTCGCCCCTTTGGAGCCACCACCTGGGCGCGTAGGTTGGGGCGGTTCTTCTTCTTGTCCGCCTTGGGCACGTTCGACATGACCGGCGTCGTCGACGCCCATCGACCGGAGATCAGGATGGTCCGCCAGACCGGATGGCAGCGGCTGTTGCGGTCGGTGTAGCCGGGGACCAGACCCTTCTTCGTCTCCCGATCGAACATGCGGAAGAGGAAGGTCGAGAGCAGCTTGTCGTTCTCGCGGTAGAGGACGATCTCGCGGACGATGTCGTGGTGGATCAGGTCCTCGAAGACCGCCTTCGAGGTCGAGATCTTGCCGGTCGGCGTCAGCTTGTAGAGGTTGATGCCCAGCGCGCGCAGGAGGCCGATGATGTCCGCGTTCTTGGTCACGGACCATGCCCATTTACCCTTGGCCTCCTTCTTGCCGAGATCCGCGAGCCGGGTGTGGTACCGCGGCATGAACTCGACGGGGTCGCTCTTCCGTCGGGTCTTGGCCTGCTCGTAGGAAATGAAGCTCCGGATCCGCTCCTGGATGGACGGCTCGTGCGCGATGGCGAGGATCTTCTCCTCGGCGTCGGCGACGTTCTTGCGGAAGGTCTGGAGCAGGTGCTCGTTGACGTCCCGGTCGATGGGGACGCCAACCAGGTGCATGGCACGCGCGATGTCGCCCTGGACCTTGTCGATCTCGTAGACCCGCTCGGTGTCGGTCTTCCGCACCCAGGCTGCGAGCGGGATCTCGATCTTGGCGGTTCCAGCCACGTCCTTGGCGCAGTAGTCGACGAGCTCGGGGATGGACTCGTCGCCGTCGCGGAACTCCGACTTCCAGGGCGGGACGCCGTAGAACTGCGCCGTTACGAGCTGCAGGCGGTGCGCCACACCGGGGAACGCGGCGTGGTGGAGGAACATCGTGTCGAAGGTGGGTCCGTCGATGCGAAAGCCGTTCGCCTCGAAGACCGCGCAGTCGTACAGGAGGAAGTTGTGGCCGCCCTTGGTGACGGTCATGTCGACCAGGAACGCCTTCAAAACTTCCTTGGCGTATGGCGACAAGAGATCCCAGAGGACGCAGACCGCCCGGTCCGGGGTCCCGATCCCGATGGCGCGGATCCGGGCCACGTACGGCATGAGGGCCGTGTGGCGGACGTCGTCCTCGACGTAGGTCTCGAGGTCGATGGTGGCCCGCTTGCACCCGTTGCGGATCTCCCGGAGCATCTCGAGGAAGATGAAGGTGGCGCGGGCGTCGTCGACGTACTCGACGTCGGTCTCGGCGTGGAGCCGGATGTCGACACCGCGGGCGAGGGCGTCGATCTTACCGATGTCGTAGAGGATGTTGTAGTAGCCCAGGTCCGGGGTGTGCGACCCGGCGATGGCCCGGCCCCCCGCCTTCAGCAGCGCAGCCGGGTTGACGTTGACGACGATCTCCCGCGGCCCCGACCCGTCGACGTCCGCGGTGTGGAGCGTCGACAGGACGTCGGTCAGCTGGAGCCCCTTCGCTAACCGCTTCCGCTCCTCCTTCTGCCGCTCCTTGGCCAACTGTTTGGCCTCTCGCGTCTCGTGCCGCCGGCGGATCTCCTCCTCGCGCTCCTCCGGCGTCCGCTTCTTCTTGGCCCGATCCTTGGGCAGGAGGCGGGTTCCGGCGTCGACCTCGTCCGCGAAGCGTTGGCCGCGTTCGATGAGCCGGCGGTACTCGGGATCGTCCTTGGCGACGAGCTCGGGCGGGAGCGGCGGCTCCACAGCCTCCGTAGCCATCGCGGCCGCGGCGGCGATCTGCTCGGCCTTGCTGAGCTGGAGGACGTGGGGGATGACGGCACGGGCTGCGTAGCCGCCCAGGGCGAGGATGGGCTTGCCCGGGAAGCGCCGGAGCTCGTGCAGGAGGCGCGGCCGACAGGCGCGGACGGCGGCCGCTTTGTCGTCGTCGGTGGCGCCGTCCTTGATGCAGAGCGTGGTGTTGGTGATCCAGATCTCCTTCCGCGGGCGGCCGACGGCGGCGAGCATCCGATCCACGACTTTGCCGGTCTGGCCGCAGTTGTGGACTACGAAACCGTTAGCAATGAAGGTTCCAGCCGTCGTGGTAATGTCTACGACGTCCTGAACGCCGGCGTCTGCACGGGTATGGACGACCGCCCTCCGCCAAGAATGGTGGGACTGCTTCCCCTGGATAGCGTCGACGAATTGCGGGAGGAGCCGTACCGGACGCACGGATCCAATCAACCGCATCCACGCTACCGTGCCACCGCGTACGTGGCTCTTCACGTGCGTGGTGCTGTGGCGGCCACGGTTGGTTTGGGTGCCCTCAGCGACGTCTTCTCTGGCTCGGAGCGCGAAGCCCAACGTCTCCGCGATTGTTACGAATCGGTCGTAGACATCTCCAACGTTTTGCGAGAACCCGATCGTTCCGTACTTCCCGGTCCGTTTCCCCATGCGCTTTGAACCGGCGACGTACCCTTCGCCATCCAACGCACCCGCCAACCAACCAGCGTCGTAGCTGGTCAGCGTACCCCACGGCTTTTCGACGAATACAATCTGTGATCGGCGCGTTGGACCGCAGACTAGCCGATCCATCCGTGTCCACTGTTTCCTGCCCTTTCGCCGCCGACCGTCGGGGTCCTTGATGTCGATGGACGTGAGGACGCGGTGGTCCCCTGATCCAACTAGAGAACCCTCAGATGTTGCAACACGGACCGTTGGTGATCTATGCCGGACGGCGGCGGTCACCTCCGCGACGACCCAGCGTCTGGCGGCTCGTCCGAAGCGGGACCTTGGATCAGGCTGTGGTTCGTCTTCGATCGTCAAGATCTTGTCGCCGACGAGGAGATCTCCCAACGGACGCCAAGTCAAATCAGCCATCAGGACAAGGGTCTCCGGCACCAAACAAAGCGGACGACCGAAGATGACTTCGGTACGTCCGGGGTAGTCGGAGAGCAGGATCCAGGTGGGATCCTCAGGACCTTCCGCCGTTACCGCACGGGCTGGGCGCCCGGCCGCCGCAAACGGGCAGCGCCAGCACTCGGCACCCTCCGTGGTCCCGCGGATCGCAGGTCGGGCCGGGAGGGCTTCCGTGTCGTCCCCGTTCACCGGGGATCCCTCAGTGGTGGTCCAGGCCGGACAGGGCGTCGCCGATCTGCTCGTCGAGGATGAGCGGCATCTCCGGATCGCTCTTGAGCGGCGACAGGTGGCTCAAGTAGAGCCGCTGCGGGTAGCGGGGGCTCTTGTAGATGAAGATCCGGTCGATGGCGGCGAGCTTCTGGATCCGGCGCAGGATGCTCCGGCGTTCGATATGGCCGTAGTCATTGCGAACCCGGTCCACGATCTCGCGGAGGATGAGGCCGCGGTGCCGCCCGATCGAGGCGATGATGCAACAGTCGATGGCCTTGTACCGGAAGCGGCACGTACGACCGTCGGTAGTGTGGGCCTCCTCGTTGATCTCCATCAACTCCCGCTTCGATACGACGTCAGACCCGATTCGACACTCACCCTTCCGGTGTGTCCCGATCCGGCGACAGTGCTCTTCACGGCAGAGATCGGCAACAAGGAGATCGGATTCGGGCGTAGCAATCGCCCGACGCTGTTGCAGCGCCACGTGGCCCCCCAATGTGGTTGTGAAGACGGTTCTGGCTCAGGGCACGGTGTGGCCGTGCGCCGGCCTTGCGAGCAGACTGGTCCCCCGATGCCCGGGAAGGCGTAGACGTGGCGTCTACGACTCGTGGGTTCCTTCCGTCCTACTCGTTGTAGGACAAATGAACTTCATCGGCAAGCCCCTTGTGGGGGCGTTGTCCCCGCGGAACACACGTCACGCTGACAAGATGACCAAATCATTATGGCTTTCGTTAGCGTGAGGAATGGGAGTACTGGGGTGATCCCCCTGGTGAGAGATCACCCCAGGCGAACGCCGACCGGGTCAGCGCGTCTTCTGGGCCGCCGCGCCGTTGGTGCGGCTGACCGCACGGCGACTCGGCGCGGGCGCGGCCGCCTGCTGCGGAGGGGGCGGCGGTGCCGCCTCCATCGCCTCCTCGGCCTGCTCGTTGCTGATCTCGTTGATGTACTTGACCTCGGCGTCGGGCGGATCCGTGTCGCGCTTCGGCAGCGGCTTCTGCGTCACTTCCGCGAACATGCGACTGCCGACGATCGCGCCGGTGATCGGCTGATCGAGCGGGTGCTGGATCGCCTGAAGAAAGCTCTTCAGGCGCGCCCGAACCCACTTGTCACCCTGCAGGGAGTAGGACTTCTGGAGCTCCATGCCGTGCGCGTCGCCGTCGGAGAGCACACGGAAGGTGGTCTTCAGGGTCGGCTGGTTCGTGCTCTTCGAGCTGCTGGACTCGGCCTCGATGAGCTCGAGGAGGTAGAGACCGGGCGGCACGAGCGGGCGGTTGCCACCACCCCAAGCATCGACATCGGACAGATCGGGCAGCTGAATGTTCAGATCGACGAAAGACATGTCTGTGCTCCTGTGCTGTGTTCCATTTACGTTGAACGGTCAGATCAGCGCTTGGTTGGCGCTGGGCGGGCGGTGGAGGCGATGGGACGGGCAGCGGTGGGACCGGGCGCGGGTCGTGCCGGGGCTGTGGGTCTCGACGGGGTTGCGGCGGGGGCGGCCTTCCTCGACATCGGCAGCTCACGACCGGCATCGTCGCCCGGCGGTGAGGCGTCGGCGTCGGCGGCTCCCTCCTCGGTCTGCTCCGGTTCGCTCTCGTCGAAGACCTCGTCGACGTTGAAGGCGACCCGCGGCGCTGCAGCGACGTGCGCCAGGAAGTCACGCGCGGTCGTCGTCGGCAGCGGGTTCGGTAATCGGTAGCGACCGCCCGCGATGAAGGCGCCGTAGCGCAGGGTCCGCATCTCGTAGGTGACGCGGCTGTCCTTGCCCTTGGTGACGACCTCCGAGCGCAGGTAGAGGATGAAGTCGCAGGCGCCGGCGAAGCCCTTGGCCTGCTTGCCGGGAATCTGCGGGCGACCGGTCGGGTTCTGTTCATCCGGCGGTTGGTCGTGGCAGAGCCAGACTACGTTGCAGGGCAGGCGATGCACGGCGAGACGGAGCTCGCGCAACTTGTTGCCCATGTCGGCGTACAGCTTGCGCGTGTCGTTGTATCGCGTGCTCAGCTCCGCGAGGAGCATCTCGGAGAGGTAGGTCGCGCTGTCGATGACGATGGTCTTGACCTCCCCCTTCTGCACGAGCGGCAGCGCCTTCTGGATCATGCCCGGAAGGTCCGAGAACTGGTCCCAGGCCCAAACCTGGGGCTTCACCTTGGGGTCGTAGAACCAGCTCGGGTCCATCGAACCGATGGTCGTGAACCCATTCTCCGTAGGGTCGGAGAAGAAGAGAGGACGTTCCCAAGTCGCTGCGAAATGCGTCTTACCAGAACGAAGATCACCATAGGCCATGATGATCCAGCGTTCCTGCGGCTTCGAGATGTCGATCACCCTCATCGGTCGGAGCTCCGTTTCTTCTTGCCGTACTCGCGCTGCCATGGACAGGCGACACAGCGGCGGATCTTGCCCTTCGTTATGATCATGGCGCCGCACTCAGGGCACTTCGATGGTGGGCGACCGCGGGGAACAACGACGTGCGCCGGATGGAGGCCGATCAGACGGCACTCGGAGTGGGTGCACCACTCGAACCCGTCGGCAATGTCGTAGCCTTCATCCAACTTTGGCTTCATCACCCCCCTCTGGCGTGGTCTCGTCGGATGGGTTGTCGTTGGTGGCGCAGTGGGTCCAGAACTGGCAGAAGCCGAACCGGTTGACGCAGTTCGCGCGCGACCGCGGGAAGTGCCCGGACGCGATCGCCAGGCTGCGGATCGCGCGCCACATCTTCAGATCGGACTCGTGCGACTTCAGCTGCCAGCGATCGGGTGAGACGAAGATGCGCTCGAAGCCGAGCTCCTTCGTCTTGAAGATCAGGTTGACGATGACGCCGCGGAGTGGACCGAACCTACGATCGAGCTTGAGCTTCCGCCACAGCCGCATCTGGCCGAGGATCTCGCCGTCGTTGAACCAGGAGTTCAGGGAGGTCTGGTCGCGGCGTGGCGCTGTCTTGTGCTCGATGATGTAGGTCCCCTCCGGCCAGAACTGCCAGGGCTCATCGAGCTTGGCGACGAGGTCGTAGCGGCAGGAGTCTTTGGTCTCGGGGTCGACGACATGATGCTCGACCGCGAGAGGGATGAAGGGATCGGCGGAGACCTCGGTGTAGAAGTTGCGGTAACCCTCGAAGAGACGCCACGCCTCGTCGAAGAACTCCGGGTTGATGCGTCCTCGGAGCTGCTGCGCCATCAGGTCCGGCGGCAGCGGAAAGTTGTCGTCGCGCATCGCCTCGTAGTGGCAGGCGAGGAAGACGTGGACGAGGATGCCGAGGGAGAGCGCCTTGGGCTCGTCGCCGTAGAGGGCGATGGCGTCCTTGGAGGCGAGCTGCCGAGCCAGAACATGCTGGCGGAACCAGGCGTACGGGCAGCGCTGGTACAGGGAGTAGCTCGACCAGCCGTAGTCGCCCGACGCGCCGCCGAGCTTCTCGAGACCGACCTCGCGGAAGCAGAGCTCGACCGCCGGCTCGACGCGCATGAAGCGGTCCTCGGCGATGTCGATCGAGAACTCCTTGGTCGCCGCCTTCTGCTTGGGCAGGACGTCGATGGGCTGGATCAAGGTCGAAGGGACGATCAGCGGGGCACCGTCGCGCTCATAGATCTCCCCGTCGACAAACTCGAATCGATCATCGACGCAGCGTCCGAAGCGATCGGTCACGACGACCGCGCAGAGGGCGCTGTCTGGATGCAGGTGCAGCCCTTCGCCATAGGCTTCGAGCGCAGCGCCACAGAGGAGGCACGTCGGATCAGGCGTCTTCATGGATGTCGCGCGGACGGGACGGACAGGACAATTCGACGAGGGTCCATGCTTACCACCGCGGGGTGACACTTCCACGCGGTCCGGATCGACTAGATCGTAGGTGCGAGCAACGACTCAAGAATCAGCAGCCGGCCAGGATGTCGAGGAGCAGCCGGTCGAGGTCGCCCTCGCCGTCTTGACCCCCTCCCAGGAAGGCCTTCGACAGGGTGTCGATCGCAGCTTCGGACGCCGGGACGCCGACCGCCTGCGAATGGCCCACCTTCTTGAGGAGAACGTCGACGATTCGTTGCTCGATCGGATGGTCGGCGACGAGGTAGCGGACGTGCATCGGTCGCGACGCGTGGTAGGTGCGGTAGCTGGCCTGGCCAACGAGCGCCGGGGTGAAGTCGAATTCGGCGAAGCACGCGAGCCGTGCGTGGGAGAGGTCGATGCCGCTGTTGCCGACCGTGATGGTGATGCAGAGCGCGCCGGGGACGGCTCGCCAGGCGTTCAGCGCGGCGTCCCGCTTGGCGATGGAATCGTCGCCGGTGACCACGAAGGCTGGGTGCTTCTTGCCGAGCTTCTTGGCGATCGCCTGTGCCGTGTCCCGGTGCCAGGTCCAAATGACGATCGGTTCGCCGCGGTCGAGATCGGCCATGGCGAGATCGACGGCTGCGGGGACCTTGACCGCAGCGACCGCGTGGCGCGTCCGAGCCATGCCGCCGATCGTGTTGGTCACGCCGGTGCGCATGGCCTCGGCGGCGAGATCGATCTCGAGGGCCATGTCCGGCGAGATCGGCACCAGGATCGCCTCCTGGGTGATCTGGGGCAGCGTCGGCGCGACGTCGGCGAGGCGTCGGTACAGCATCACTTCGGCGAGCCGCTCCTTCAGTTCCTCACGGTTGGAGCTCCCCTCGAAGCGCCACCCCCACGCGGTGAGCTCGGGGTCCCCGTACCGCATCCCGAAGTCCCGCACCGAACCGAAGGCGCCGGGGACGACGAGGGAGAGGAGCGACCAGAGTGCGGCGACCTCGTTCCAGAGCGGGGTCCCGGTCAACGCCAGGACCTGGTCCGAGAGCGACGCCCACAGCGCGACCGCACGGGTTCGCTCGGACCGGAAGCGCGACAACGCGTGGGCCTCGTCCAGGATCAACGTCCCGAAGTGGGCCCCGAGGTCCTTGTGGTGCCGCAGGATGTCGTAGTGGGCGACGACGAGGGGGCGCCGCAGCGCCTCGGCGCGGAACGTGGCCCCGGTGACGATCGACGGTTCGATCCCGGGGAACACCTTCGCCAACCAGCCGAGCCAGACGCTGCGGACGTGCAGGGGGCAGACGATGGCGAGCGGTCCGCGGGCGGGGTCGTGGCTGGCGAGGGCCTGGAGGGTCTTGCCGGTGCGGGGCTCGTCGGCGACGAGGATGCCCCGGCGCCGGTCACAGAAGTCCACGCCGACGTGTTGATGCGGGTAGAGCGCGACGCCGAGCCGACGATCCCGCGCGGCGCGCGAGGGATCGCGGACCTGGTGTGTGAGCAAGCGGTCGGCGTCAAGGCCTACGACAGGAAACTGGCTCCGGTGGATCTCGATCCTCCCGCGACGCTCCCGGTAGCCCGGCGAGCCCCCGAGGAGCTGTTTGGTAGGCTCGATCGCACCTTCCACGACGAACCAGTCGGAACCCTTGTCGCTGGGCCAAACGCGCGGCGGCTCGAAGGTACGATCCGGCATCCACCGAGCCCTAGCACGGCGGGGTGACCACCGTGAGGTACCTCCGCTGCGGTCACCCCGCCGTGCTAGGTTCGATCCCCTCGCCGGGAAGGATCGACCTCCGCCAGGTGACGAGCCCACCGATGCCACGTGGTCAATACGGTACCTTTGCGTCCTCGTCCACCGCGAGTAGCGACAGCCTTCAGATCAATGCCATCGTCGGCAACACCGACAAACGCGAGCGCGACCGGCAGCAAGAGCTCGAGGCCTACATCCGCACGCGTGAGCTGGAGCTGGGATCGCAGTTCGTCCTGGCCAAGCCCGAGGACGAAGCGCTGTTGCTCACGTGCGACGGCCAGCTCCTCTCCTTCGATGGTCAAGGCATCGCGATCGCGACCTACCTCCACTACAGCTACGGCCTCAACCCCGCCGAGAAGTGGGCCCGTCTCGCATTCAACGCCATCCGCACGTCCTGCCTGACCGGCGTCCCGCGTCAAGCGCGGCGCTTCGCCATGTTCGATCGGACGTCGTGCACGCTCTACATGTCGCGCTGGAACGGATCGATCCGCGTCCTCGACGGCACGACGGTCGTGAGCGAGCCCAACGGCTACAGCGCGCTCTTCCTCGACGACGACAGCGGCAGCGACGTCGCTGAGCCGGAGATCGGCCCTCACGGCGAGCTACTGCCCGCACTGGTCGACCTCTGCTACGCCGACAACTCGATCGGTGGCATCCTGCCCGAGCAGCAGCAGATGGCCCTCACGACGTGGCTCTTCTGCTTGGCGTTCCCCGACCTGATCGCCTCGAAGCCCCTCCTTCTACTCGAAGGCGCTCCGGGGTCCGGCAAGTCGACCGCCGCGCGCAAGATCCAACAGGTCGTCCACGGGAACATCAACCCCATCATGATCTCGAAGGACGGCGAACGGGACTTCCCGGTCCAGCTCCTGGCCAACCCGATCACGGTCCTCGACAACACCGACAACTATATCGAGTGGATCCCCGACGCGGTGTGCAGCTACGTCACTGGCGGTGGTTGGGACCGCCGCAAGCTCTACAGCGACAAGGCCGTCGTGAAGATGAGGCCGCAGAGCTTCATCGCGGTCGCCTCGAAGGACCCGGCCTCGTTCCGACGCGAGGACACGGCCGAACGCCTCATCGTCCTTCGCCTCGCCAAGCGTGAGGTCGGTACCTCGCTCCCGGACAACGTACTTCACGAGCGCCTCGCCGCGCTCCGCCCGCGGCTCTTCGGCGAGTACCTCTTCTACTGCAACAAGATCGTCGATCTGATCCGCGCAGGCGCCTGGGAGGAGGAGGCGGAGACCGCCGCGGACTGGAACCGGATGGGCGACTACGCGCAGATGGCCTTCCTCGTCGGGCGCGTCCTCGACTGGGACCGCACCGAGATCGAGGACATGCTCCAGGCGCTCAAGGCCGAGTCCGAAGCGCTCGCCAACGAGAACGATCCGCTGATCGACCTCCTCACCATCTACCTGCGCTGGCCACACCGCGTCGGCCGCCCGAAGTCGGTGACCGACCTCTACGCGGATCTGAACCAGCTGGCGCAGGAAAACCAAAAGACCTTCTACCGCTCGGCGCGCATGCTCTCGCAGAAGCTGCGATCGGAGCATCTCAAGACGCACTTCATCGTCCAGGAAGGCGCTGCCGATGGCCACAAGACCTTCGCGCTCTGGCCCAAGTCCCCGAAGGGGCTGACCGCTCTGCCAGGCGGCAAGACCGTCGACAGGGCGGCCGAGGAGAAGAAGGAGCAGGCCAAGCGCGAGGGGCTCTACATCGAGATCGGGGACCTATGACGTCTCTCCACCGTCTTCGCAGCTTTGGGAACCGGAAGGTGCAAGAGAACCACACGCCACGTCCGGTTCTCACCGTGCCGACCATCCTGAAGACGGTCGCCGCCTTCTACGGAACGACGGTCGGTCCCATCGTCGGTCCGTCACGGGCTCACAACATCACGTACGTCCGCGCCGTCGCGATGTACCTCGCACGGCGCTTCACGCGGCTCAGCTACCCCGAGCTCGGCCGCGCCTTCGGGAACCGGCACCACACGACGGTCGTGATCGCCGTGCAGAAGGTCGAGTACCACATCGAACGCGACGTCCAACTCTTGGACGATCTCTGCAACCTGTTCCAGCACCTCTACCCAAAGGACACGCCCATGGCTCCTGCCGACGCAGCCCTCCTCAAGATCGTTCCCCTGGCCGACGAGACCGAGGCCGAGACCCAGGAGCCGACGCTGGAGGTGGCACCACAGACCCCGACGCCCGCGCCGCGCGCACGGCGCCACATGCCACCCGAGCGCTTCAGCATCACCCACAAGTTCACGATCGCCAACTGCGAGGGCTATCTGATCGTGGGGCTCTACGAGGACATGACCCCAGGTGAGATCTTCCTCCGGATCGCCAAGGAGGGCTCGACCCTGGGCGCGCTCGTCGACGGATGGGCGAAGATGGTGTCCATCGGGCTTCAGACCGGGACCACGGTGGAGGATCTCGTCGCACGCTTCGCCGGCGCCCGCTTCGAGCCCATGGGCTACACCAAGAATCCGGCCATCCCCGAGGCGACGTCGATCTACGACTACGTGGTCCGGTACCTGGGCCTGCGCTTCATCAAACCCTGACCGGAGGTACCTCAGATGGGTCGCTTCTTCCTCCCGCGAAGCCACCAACCAGGGGTTGTCGTCCCGGACGGCGGCGCCAACTGCGCCTCCTGCAAGTTCTACCGCCCCACCGGGGGTCGCTATGGCTCTTGCTACAACCGCTACTACCAGGCGTGGGCGGGGACGAACCTCATCCCCTGCCCACCGCAGAACTACTGCACGGACTGGTGGGAGAGCGCGACGCGGATCCGGTGTGGGTAGGCGAACGCGGGCCGCGGCGTGGTTCGCGAAGATCGACCTGGTCTACAACATCTGGCGCGCGATCGACGCGGAGTTGAGGCGACTGGTCGCATGCCATCCCACCGATCCCACCCGGCGGCGGCTACTCGACGCACGCCGCGCCGTCGGTCACCGCGGTGGTTGGAGATGGACGGTCACCGCGCCATGATACGGGAATGGCGGTGACCCGCGTCGTCAACATCCACCTCGAGACGTACGACGTTTTCATCGGTCGCGGGTCGCCGTTCGGTAACCCGTATAGCCACAAGGAGGGCACGAAGGCCGTGTTCGTGGTTCGCGACCAGGCCTCCGCGGTCTCGGCGTACGCGCGATGGCTCACGACCGACTTCGAGATCGCGGACTGGCAGAAGCCGTCGCGGGAGCAGATCCTCGAACTCCACGGCAAGCGACTGGGCTGCTACTGTGTCGCCGGCGAGCCGTGCCACGGTCATGTCCTGGTGATGCTCGCCGACGAGATGGCTCTTGGACTCCGATGAACTCGTGTAGGAAGCCGTCGCAGCCATCGTGAGCCTTCTTGACGGATTTTGGGGCGGTCAACAAACTCGGGGAAACCAACCTGAGGTGACCGTCGATGATCATGCAATGGCAGAGCGTTGCGAACGCGTGCGTTCCCAGTACCCAGAGCGCTGGTAAGTACGCCACCATCCCCGGTGGCGGCATCAGCTTCGCCTCCGGCCAAGTCGGGACGATCCAGCTCGTCGGCGACATCCAGGACTGGCTGACGAACGAGCAGTACAAGTACCTCGAGCTGCTCTACACGGACAGCACCGGTACCGGGACCTCAGCGCACGTCAACGCCTACCTGTTCCGCGCCCACAAGAACACCGGCGTGGCGGCCCAGATCGCGTCCGTCCGCTCGGACAACGGGTCGGCGCCGGGCACGCGCCGACTCATCGAGGACTTCACGCACACCTACGACTTCATCAACTACTACTACTACATCGTGGTCGAACTGAACCGAAGCTCCACGTCGGAGACCGTCGCCGCGTACTTCGTCCGCGTCTACGGAACATCGACGCAGGAGATCATCTTCGACTTCCCATGATCGTCCTCGTCTCCCGGGTCGCGGTCGACGATGTACACCGGGGGGAGGGGCTTGGGTCGGCTTCGTAGCCGGACCCGGGCTTGCCTGGCCTCCGCCTCGCCCTCCTCGGTCAGGCGCCATACGGAGGCCGATCGTCGTCCCCACACCGGGGCGTTGATGAGGAACCGGCTGGCGATCCCCCACTGCGCGACCTCGGGTGCCACGTCGATGGCGGTTATGTCCACGTGACAACCGACGTCGCGATGGACGCACACAGCCGGGTGCGAATCGTGGTCACCGAAGCAGTGCAGCCGGGCGGAGACGCCGTACTGCTCCTTCAGGAGGGCGTCGAGGAGCTCGTCGGGGGTCTCGATGCGCGGCCGAGGCATCACTTCGCGTCCTTCGCGTCGTAGGCCCAGCGCAGCGTCCCCCCAGCGCGCGTCGTCGTGCGGCCGCTCGACTTCGAGATCGGACCTCTCGCGTACTGCGCGTCGAGGGCGTCAGCGAAGTCGTGGAGCTCGCGGGTCACGCTGCCGGGCGGCAGAACCACCGCATGGCCAGGCCACGGCGTGGGCGGTGGTGCGGTGGCTGGTGGCGCTGGATCAGAGAGCTGCAGCGCGAGCCGCGCGCAGATCGCCGCCATCTCTTGCTGTCGGGTCACGATGTCCCCGGTGCCGTCGTAGGCGATGATCCGATCCTGGTCTTCGGGGCGCAGCAGGTCCTCCACGTTCCACGGCTGGCGGGGAACGATGACCATTCCACGAGGACGGTGCGCCAGCCACGGCCGATAGTACGCGGGCCAGTCGTCTGCGAGGACCTTGCCGTAGACGAGGGACTTGTCCTCCGTCAGGGTGATCATCGCGTCCGGCAGATGCTCGACGCACCACTCGACCTTCTCCTTCCACGCCACCGGCGTGGACCGCGGTCCCTTGGTGAGGGCGTGGATCCCGAAGCCGAGCCACTGGAGCGCGGTCACGAGATCCATCCCGCGTTGGATGGGTTCGAGGTTCCGCCAGAAGCCGGGGCGGCCCTTGATGAGCCGCCGACGAACCTTGATGTGCGGGACATCTTCGTAGATGGTCTCGTCATGCGTCTCCGGCTCCCCCGGAGCACGGAGTAGCGCGAGCTCCCGTCGCATGGCGCCGTCGAAGTCGGCGACAGTCCCGTCCATGTCCACAAGCGCGATGGGTTTCATTTGGTGATGACTCACGGATCATTTCGTCGGGCGTTAGTAGTTGACGGAGGTGCGGTCAGAAAGGCTCACCGAGCGCCTTCCCGATCAAGAGCAGGGTGGCGGTCGGACTGGATCGGTCGCCGTCAGCCCAGGCGTTATAGATCTCGGTGATGCGCAGGAGCCTTTCGTCCCGCTTCCGCAGTTCCTCCTCGTGACGGTCCTGGGCGCGTTCCGTGGCCTCGCTCCGTTCGTAGCCGTCCCAGTCGCTGCTCATGTCTCCTCCTTCGGGTGCGGTCATACCCGGATCTCCACGTCCTTCATCTCGATGGTGCCGAGGATGTCGACGCCGTCGCATGCGAGGCGCATCGTGTTCTCGGCGAGGGACGCCCACTCCTTGAACCAGACCTGGCCGACGATGATGGCGAACTTGATCTCGGCGATCTGTTGGATGAGCTGGCGGGTCGACACCGTCGCGAGCCGGGCTTGCTTCTCGAGCCAGGCGACGTCACCCGTCGGGCCTGAGAGGCCTCGGTTGAGGCACTCTTCGAGGGTGGTCACCATGAGCGCGCCGGGTCCGTTGAGCTTGCCCCCCTTCAGCTTGGCAGCGACCTCGTCGACGGTCGGTAGGCTCGAGTAGCCCTTGAGCTTGACCGTGAGCTCCTTGCCCAGGTAGAAGTCCTTCGACTCGGCCTGGACGGTGTGCTTGGGTGCGAAGCCGCCGTCGGTGACTCCGACGACATCCTTGAGCCAGGTCGCTTCGGCCTCGCCGTACGTCGAGGCGAGCGTCGCCGGCGGCTTCGGATCGAGGGCAGCCACCTTCTTCTTGAAGTGGTTGAGGACCTTCTGGGCGGCCCGCAGTCGGGTCAGGTTCCACTGCATGCGGATCAGGTCCTCGGCGCTGGCCTCCTTGACCATCGTCCGGTTCAGGATCGGCAGGAGGTGGACGCGGATGGCCTCGACCCCGTTCACCGGCGTCATGTCGCAGCCGCGGGTGCGGAGGTCCTTCGCCGTGGTCGGCACCACCTGCGCCGGCAGGATGTCGACGTTGACGAGGCCGTCGCGGATGATGGCGTAGTTGCGCCAGATGTGGGTCGGGAGCTGCGCGGGCAGCTTCAGCCCCGCCGGGATGCGGCCCGTGAGATCGACGGTGCCGGACTTCTTCACGAGGACCGAGATGTTCGGGCGGTCCTCGTTGTAGGTCAGGTTCTCGATCGGGTAGCCGTCCGGGTTCGGCTCGGGCGTGAACGTGAAGGCGGTACCCTTGGCCTGCATCAGCCGATCGAGCTCGGCCTGCAGCTCCTTGACCTTCTTGGCCGCCTTGGTCTTGGCCATCTCGGCCGTGATCTCGGCGATGCGGGTCTGCTCGACGTCGGTCATGACCTCGGTGGCGTCGACCCGACCGCGGCTGATGCGGCTGTACTTGAACTCGGGTGAGTCGAGGAGGAGCCGGTTGTTGTGGTCCCAGGACAGGTACTGGAGGAGCTCGAGGACCGTGAAGGCGTTGTCGTCGGGGACCTTGGTCGGGTCCCAGCCCTGCGGGTACCGACTGGTCGGCGAGGTGGCGAAGTGGAGCGCCTTGTCGACGAAGTCCGAGTAGCGCTGCTTGCCGAAGCACCCGGAGAACTGCTCGATCAGCGCGGCGTCGGCGAGCGCCTTCAGGATCGGGTAGACGACGTTGGGCCGCATGCGGATAGCGAAGAGGGCGAGGGCAGCGTAGGCCTCGGTCATCGGCGACCCCTTCTTCCGCGCGTTCACGTTCGCGGCGATCATCGGGAGGTCGTCGACGTCACCGCGATGCTCCTCCGACAGGTAGGCGATCACGTCGAGGTTCTCGGGGACCACGACCTGATCCGCACCGGCGTCGGCAGTGCCCTCGACGGTGAAGGTGAAGAGCTCCCGATGATCGGTTCCGAAGGTAAAGGCCACGCCGTCGATGACCGACTGCCGGATCGTCACCGGCACGCGCACGGCGTTCAGGGCACGCGTCTCGATGGTGTTGTTCAGGACCGGCTCGTACTCGGCGAAGTCACGGGCGAAGAGGTGCCGGCCGCCGGCCCGCTCGGCCATGGCGGCGAGGAGAGCTCGGTCGGCGTAGAAGCCGTACTCGACGAAGGCCGCGGCGGCGAGTCCTCCCGTCGCCTGCTCGACCGTCTTCAGGATGTCGGCGCGCGGCCATTGGTTGTCGCAGCCGTCGCTCATGAAGAAGAGCGAGAACGGGTTGCCGTTCTTGACGCGCTTGATGACCTTGGCGACCTCCTCGAGCGGCTCCTTGAAGCCGGTGAGGCCGATCGGACGCAACCACCGATCGATGGCGTCGTGGAACCCCTTCAGGTCCTTGGCGGTGGCAGCCTTTTGGCCCTCGACCAAGACCCCGAACTCGCCCTTGCCCGAGAACCAGATGACGGTCAGCGTGTCGTCGGTGCGCAGGAGCGTCACCAGCTTCGACTTCAGGTGCGTCCGCAGCTTGGGCAGGTCGCCCGTCATGCTCCCGCTGCAGTCGACGACCACGATGTGGTTGGTCGGCTGCGGGACCGGGATGGCCGCGCGCGTCTTCGGCACGGGCTGGAGGACGAGGAAGAGGTTCTTGTCGATACGGTAGGTCTTCACGGGCGAGACCGTACCAGAGCGGGGTGACACCTAGTTTACGTTGGGATCGAGGCTCGCGAGGGCCATGGCGATCCCGGCGCAGTCCTTGGCGCAGGTCGGCGTCTGACCGCAGTGATCGCAGGGCGGATAGACGTACGTGCAGGCCGCGGCGTCGACCTCCTCCCACAACCCCTCCACGCCGCAGTAACGGCACCGCCACCGTCGTGGCGGGGCGTCCCGAGGCGGGTCCAACGCGACGAGTAGGTTATGGGGATTCTTCATCGCTTCCTCAGCCGATCCATGTCGAGCTGGAACCGGCTGCCACGGCGATGCCCAATGTCGAGTACGATGTTGTGGAAGTTGAGGGCGTTGGATCTCCGCTTCACGTTGGGAAACGTCTCGCGCAACCACGCCTCGACGAGGTCGTAGCTGACGACGCGGCTGGTCGGGTTCCACAACGCGATGGTGTACGCGTCGACCTTGATCCAGCTGACGCTGACACAGACCGGTTCGCCATGGAACTTGCCGATCTCGGTCCACATCCCAGGACTCTGAGCCTCCCACGGGAGCCCGCCGTGGTAACACCAGGTCAGCCACAGCTCGCCGGTGGCGAACTCGTCGGCCTCGACGTGGTACTCGGTCGCAGCCGTCAGGCGTGCCCAGGTCGCTTCGGCTGCGGCCCTGGCGTCCTCGAGCATCTTCTCGTATTCCGACGTCATGGCTTCTCCCGCAACCACTTCTGGAGCGCCGTAAGATCGTCGATGACCCTGGTGAGGTTGAACTCGGTGAGGTCGACGTCGGCGACTGTGAAACGGTCGCCGCCATCGAACCCCGACCGGAACGAGATGAGGATGGAGGACGGACGACGGGCGCGCCAGGTGCGCTGGGCGATCTCCTCGGTCGTCGCGTGACGCATCCCCCGCGACATCTCCCCGTGCTTGCCGCGACGGAACTGAACGGTCTCCGCTGACCCGACCGCGTTGCAGATGACCGTCCCCGCCAACGTGACACGACGAACCCGCCCCCAGATCCATCGACTGCCACTCCATGATGTGGGGGAGCGCCAGACGACGACGTCGCCGTTCTTGAACGGGCGCTCCTTTGTCTTGGCCTTCGTCACGGTCACCTCGGATCGAGCGCAGCCTTGAAGCCGCGGATGACAGCGCAGGTTCCGTGCATGCAGTCACCCTGGCAGATCGGAGCCACCTGGATGGCTTCGTCCATGGCGATGATGACCTTGGCGAATAGCTGCTCGGTAGCCGTGCGCGGTCGACCGTGGCGCATGGACCCCACTGCCACCTCCCTCGCCAGGCGGACGACCTCGGGAGGAACGCGTGCCTGGATGGGGGGAGGCGACGGCGTCGGTGGTGTCTTGTCACCCCCCACGTACCGGGTCGTCGGCCCCTTACCCACGAACGCCATCCGCTCGGGCTCGGAGAGGTGCTTCGGAGGCTTCGTCGTCTTGGGGTGGCGATGGCTCATGGCCTTCCACCCTACCCACGGGTAGGAAGCGTGTCAAGCGCGGGGATCGAACTGGACGGTGATCGCGTGTCGGAGCAGGCACGGCAGGAAATGACCATCAAGGTCGAGCACGATGTGGTACCCGCACAGTGGGCAGTAGAACGGATCCACGATCGGCTTCTTCTTGGCCGTCAGCTCACGCAGGATCGTCGTCTCGTCCATGCTTCAGTTGGTGCAGGGCCTTGCGGAGGTCGTTGCCGACCGCGCGCCAGTCGTCGGCGAACGCCTCCGCCACCGGCCTGCGCAGCAGTCGTCGCGGGGTGGACGGGAAGGCTCCGGTGAGGTCGAGGCCGGAGAGGAACCCACGCCAGAACGCGCGCCACCTCATCGCCGGCGCCGACGGCGATGCGGCCGGTGGCGGCGCAGCAGGTGCGCCCCCAGCGCGGCGCCGAGGCCGAGGCCGATGACGGCCCCGAGGGAACCCGTCGACGCTCCGCTGAGCGAGGAGTAGGTCACCGTCCGTTCCGGTAGGGGCAGGCCGAGAAGCGCGGCCGCGCGGCCAAGGAGCCCCACCTGCGGACGGGCATGACCGAGGAACGTCTGTGTGGCTTCGAGCGTTACCATTCGACGAGCATCGCCCAAGTTGGGTGACGGCACCAGCAGGTTCAGGAGGGGAGCCCCACCGACTCCGGGAGGCCCTCCGTGACGGCGATGACGGCGTCGGCCGTCTTGATGGCGTCCTCGTTGGGGGTCACGACGCAGACGAGTGGCATGCCGATGTCTTCGACATCGACGACGGCGCCGTCCAAGCGGTGGGTGTAGGGACGGATGATCTGGCCCTGGTCGTCGCGGACGACGACCCAGAGGATCACCGGGTAGAGGCTGTACTCGGGGGAGCCCGTGGCGGTCCGGCTCCGCAGGTAGACGGCGGTGTGGCCGGGGTCAGCCTTGAAGGCCGCCTCGATCGTCGCGCCGTTCGGCGGTGTCGGGAGGTTCATCCGAAGAATCTACCACGCCGGGGTGACCATTCCCTTCCGCGGCTTGGACGCGAACTTGGTAGGGCCGCATCCATTCTCCCTGACGGCCGTCCTTGTCCACACGCGCGGCGCCGCAACGGCGACACCAGACGATGTCGACGCGGGTCTTGCCGTCGAACCATAGCGGCCAGACGACGATGTCGGCGCGGTCGCCGTGCACGCAGGTCGCGAGCTTCACCAGGTCGGCTTCGGCGGCGACCGCACGAGACTTCCAGTCGATGGGAACGCAGTCCGTGCTCCCGTAGCACTTCCCTGGGAAGAGGTGCGGGGCCATCTCGCGAACGCGTCGCCACCATTCGTGCCGGAGCCCGAGGGCGTCGATGGTGTCGCGAAGACGTTGCCACTCCTCGTCCGTCATCCTCGTGCGCCCGCAGGTCTGGCAGGTCTGGCAGGTCACGCCCGGTGCTCCATGATGGCCAGGATGCGGTGGCGTCCGTGGGCGTCGAGGCGTCGCCCGAGTGTGGGCGGCACGTGCTCACCATGGCGGCGGCCGCTACGCTGTATGGCGCGGCGTCGGTTCTCCTCGCGGTCGACGAAGCGCCGCGCGCGGCGGTACGCCTTGGGGTCAGTCTTCGGATCGAAGACGAAGACCTTGCGGCCCTCGAATGCGGCCTTGCGGACGTCGCGCGGGTGGTAGAAGGCGAGGATCGGGAAGCCTTGGCGGATCGTCCCAACCCCCGGCAGCCGGCCTAGCACGGCGCCCACCCCGTACAGAGGAAGCCGTAGGGTGTCTGCTCGCCGGTCATGCGGACAGGACCGACCGGCGGCTCAGGGCCGAGCGCGGTGAAGTCGTGGACCGGACGGCCAAGCTCCACCATGTAGTCGAATTCGCCCTGCATGCCCGGCGAGATCAGTCCGCCGACGAGCCAGATGTTGTCGCAGCGGCTAAGCGCCACGAGATCGTCGCGGATGCCACGCGCCCGGTTCTCGTCGGTCTCCTCGAGCACGTCGCAGTACGGCTTGTAGGGGATGACGAAGGCCGAGTTGGGATCCTGGACGATCGCCCAGGCGAACCAGCGCAGGACGCGCTGCAGGTTCTTGTCGCGATCGGGCGGGCGCCCGATCGGATGCGCGATGTAGGTCAGGCGGGGGAAGGTCAGATTCATCACCGCGACGCTACCACCGCGCGGTGACCGATCAGCCCGATCCGAACTGCAGGTCCGCTAGCCAGCGGCCGAAGTCCTCGGCGCGCATCGTCTCGAGCGTCGGATCGGTGCAGACGTCGTGGATCCTACGTTCGAGCTCCGCCTGGTAGTCCGCGTCGACAAGCGCCACGTCCCACGTCACGCGCGCTGGGTGGACGCCGACGTGACCTGGGCCGTCGTCGGTCTCCCCGTCGATCGCCGTCCACGAGAAGTGTCCTGGGGCGCCGCAGTAGAGGTAGTAGAAACGCTGTCCCGGTTTGACGTGTCGACGGAGCATCAGTTGGTCCTCGATGCAATCGCGGCCAGGGGAAGCAACATACAGTCGAAGTTAGTGAGCGCGAGGTCGAGCCCGTACCAGAAGTTGAGAAGGTCCGCGTACGTTGGGAGTGCCCACGTCCGATCGCAGAGCATGACTGTCCAGCTGACCTCTCGGAACGCGCGCACGGCACCCGCGACGAGACCGGCGACAGCCGCCAATGGCGCACCGTCGGTCTGAACCTCCGCCTTGCAGTAGCAGGTGATCCGGCGATCACCGAGCTTGGCGTCTGTCAGGTCCACGAGGATTCCGTCTTCATCTCGCCAGGAACCGCTTTGCCAAGCGATGCGCATTGGAGAGGCCTCCGCGGAGTAACAACGTTCAAATCGTACTCCCGTTCACAACGAACGGCACATCCAATCCTAATTGATGTGGAATCCTAAGACATTAGCCCGGTAGGGGTGACCGACTGGCTGGACCAGACGATCCCACGTGCTACCGACTGGGCTGCAGCTCGAGCTTGGCCTCGTCGAGGGCCGCGTTCAGCTCCAGCGCCTGCTCGGTGGTCCCACCTGCGTCCGGGTGCGCCGCCTCCATCCGAGACCGATGGAGTGCCTTGACCATGACCCACTGATCCTCGGGTGGGAAGCTCTCGAGTCCCTCGGCGCCGAGCACCTCACGCCACGATCGTCGAGGTGGGCTATCCCCACCCGGTGGCAACGCCGCGAAGCCCGCGAAGGCACGCTTGACTACCTCGCTCGCCCCCCAGCGATCGAGGCCTCGGAGCGCAGCCAGGCTGAGCTCGATGGCGTGCAGGTTGTCTCCGACTTTCTCCCAGACATCACACGCGATGACCCGCTCGTTGCCGTGCTCGTCGACCCACCAGACCGCGACGCCGACGTCCTCCGGCTCACGTGCGGTCGCGTAGGGCAGGCCGTCGCTGCGCGCCGGCATGTCGGTGGTGATGACCACCTGGCGGGCCTGCATCATGCGCAGGTTGTCCACGATGCCCCGTGCGGCGTCGTGGAGGCCGGTGTCGAAGCGAGCCCGCCGACGCCGAGACGTCTTGGTCCGCGGCCAGCCTTCCGGCCACTGCAATGGGTACGGCTTCTTCATTTGCCGCGGCCGAGGCCGACGATCCACAAGACAGCGGGGATGCTGGCGCTAGCCAGTCCGGTGGCGATCGCCGTATCGACGTCACCCCCGACGAGGTAGCCAACGAGGACCGGAACGCAGTAGATGACAACAACCAGGATGAAAATGAACACATTCAGGATCACGGTCTCTCCGCTTGGGCTGGGGTGATGAGGAAGCAAGGACGACTCGGACTGAGTGGACAACGGACACCGCGTTTGGACGTCTTGCCGATGCATACGTTGTCGCTGAGGTGTCCCATCCCAAAGCATTCGACCTGCTCGCCCAAGATGGCCGCAGCATCGTAGGCTGCCTCGTCCGCTCCTCGGGTCGTACAGCTCTGGACGACCGCGCCGGCGAGGGCCGCGAGCGCAATGGCCACGATGACGATCATCGGCCAGTTTGGGGCCATCTCGGATGGTCGGCTCATGGCAACTCGGCCGTGCTCGACGGCTTCGCGGTCGTGGCGTCGTAGATGGTGAGCGGCTTGACGTCGACGCTGAGGGGAGCGTCGCTGTACAGCCAGAGGCCGTTCCAGGAGAGCATCACCCCCTCGGTGGTGAAGAAGAAGATCCCATCGTCACCACCTTCGTTGGGTCCATAGCTACCGTCGTCGCCCATCGCATCGATCGTGAAGCACGGATCGAGCGTACCGCCTTTGTCGTAGACGTCGGGGCAAACGACCGTCTGCGGCACCGTCATTTGGCTCTGGGTGGATGTCACCTTGCCCTTGATCGTGTAGTAGCCGATCATCTGACCCATCGGCGTGAAGAGGTAGACGTACCCGATCTTGGCTGGGTTGTTGAACCGCAGGAGGCGCTCGCGAATGTTGCGACGCTCGAGGCTGTCGTGCATCTGCGCCAACGGGTACGGGACCGCTTGGTTGAGGCGGCTTTGGTAGGCCTCGGTGATCTGCTGTTCGCGCTGGGCTTCCTTGTTGGTGTTCTTCATCTCCTGGCAGCCGAAGGACAGCCAGATGAGGACGACGGCCATGACGAGCTTCATTTTTCTTCCTTTGGGCGACGGATGGCGAAGACGCGATCGCGGTGGTCGAGGTACACGCTGACGACAGAATCGACCACAAGGTCGTGGTTGCAGCACGTAGCACGGAACGGCCAAACCTCCAGGTCGATGGCCACTCGACCCGCGTAGGAGGCGGCGTCGAAGGCGACGATGCGGCCACGGAACGGCCCCTGGGGTCCCCGCCGCGGCATGGTCATTGACAGTCGTAGTCGCCGAAGCCCCAACGACTGAAGGCGGGGTCTGCTTCGGACAGACGAGCCGGCAGATCCCCGGCGCGGAATTGCTCTTTCGTGTAGGAGCGCGCCTCGGCCTCGTACTGGGCCCGAATCGAGAGACAATAGTTCTGCATGCCGCGCATGTCGGTCGAGAGGCGATCGCCTTCGCATGGCAGTGGCGGCCGACAGCCTTCGGGGTGTCGCGCCTGCCATTCGGCGAGGGCCAGCCGGGCGATCGTGATCTTCTGATCGGAGGCGCGGACCTCGGCGAAGAGGCGCTCGAACTGCTCCTGGGCGAAGACCCGATTGGCGCCACTTGTCTTCTGTGTGTAGGCGTCGCCACGGCCGCGGATGTCGGAGCTGCCGACCTTGAGCATCCACAGGATGCCCCCGAGGGTGAACAGGAACAGGCAGGCGACGGCGATGCCGACGAAGAGGCGCCAGCCGAAGCTGACGGTGAGCTTGTCGGGGTCGTCTTGGTCGGTCCAGTACTTGTGGGGCGCTTTGCTCATGGACGGGTCCTCTCAGTTGTTGGGCTGATTCTGAAGGTTGCAGGACACGCTCTCCTGCACAGAGGTTGTGAAGAAGTCGCGAAGGACCTCCCGCAGTCCGGCGATCAGCCAGACCTCCAACTGGAGGCCGTCGTCCGCGCTCAACAAACGCGTCGCGAAGTCTGGGAAGGTGTCGATCTCTTCGAGGGTCTCAGCACCGAAGAGGTGAACGTGGTCGTCGTAGGCGTAGACCGTTGACGCCACGATGCACACCGAGGGGCGGTGCGCGTTCCACGCGTAGAGCACGTAGCCCCGGCAATCGGAGCATCCACAGGGGCAGTTCCAGCGGTGGATCTTCGCCTCGCCGACGACGCTGTGGAGGGTTTCCTCGAGAGAGTCGTTGTGGATGACGTAGACGGACATGGGCCTCTCACGTGATGCGAAGGTAGACACCGAAGAGACGTTGGATCTTGGGTTGCACGAAAGCCGAATGATTCAGAACATCCTGGAGGACGACCACGAACGATCCGATCGGGTCGTAGCCGAAGCGGTGGAGGCGGTACGTCCCCCACGGGGCCTTATAGAGGTCGCCGACATTCAATCGATGAGGATCCGAAGCTTGTAGATCGGGCGTCCGGTCCCACCTGCGCTCAGCGCCACGTGGGCCTTGCGATCGTCGTCGGTGATAGCGGTGGTGGCGAGGGTGCGGAGGAGCTCCGCGGTGGTCGCGGAGACGTGGATGGCGTCGACGAACGTTCGGCCGATGACGCCAGCGATGACCGCGGGTAGCGCGTCCCAGCTGGCGACCTTGTACTGCGACTTCTCGGGCGGGAGCTTGTAGCCATTCTTCGACACCTCGACGAGTAGGTGGAGGGGCGGGACATCAACCGTGGGGGTGGGGGTGGATGGCATACGCCAATCCTATCAAGCCGCGGCGCCAGGCCGTACGGAAGGCTCTCTCGAGCTTCGCCCGATCCTCAGCTGGACAACCGTAGAGGGCGTCCTCCATTCGCCACTTCTCAACAAGGTCATCGACGTCCACGCCATGGACCTCGCACTGCGCAACGAACCGATCAAGGCGCCCGAGGAACGCGGCCCCACCTCCATCGGATCGTGCGAGCCCGAGGCGGACGATGGCCAACCCATCCCGGAGCGCGGCGACCGCTGCGAACGGTGCGTTCAGCTTGTCGGCGACGTACTCGAGCTCGATGGCGCGGTCGTAGTTGTTGGCGCGGAAGGTCTCGGCGAGCGGCTGGTTGGCCTCGTTCACCAACCGAACCAGGAACCGGAAGATGTCCTGCGCGTCGGCGTCAATGTCCTTGGAGTCCATCACCGCGCGGCAGTAGACATCGATGCAGAACCGGGTAGCGAACACCCAGGATCGCCATGGCGTCTCCGACGCCTTGTGGGTCGCACTCCCCTCGATCAGGACCTCCAAGAGCTCCTGCAGGTCGACGTCGTTGGGGATGACGTCGACCAACCGCCTGGTCAGCTTGGCGCGGTTGCGCTTCGGCATGCACCCACGTCTACCACGGCGCGGTGACAGCTCGACGTGGTTGGCCGTGGATCTGGGACGGTCCTCGTGCGATGCTCCAGACATGTCCTGGATCAGCGGTGAGATCACGGGCCCCGACGGGCGTACGGTTCTGCTCGGCGCGCGCCTCGCTGGCCCGGCGTTGAACGCCACGATGACCCCCAGCCCCACCGACTACGGTGGCGGCGGCGGGATTCCGACGTCGACCACACCCACGACGACGGCACCGAAGCCGGCGCCGAAGCCGACGTGCAAGGTGGGCTACGTGGCGACGCCGACCCGAACCGCCGCGGTACCGGGCTCCATCGGATCCACGCTCAAGACCATCGTGACGGGCTGGTCCTGCCTCAAAGCCCCCATCCCGCGCTGCCAGCCGGGCCAGACCATGGTCTGGAGCGCCGCGAACAGCAGGTGGGTCTGCACCACGCCGACGCCGGCGCCGAAGCCATCCTGCCCCGTCGGGACGACGCCCGTCCTCCAGGCCAGCGGAGCGTGGCTCTGTGCCAAGCCGACCACGCTGCCCCAGACGTACAACACCCAGTGCCCCGCCGGGACCAACTACGTCGTCCCCATCATCGGTCCGGGTGTCTGCATGCCGACCGGCTCGACGCCGGTGAAGCCCCCGTCGTTGCCGATCCCCGGCCAGCCGATCCCGGGCTCGCAGCTGCCGTCCCCGCCCATCAAGCCCCCCTCCTCACCGGTGCCGGGCTCGCAGATCCCGACGCAGCCGCCGGTGCAGGCCGGCCTCCCGATCCCTCCCCCGGATGAGACGTCGATGACCACCTCGGCAGAGGGCGCCATCCACTTCGGACTCCCGAAGTGGCTCAAGGTCGGCCTGGCGCTGGCCGTCGTGGGCGGAGTCGCCTACGGCGTGTCGCGCTCGCGCCGCTGAGGCGGCCCGTGGCGAAGCCACCGAGCTGCGTCCGCGCGGCGAAGAGGACCCTCCTCTGCTTGAGCTCGAAGCAGGAGGAGGCCCTTCGTCTGAAGGGTACGAAGCCGATCGCGTGCGGGTCTCAGGCCTGTGTCTACGAGCGCGACGACGGCAAGCTGGTGAAGGTCACCACCGACGCCAGCGACGTCGATGGCCTCCAACGAGGGCAAGGCATCCGCGGCGTCGTCAAGGTCCACCAGACCTACCTCCTGCGCCAGAACGGACAGCCGTACGCCTACGCGGTGGTGGTTGACCGGCTTCGGCCCTCCCCCGGCTACTGGAGCGACTGGTTCATCAACTTCGTCGACGCGTTCCGCGCGAAGACGCCACGAAGCCAGATCGCCAAGGAGGTGTGCACCGTCTCGGCGCGCCGGTCGGAGATGGACGAGTGCCGGTACGTCATGGAGCACCTCCACGAGACGGTCACGGAGCTCGACGAGCGTGGCATCCCCGCCCTCGACGACCTCCACAGTGACAACGTCGGCATCGACGACAACGGCCGCGTGACCATCCTCGACGTCGGCACCCGGTACCCGGCACAGCCGGCGGCGGATCTCCTCGGCCGCGCGCTCCGGCGCCTTGCGACGAGGACGCGGCTGCGGCGGACTCGACGCCGCCGGCCGTGAACGTCAGGTCTTCGGCAACGTGTAGCTCGCCCAGGTCATCAGGTACCCGCGACGGACGTCCTCGGCGGTGATCCGGTAGGCCGTCGCGTGGGGCATGAGCGTCCACCAGTCGGCGCCGACGACCCGCCACCCCCAGACTTGGTACCAGCCGACCCGCGCCGGCACGTCGACGGTGTAGCCGCTGGTGATCTCGGCGCCATCCGTCCCCGGCAGGTTGCCGCACCAGTACCGGCGCATCCACCCGACCCGCGGCTCCTGGATCCGGATGTCGTAGTCGCAGGTCCTGACCGCGATGGTGTCGAGGCGCTCGCCGCGCACGTAGACGACCAGGGTCATCATCCCCGGCGCGGCCGGGGAGACTCCCTCATCGGGATCGAGAGGGGCGGTGTCGGCCAGGGCGGCGCCGACGGAGAAGACGGCTGCGAGGAGGGCTGTCAGAGCGACGATGGTTCTCATGGTCAAACCATAGTACATCGGCGCAGTGACCATTCCGCTCACCCCAAAAGGCTGAGGCCGCCACCCTCACCAACCAATTGCAGCTGGTTGGCGAGGATGGCGGCCGAGGTGTAGTTCACCGCACCGATCTGGCGGGCGACCCACAACCCTTCGGTCAAATAACGAGCGCGGTCGAGGAGAGGGGCTGAGTTGGGTGCGTAGGTCGGATTTGAACCGACTCCTGTCGGCTCTTAAGGCCGATGCTCGACCAATGAGCATCTTCGCGTGTAAGCACCTCGAAATGACTGCGCTCAGTCGGGGGTACAGGAATCGAACCTGTCACGGCTTCCTTGTAGACAGGCGCCATGTGCTAGCCAAGGCCAGCGAGAGGCGTTGTCGGGATTGCTTTCGTCATATGAAAGTGTCGCCACCAGGCGACGTCCCCCCGGAAATGGTCATTATTCAGTTGTCAGCGAAGTGGGGAAGGGTGTCGGAGTCGAACCGACCGTTCTTGTAGACAGCTGCCGTGTGCTAGCCGAGGCCAGCGAGAGGCGTTGTCGGGGTGGACCAATTTAGCAGTTGGCGGGGACCCGGTCCCCTTACCCTTCCGTGATGGGCCGTTTCTCGTCGCGTCCGAGAAGCAACCTAGCTACTCGTGGCCGTCCTGTCAAGGACGAGATCAGAGCAAGATGACGTTCGCCGGAGAAACATAGTAGTTGAACTGTTTTCCGCTCCGGCAGAACGTCTGCACCGCCTGCGCGAGCCACGCCGCCGTGGCGGCGATGAACGGCAGGTGCTCGCCGCCGTCGCAGGTCGGCTGACCGACGACGTCCTCGTTGTCGATGACAAACGCCTCGTCCCACATCACGCGGGCGAAGCTGCCATCGGCGGCGAGGGCGCCGTGCACGCACGGTACCTTGTGCCGGCGCACGAAGCCTTGGACGAGTCGACGCGCATCACCGTTGTCGAGGCAATCCACGACCAGCGTCGCGCCGGCCAGAAGCACATCGACGTTCGCCTCGGAGATCCGATACCCCTTCGCCTGCACGGGCGCGGCGTAGAGGAACAGCATGAGGCGCTTCAGGGCCTCCACCTTCGTTTGGCCCACGGTGGAGGTGCCGTAGAACTGCGAGGCCACGTTCTTCTTCTCGACGCGGTCGAAGTCGACCACGACAAGGTCGGCGGGGAGATTCCTCAGCAGGGGCACGAGATGCGACCCCAACGCTCCGATGCCCGCAATGACGATCCGCTGCTCACCCGCTACGGTGGTCATGACTTCTTCGCCTCCTGTGAAAGTGGCTCCCAGCACTCGAGCATCTCGATCGTGTTGCGTAGCCGACACCGACGACATTGCCACGTGCGGCACTGAGGATGGACGAGGGCAGGGTTCGCCTTGACGAGAGCCTGCAGCGCATCCCTGGCCTCCGTGACCTTGGCGTCGGCCAGTTGGAGCGCTGTTGCGGTCTCATCACCGTCCGCCGTCTGTACCGTGGGGGCGTCAGTGGTAAACGCGACGGACGTCGTGCCGGCGCAGGTCGTCCCACAGTTCCGGCATTTGATGATCGATCCCGGGGGCGTAACCCACGTAGCGCCACACCCCGGGCATCGCTTGACGACGTTCATCATCGGCCGAACGGCGTCTTCGGGCGGATCGAGATGAGGTTGAACGGCCGCGCGTCGGTGGGCGTGAAGCGATCGACGACGAAGTCGCGGAAGTTCGCGCCGGGGTCGGCGGCGATGCCCGGAACGTGCCCGCCCCGGACTGCCTCCGTGACCCACGTCTTGACGTCAGCGTCGGTGGCATCGAAGGTGATGGTGTCCGGTAGGTCCCCGTTCTCGCCCTTGTAGGTGATGTTGACGCGGGCTTCGTCGTCGCGCACCAGCTCGCGGCGGCCCTCGACATGGATCAGTTCGTTCATGGTGCTCCTTCAGAGGTTGGATTGATGGCGAAGTTCGGCGACCCAGGACGGTTCGTCGGGGATCGGGAAGACGCGATACGATTGACGGCGGGACTTCTGACCTTCGATGACCTCGCCGGACTTCGTGACCCGCGTGTCGCCGTGGTCGAATTCGTAGTCGTCGGTGGTGACGACGACGACGGTCCGCTCCTGGTTGCTGATCCACCAGGTCAGCTTGCGCCCGAGCGCGAGCTCGATGGCGAAGAAGGTGGTGATGTCTTCGGTCGACGGCCACGGCTGGCCGCCGCCGGGGTGGGTATGCGCGAAGCCCTCCAGGTCGTGGCGGTGGAGCCAGATGGTGTCCCACAGCACGCGCGAGTCGGGCAAGCTACCGGAGGTTCGCCCTTCCGGCAAGTGCCAGTAGAGGGGGGCCATGCCCCTGGCGATGAGGACGCCGGTTTCCATCACGGTCACTCCTTGGGCTCGGGCGGTTCGGGCGGCAGCGAGGTCCACTCGACCACCGGCACTTCGGCGGGGATCGGGGACGCCAGATCAGGTCCTTGGCGTGTGATGATCGCGTCCTTGATGACGAGGACCATCCGATCGTCAGCATCGACGAGTGTGATGAGCGGGGCATCGCTGTGCTGCGACGGACGTCCGTCGACGATGCAACCGTGGATGCACACCTGGACAACTCTGCCTGCCTTGGCAGGAGCCGTCCGTTGCACCTCCAGGACCACACCGGGGCCGATGACGAGGTTGGATACGAACACCACATCCTGATCGGAGTTCGTTGGCGATACGAGGGGTAGCTTCATGTCCATGTCCCTGCTCCTCTTCAGACGTGTCGGTAGACGACGAGGCGGTTCTCGCGGATGGCTTGGCGAATGACCGTCGGGAGGGACTCGAGCGTGAAGCGTGTATCGCCCTTCTCGCCGGTCGCGTGGTCAGCGAGGCAGATACCACTGTCGATGATCCGGAGCTGTTCGTCACAGACGCATTCGAAGCGTCGGTTCTCGATCCGGTAGCGGACGACGTACTCTCCGCGCTGTCCTCGACGGTGGTCGATGAGCTCGGCGTCCACGATGGCGAGGGCCGCTCGCGCGGCGTCGCCGAAGTCGGTCCGGGCGACCGCGCGTCGGCCCGCTCCGTCGCCGAGCTGCTGGACGATCTGCTGGCGACGTTCCGCCTCCTGACGCTCCGTCTCGAGGCGGGCCGCTTCTTGGCGGAGCTCCTCTCGACGTCGCTCCGCCTCCGCGCGCTGGTGGGTCTCCATTCGGAAGGCCGCCTCGAGCGCCGGCGACACACCGCTGACCGCGTCGACGTTCTCTGCCCGATCGAGGAAGGCCGTGAGGACCTCCTGCTCCGGCCCGACCGGCATCTCTTGCTGGCGGTAGATGAGGGGACCGCGCTCGTAGACGCGGCCCGCGCTGACGCGTACGAACCGGTCGAGGCCCGGGTCGATGAGGAAGACGGGCTCCGTGTAGCTGATGATGGCGGCAGGCTCAGTTGCGCGAGGCCGGATGTCCCAGCGCGCGAGGCGGTCCCCGACGAGGTACCCGTGGGCGTCGAAGTGGAGGGCCGTCGGATCGGGCTCCGCCGGCTGCGGATCGGTGACGCAGCGGCGATCGATGCGGAAGGTGTACCAGCCGTGATCGTGGCCTCGTAGGAACCGCATCGCCTCGTAGGTGATGGTCCACCAAGACCGCGGTCCGTGCAGGGTCGCTCCACCCACCCACGGCAACGTGATCGTCTGGTCAGACGATCCGAGGAGATCTCGCCAGCTCACCAGGTCTCCTGGGCGATCTCGAGGAGTCCCTCGTCATGGATCTGGAGATCGGTGGTGAACACGTGAACGAGATCTACGATCTCCGAGTCGGTGTCCGTCTCGAATTGGAACGCGACGTAGGAACCGCAGCGTCGCGTCTCCTTGATCACGTGGGAATAGAGGTGGCGCCCAGCCGTGATCACCTCCTCGGTGAGCTGTTGATCGCTCGACCACACCTTCCGGCCATCCGACACCCACCACATGTCTGTGCAGTCGCCGAATCCGGCGTACGCACAGGGATCGAAGCCGAAGACGGCTGCGAGGGCATCTTCCAGCTTGCGGTAGGCCTCGAGCATCTCGAGGACGGGGATCTCGACGGGGTTCGCCATGATGCCCCCTCAGGCCCAGGTCGGCTTCGTCAGGAGCTCGGTCTTGAGGATCTGGTCGATCAGGGTCTTGCGCGGCGTGACCGTCGTCGTCGTCTGCGTGATCGGCGTCGCCGCGATCAGCGCGCGGATGGTGCGCGGAATCGCGTAGGGGTCGGCGAAGATCGCCTCCTCGATCGGGAAACACGGAATCTTGAGCTGCCGCGCCGTCTCGCGCACGGCGGCGTTGTGATCCTGGACCCCCCGGAACCCGGCCCCCGTCGGGCGAACCTTGAGCAGGCCGAAGGCCATGGGGTTGAGACCCGACAGCGTCACGGACGAGGCGAAGGGCTCAGCCTCCTCGTCGCCGACGAAGATGAAGAGGACGTCCTCGTCCGCCTTGGGCTTGCGGTCACGTAGCGCGCGGACGCCGGCGCCGTAGTCGGTGCCACCGCCGGCGACGTAGCCACGGAAGGCATTCTCGACCCCCGCGGCCGAACGGTGCTTGATGGCGACCTCCTTGCCCTGGGTGTTGAAGACCGCGACGTGGACCTGGTCCGACGGGAATCCCTGGATGAACTTGGCGAGGTACTCCTTGGCCGTGGCGATGCTGCTCTCCATGGATCCCGAGATGTCGACCATGAAGTAGACCCGCAGCTGGCGGGTCACCGCCTCGACCTGCTTCTGCAGCGCGCCGTCGGCGGCCTCCTCGAGCTTCTCCTTGGTCTCCTTGTTGCGAACGTTGCGGGCGACGTTGCTGGCGCGCATGTCGTCAGCCGCCTTGAGCGCAGCGGACCAGCGATCCTTGATCGATCCGACGTCGAGCAGGCCGAGCTCTTCGAGCGTGGGCGTCAGGATGACGAGATCCTTGTTCGAGAGGCCGCCGGACTCCATCGCCGCGGCGATCACCGCACGCGTGACGCCGACGGTCTTCGGCAGGAGGCTGACGATCCGCTTCCAGTCGTAGCGGGCGGCGACGATCGCCTGGCAGATCTGCTCCTCGGAGAGGCCTGCCCAGCTCTCCGCGGCCGCGGTAGCCTGCCCGATGGCGAGCTCCCGCCGACCGTCGTCGGCCTGGACCTGCTTCCAGCGCAGGACTTCGAAGAAGCGGGTGGAGGTCGGCTTGTAGCCGACGCGCCGCGCGAGCTCCATGACCGCCGTGCGGAACCCGGCCTTGATGAGACCCTCGAGCAACTTCGGGTTCTCCTCGCGGTGGCGGAGCCACTTCTCCACCACCCGCGGCCAGCGGCCGAGGAATGGATGACGCGTCGACTGCCCGAAGCCGAGGTCGTGGTTGATGGCCGCGACCGCCGGCAGCGTCAGGATGTCGTAGATCCGGAGTAGCAGCTTCGGGTTCAGGCCCTTGTCGTCCCCCTTCTTGTGGAGGAGCATCATGGCCTCGCCGACGTCGCGGAAGTCTTCGTCGTGGAAGAGGACCTCTCCACCTTCGACGATCGGGTCGCCCTTGCGGGTCTGGACGAGCATGAAAGCCGCGAGGACGCACTTCAGGTCACGGTGCTCCTGGCCGTAGGCGTACGACGCCCACCGCGCGGCGAACTCGTTGTCGAGGCGCCAGACATTGGCGACCTGCTGGTAGAACCAGGTCGCCACCTCGGGGAAGAGGCCGCTGTCACGGTACTCGGCAACCTCCCGCCCGGCCTCGACCACCTTCTTGTCGGGCCGCAGGGCCCCAACGCGGACCCGCTGCGTCTTCTTGCCGACCTTGGTCAGCCGGTAGACGACCTTCTGGTCCTGCTCCACCTTGTGGGTCACGGGTTCCCAGCGAAGGCCAATGGTCACCGTCCGATCCGGCGTGACGATGCCGGGGCGGTTGTGCACCAGGTGGTCCGTGTACGCGAGTAGTGCCTGAATGATGGTCTCGGCGGGACCGAGGTTCTCGCGGGCAGTGGTCATATCGGCCTCATGGCTATCACGAGTTCCTACTCGTGGGCAAGGTCTACTTGGCGTCGTCGATCATCAGCGTTCCCTTCTAGCACCACGGGGTGACAGAATCGGGGCATGGCGATCTACAGCGGCTTCTACGCCGACCTCACGTGGCTGCAGCGGCTCTATCAGGGTCGGGACCCGAGTTGGTCGAAGTACCGCGACCGCTATTACAACACCTCGAACGACGACCGTGCTATCGTCAGCCGTGTGGTCGCCGCAGGCGGCCCGACCGCCAACGACCCACTCTGGTACGGAGGCGTCCTCAGCTCCGGTGCGGTCCCCCTCGGCATCCGGTTCAGCGAAGAGCGCCGCGCCTGGGTCGCCCTCGTCGTCCGCCGCGGATCTCCAGACCTCACCTTTCCCGGCAACCACTACCTCAGCATCACCCGCGCTCTCGCCGACGTCATCGCCGGCCGCGTCTACCGCGTCGTGGTGGCCGAGTCGTACGCCGGTCGCACCGCCCGGCCGACCAAGGGACCGGCTCCGGTGGAGGTCGTGGACGCGCTGAACGCAATCGCCTCGTTCGCCGACAAGCCGAAGGCAGCCCCGTGGTTGCTGCTCGACCGGGACTACCTGCTCGAGGCGTTGCGCGTCTTCGAGGAGTGGCTCCCTCAGGTGGCCTGGTACGGCGTCGCGCCCACGACGCTGGAGCGCCAGCGCGCGGTGGTGGCGCTGGCGTCCGCGAAGGCGGCGGTGGCAAGCCTCGGAGGCGGGGTCGCGTCGGCGCAGGTCGCCGCCGAGCTCCTGACGGCCACCCAGGCCGCGCAGGCGGCAGCCGCCGCCGCGCAGCGCGCAGGCGCGCCGGCGCCTCCCTCGGCGCCGTGGTGGCGCGCGGAGGGGGTCATCTGGGCCGCGGTTGCGGCGCTGGGGCTGCCAGCCGCCGCTGTCTGGTGGCGGCGGAGGTCGATCCCAGGACGTCGCACGAGGCGATGATGGGTTAGGCGGCGTCGCTGTGACGCCAGTCCCATCTGGTAGACGACGCGGTCACCTCCCATTGTAGCCCGCAGGGTGAAACCGCAAAACGGCCGGGAGCCGGCCTGATTCTTTGGGGGATCCCATTCTCGTTCTTGGGATCGGCCTCAGGTTCCGTCTCCGGTTCTGCTGGTTTTTGGTTTTGGGGCCGTAGGACTCTTGCCGGATCCTTCGTCTACTTGTCTCTGTAGTGATCTTACATTACCTACTAGTAGAAGTAATAGTAGATACAGTAGAAAGACGGAGAGGAAGAGGGTCGTTGGAGGCCGGAGGCTGCTCCGCCGGACGGTCACCCCCCTGTGGTAGGTTGATCCAGATGCTACGGCCGCTGCCGCCATGGGATCTGGAACATGACCCGGAGATGCCGTCCGGGTACCGGGACGTCCACCGACACGGAGCCAAGTTCCGGGCGAGCGTCCGCACGCCGGAGGGGCGCCGCATGTGGCTCCCCGACGAGGATGACGCGGACCTCGCGGCCATTGCACGCGCCGCGTGGTACTACCAACAGAGGGGAGATGATGTCGACCAAGGACCGTGATCACGGATCCGACCACAACGCTGATCCTATGCTGGATCAGACCCGAGGAACACGCACCGGAGGGCTACTCGCGTGGGACCAGATCCCGGTCCCAGAACGGGACCCGGGGTCCCCGACCGGGTACCGAGACGTGTACCAACGCCGCCAGGGCTTCCGCGCGTGCGTGCGCCCATCTCCGGGTGTGCGGAAGTGGCTCCCCGACCAGACCACAGCGGAGGCCGCAGCCATCACGCGGGTCGTCTGGTACCGCGACAACGGGATCGTGCCGCCGGCCCCCAACCCGCACCTCGCGAAGCAACGCGCGGGGAGGAAAGCAGCGGTGGCGGCGCCTCCGATCGACAAGGTCGAGGCGCAGAAAGCGGTCATCCTCCTCCGCGAGGAGCTCCGCATCAAGCGCATGGAGGCGGAGGCGGAGCTCAGGTTGCGGACCGCAACCGAGAGGGCTCAGGCGGCCCACGAGCGCCGGCTGGAACGCGTGCAGATCGAGGCGGAGATCAAGCTCCGCGCCGCGGCGGAGCGGGCGCAGGCGGCGAAGGAGCGTCGGATGGAGCGCGTGCAGGAGCAGCACGCGGTCAAGAGCGAGCGCCGCCACCTCGAGATCTACCGCGACATCCGTCTCGTTCCGCAGCAGATGGTGGATGCCGTCGAGCGGGCACGCCAGGCCGCACGGACCCTACCCTCACGGCGCTGGGGTCCGGCCGTGAACCCGTCGTTCATCCAGGTCTGCGCGGCGCAGTGCAGTCTGTACATCTATTGGTGGGGGTATCATCTGGGGCTGCCGGTCGCCGTCGAGTTCGGCAACACGAACAACGTGACGGTCGCGGAGGAAAACGACCTCTGTGTGCCGATCGACATGTTCTTCGCCGGCCAGCCGCCATACTCGTACACCTTCCAGGGGCCGAAGCACGCGACGCCGCATCCACACGAGGAGCAGGCAGCGGCGACCAACGACTTCTTCGACTTCCTGACGCGGATCGGCCCACCGCGGTACGTACCCCTCGACGCCCTCCCGTTCAGTGAGGACGACGCGGTCCTCCGCCCGATCGCGGACCGGCTCCGCTCAGCGGAGCTCGCGACGGCGGCGATCCGGTAGGCGCCGACGGACCGGCGCGACCGCACGCTCCTCGAGTAGGAGGAGGGCGTCCCGCATGCGGATCATCGTCTCGCGGGTCTCGCGGTGGGGTTCACAGTCGATCGCGCGATCGATGGCAGTTCGGGTCGCCGCGCGTTGCTCCGAAGGCACCAACCGGTAGACGGCCAGGGCCTCCTCGCTGCAGCCGATGCCCTTGGCGTCCGCCGATCGACCCGTGGCTGCGATCCACAGCGCCGAGAGCGCCGCTGCGCGACGGCCAGGACGGGACCACTCGAAGCCCGCGAGGGCTTGCTTCACCTTGTCCATTAGCGACCTCGAAAGGAGGGGAGGGGCGGCCTGTTGGGACCCGCCGTCGGTCAGCTTAGCAAGCTGGTGCTCCAGGACGCCGTGTGTTTGCGCGTCGTACGCACGGCCACGATGACGGCTCTCTGAGCTACCTCCCCGTGAAGGGGGTCAGACGACTGCGGGCCCGCCCAGGACGGTGACGTTCTCGACGTCCGCGGCGTTGAAGACGTGCTTGGCGTCGAGTGCCTTCTGGACCGCCTCGCCGGGGTGGCGCGCCACGACGTAGATCTTCGGCGGACAACCGTTCTGGGTCGCGCTTCGGCTCGGCATGATCTGCCAGATACGGGCGTCTTCGAGGGTCGCTCGATGCATCTCGAGGTCGAGGAGGCGCTTCTCGCGATCGAAGCTGGCCTTGGTCGTGGCGATGTCGCGTTCTTGAAGTTCGCGGATCATGTCGCGAAGGCGGCGCGACTCTTGCTCGAGGAGCTCGTGGCCGGCGATCTTGGCCTCGAGCCGCGCGATCTGCAGACGGAGCTCGTCCGCCTCGGTGCGCGGCGCGTCGGGGATGTCTCCGAACGCGAGCACCGCCTCGAAGGTTTGTGGCTTGACCTCGGTCGGGGTGTAGCCCACCCCCGCCGCCGTGAAGTTCGCCACGGCCGCCGTGGCTGGGTCGATGTTGGTGTAGGCGATCTCCTGTGGGTTGCCGTCGGGGCCGAGGATCATCATCGTCGCTGGGGCGTGCGGCTGCACTGGATCAGCGTAGACGACGTCCTCGACTTCGACCTCGACCGCCGGCCCCGCTGCGGTGAGGTGAGGGAAGGCAGCGTCCAGGACCTCGCCCGGCGATGGTAGCTGCGCCGGCGCGGACATCAGGTCGAGCTGCTCGCGGGCGGGCAGCCGGTCGTCGGAACGCGGGTGCTTCTTCCTGCTCATCTCTGCTTCTCCCGATTCGGTTTGGCGACCTTCGCGAAGGCCGTCTTGATGTCGTCGTGGTCGAGGTCGACACCCAGCTGCGCCAGCTGCTCTGCCTCCCCCTCGTCATACCACGGAAGCTGACCGTCGAGACTGGGACGGATGTCCTTGGCGTTGCGGACGTCGTAGCAGACACGGTCGACGATCGACGCCTGCCCGTCCTGCAAGACGGCATCCGCCACCTCGAAGGCGGCATCTTGCGACGCGGCCAGGACCCAACATTCGTATCCTACCACAATGTTATATAATTTCAACTCGTTAGCCACCGTCAAATACCTCCCTTGGAGGGCTTCATGCGCCGTTGGTTCAGGCGTTGCTCCGTGTACGTGGCCCATCTGACGTTCCCTGGCGCGTAGCCACGATCGTTGTCAATCCGATCGATCGTCAGGTCTGGCGACGGGCGCCGTCCAACTTCTTCTATGAATTCGTCGAACGATCGGAACTCCACCGCTACACCTCGACCACCGTAGTCGCGGTATTGGGGATGCGCGGTGTTCGTACAACGCTGCACCATCTCGGCCCAGACGTAGTACTCTGGCCAGATCCTCCTACGGCGAGCGGCTCCGTGGCGGAAGCTCCGCGCAACAGTCTTCTCGGTCCGCAGGCAGCCGCACGAAGTCGTATTGCCAGAACGCAGCATGGTCGCCGTCACGACGACCTCGTTGCCGCACACGCAACGACAGCGCCAGGTCGCGTAGCTGCCGCGATTCGGCTCTCTGGCGATGACGGTAAGGCGACCGTACAGGTGCCCGCTCTCGTCCGGTGCGAACCGCCCACGTGGCATGCCCAGAAGCTATCAGACCGGGGTGACCGTCTGTCGATACCGGAGGAGCAGGCTCGGGACCATCTTGCGCAGGCGCTGGCCGAACTCGTACCCGGCCACGTTGTCATCCGAGCATGGGCCCAGGACCGAGGGGTGCATGTCCTCGAATCCACAGGAGACCCCATTCGTCCACGCCTTCGACGTCCCCAGCGCGACCGCCGCGGTCTCGGCCCAGGTCCCGATGTCCGTGCAGGGCTGCATCACGAGGAGGACCGCACCGATCGCGCAGATCGGGTCGCCGTCAGGCGCCCAGGTTCCATGGGACGAGGGGCGAACACCCCACGTCTGGCTCGGGCCGACAACGTATCCACGCGAGATGACGTCGTGCAGGGCCGCTATGACGATCTGCTCCGGCGGAAGGTTGGTCGACATTCGCTCAGCGTACCAGAGCTCCGCCGGCGAACGCGTTAAGAAAGGAGGGTCCCCTCCGGGGTCTCATCGGTCTCCTCGACCTCCTCGTTGTTCGTGTCCTGGAGACGGACGAAGGCCGTGCCTGCGATGTTGAACAGCGTCTGATCTCCCCAGACGTAGAAGGCGGCGCTGACGATCGACCAGGGATCGATCGCCGCGATGACGTCTGGGCTTACGGGTGAACCGTCGAGGGTCCGGTGGAGGATGGCCCAGTCGTCTTGGGGGGCGCGGACGTGTACGTCGTCGGCCTCCCTGACGAACATGCGGACGGCCTCGCAGACCGCGATCATGGCTTCGGGGATGGAGGGACCTTGCGTGACGATGTCGTAATCGAGGGCGTGCGCGACGATGAGCGGCGCCTCGTTCTCGGCTTCGTCGATGTGGATCAGCACCCAGGTGTTGAAGTCGTTAGCCATGGTCGATCTTGTCCTTGACGCGGCGGAAGCGGGCCAGTAGCTGAGCCTCCGACGCGTATGCCCAGCGATGGACGGTCGTCTCCCACGCTTGGTATAGCCGGTGGTCGGCGTCCGACCCCTCGCCGCGGTACACGTGGATGTGAATGGCGTAGCCGTACCGGAAGCGAAAGGCGACGCGGAGTTGGTGGGGCTTGAGACGAAGCTCTTCGCGAAGGATGGCGACGAGCACCTTCTTGCGCTCGTTGACGGCTTCGGTGCTGTCAACGGGGGTGGTGCGGATCAGGATGGCGATGGACCGCCACGGTGGGGGCGTAGGACGCGGCGTGTGGCGTCTGACCTCGATGTTCATATCAGGCGTCGTAGAAGAGGGTGGCCTTTTCCTTGGCGCGCGTGACGGCGGTGTAGAGCCAGCGGATCGAGAACTCGACCATGCCGGCACGACGCGGGAGGGGGACCTTCTCGACGAACGCGCGGTTGCCGGCGTCGCGCCCGGTCAGGAAGATCGACACGCGGCGGGCTTCACTGCCCTGGTAGACATGGCAGGTGCCGCAGTAGCCGTACGTGACGGGGACCGGGTCGTTGTAGACCTTCGCGTGCTTCTTGCCGGAGAGGTAGTCGCGGAAGCCCTCCTCTCCGAGGAACGGCATTGCGCCGTCCATGGGCTCTTTGGAGCCGGCGGCGTAGACCAGCAGGTGGCGCCCGCAGGTTGTGGTCACCTCGAGCGTGGCGATGGGGCCCAGTTGAGGCCCGGAGCGGACGCGCTCCGCGGTGAAGATGTCACCGTTCATGGCCGTGCGGCTGTTCTTGCGGACCAGGAAAGGCTCGTCCGCCTGGAGCATCGGATCCTCGATGCCGCGACGTTGACGGACGAGGCGGTTGGCCGCCATCCGGGCTTCGTTGCGCCAGGTGATGAGCATGTGGTCGTCGGGGTCGGCGAGGTAGGCCTCGACCGCCGCGGTCATCGGGTCCCGGACGGTCGTGACCGCCTTGCGAGGGATCTTGTGCTTCGTGCGGAGCTCGGTGGCGATGTCGATGACCTCGTCGTTCGAACGGACGATCGTGGTCAGCTCGGGGCCCGTCACGTGATCGAACACGCTGTAGGTCTTGCCGTGCTTCGATTCGTCGTCGGGGTCGAGTACTGGCGGCAACTGCATGCCGTCCCCGACGAAGAGGAGGTGCTGCGACCACGTCTGGACGTCGTGGAAGAGGGTCGGCGTCAGCATCGAAGCCTCGTCGATGACGACGACGTCCGTGTCCGGTTCTGGCTTGAGGTCGTCGAACCGCAGCTTGCCCTTGACCTCTTTGGGAGGGCCATAGAGGGTGCTGTGGAGTGTCGCAGCCTGGCCGGTGACGCGCGCCAGTCGCACGGCCGCCTTGCCCGTCGTCGCGCACCAGGTGGCATCACGGCCTCGGCGTTGGAGCTGGTGCTGTAGCGCCTTCAGGAGCGTCGACTTGCCCGACCCGGCGGGGCCGGTCAGCGCCAGCGTCTGCTGCCCGTCGCGCCCCAGCCACGACATGATCTGGTCCAGTGCTTGGCGCTGATCAGGGGTCAGGGTGACGTCGATCGCAGGATCGTCACCGAGGTCGTCGTCCACGTCGTCCAGGTCGTCCAGGTTCACTGGACACCACTACCACGCCGCGGTGACCGTTTGGGTCAGGCGGCTTGCGGGTCGTCGGGGTCCACGTCGGGAGCACCTTCGATCCCGAAGCCACCAGAGTGCCGTGCCGGCGCTGCCGTCCATCGGTCGGTCGCGCGGCGCCGTACTTCGTACTCGGTGATCCGCTCGAGGAAGTTCTTGGTGTCGATGATCCACTCCCGATCGGCCTCGGGCATCGTCTCGTAGGCGCGCATGTACGTCGCCAGGGCGCCCTCGGGCCAGCGGCGCGCGAACTCCGGGTCGAGGTTGGCGATCGCGTAGCAGATCACGATGTGCGCGGCTCGGAGGCCCTCGACGAGGATCGCGGCCTCGATGGGGATGCCGTCTTCCTTGAGCGTCCGGATCTGCTGTTGGAGGGCGGCCACGGCCTCGTTGGCAGTGCGGAGCGAGTTTCGAAGCTCGTCGAGCTCCGTGAGCGGCATGGTGACAGTGACGGCCATGGGAGGAGATCCTTCAGGTGTTGGGGACGGTGGATGCGAGGATCGCGGGGAGGATCTTCATGGTCCAGATCGGCCCTGGATCGATCTTGCGGTTCGGGTCGATGTCCGCATGGGTCCAGGAGAACTGCATCGCAGGGAGGCGGTAGGTGGTGGCCAGCGCGCGCACGATGCGCGTGGCTTCGGTGACCTGTGCGTTGGTGAACGCCTGGTACGTCCTTCCACCCGCCGTGGCGATGTCACGGTCAGGGACGATCGGGCCCTTCTGGCCGTTCTTGCCGAAGGGCCACCCCATCCACGACCCGGCGATCGATCGCACCTCGCCCACGCATTCGAGCTCGACGCCGAGGAAGAGCGCGTTGGCGCTGATGCGGCTCATGCCCGGTGGGGCCTTGGCCCAGCCGTGGTTCTTGGCGAAGAACCGCGCGGCAGTCGGTCCACCAGCATGCCAGGTTCCGACGGTCGTCGGCGCGCATTGCAGGATGCCGCCCTGGCGTGGGATCAGGACGTGCCAGGAGCCAACATGCTGCCCTGGCTCGGGCAGCTTCTTGATGTTCTTGCACAGCCGCTCGCCGGTGCCTTCGCCGGTCGCTGTCCAGTGCCAGGTGACCCCCTCGACGTGCCCCGACGGCGTCTGGAGTGGTTGGGTCCGGGCCGTCGAGAAGCGCTTGACGCCGAGGCCGACGAACCAGCCCTCGCCGTCGATAGTGAGCGGCTCCTCGTCGATCGTGATGTCGGGTTCGTCGGTGTCGTCGGACGTCGGCCCCTCGTGATCGCCGTGGGAGGTCAGATCGGTCAGTAGGCTCCGCAGGAACGTGAACATGGCGGCTCCTCAGTTGGGGTCGGTGTCTGCTTCGGCATCGTCGTCGGCGTCGTCCTCGTCTTCGTCCTCGTCGCCGTCGTCCTCGTCGAGCTCGTCTTCGTCGTCTTCATCCTCATCCTCGTCCTCGTCGAGCTCCTCGGTGTCCTCTTCCTCCTCATCCGGCTCGTCCGCCATGAGGAACAGGCCATCTTCCTCGAAGCCCTCGACAGCTTCGGCGATGCCTGGATCGGGGGTGTCCGCGTCCGTGGCGGCAGGGGCATCCACGGTGGCTGCCTGTTCGAGGGCTGCCTTCGCGGCCTTGGTCCGCATCCCGGCCGCGGTGCGTTCGGCGTAGGGGGCGTAGGTGCCCTTGATGTCGAGCTCGCGGCAGAGCTTCTTCCAGGTCGCCTTGGGGAGCCCGAGCCGTTGCGCGGCGAGGACTGCCTTGCCATCGCTGACCTCGAGCGCCCCTTCGATCAGGCGCCGCTTGAAGTCCCGCAGCTGGACGTAGTAGGGCGCGTTCGGATTGGACGGGGACCGTGCCACGTCACCCGGCCTCCGGGTCATTGACGGCGCTACCAACCGCTTCCAGGGCCCGCTGGAGCAGCGCGGCGCCGAGGGGCGTCCACACGACGCTGGCCAGGGCGAGGAGGGGTAGGTTCCAGACCTCGGTGGGATACGGTGGGAGTGGGTGGTCGAGGGCGCGCAGCGTCGCGGCGACCCACAAACCGTGCCAGAAACCGATGCAGGCTGGACAGTCGACGAAGCGGGCCAACCAGGTGGGATATCGCCGCCACAGGAACGACGTGATCTGGGCGCGGGACCCCAGGTAGAACAGGGCGGTGGTCAGGGTCGCGAGGATCAGGAGCTGCACGGTCAGTTCTCCTCCGTGTCCTTGGTCGTAGGTGCGATCGAGCAGATGTCCACCTGCGGCAGGTCCTCCGTGGACTGCGGTGGCGTGCTCTCCTGCGTGGGACCGTGGGCGGGTACGGCGCTATCGACCTCGTGCCGGACCTCTTCCGGGAGCTCGTCGAGGCCTTCCCCAGCGCGCGCCACGCTGGCGCCGGCTTGGGCCGTCCAGCGATCGCACAGGTAAGTGTTCTGAACCAGGTCCGTTTCGCTTGCGCCGACGCCGCAGAGGCCCAGGAGGCCGGCCGCCACGCCCTGATCGATCGTGTTGATCATCTGGCGCATGCCCACGATGACGGGGTCTTTCTCTCCCTTCTCCTTCAGAAGGGCCAAGCCATGGGCGGTCTGCAGGTCGCCGGCGCGCTTGCGCGACCAGAACGCGACCGCTGGCTCACCCTGCCGGAAGTTCACGCAGTTCCAGCAACCCTGGGTGCGTTCGAACGTCCTATGCGCCATCCCTGAGGGCGCACGAGGGTCACTGGGGGCGAGCGGGCGACGCTTGCGCATGGTCAGACGTTACCTCGAGTCCGGTTGCGGGCCCGCAAATCCTGGGGTGAAAGACGCGCCATTTCGATGATCGCACCTTCGATCCGGGGTACCGTTTGGGCATGGCACCGCCCAAGCGTCCCTCCGTGGTCTTCGACCTCAACAAGGTCCGAGGCATGAAGGAGCCCCTGTTTGTCCGCGTAGAGCGGATCAAGGGGAATGGGCCGAACGCGCTCCGAAGCCCCATCACACCGCTCCCGTCACTCGGTCCTGAGCTGGCTTCTGGGGAGGGGTGGGATATCTCGAGCGTCCTCCAGCTCGAGACGTGGCTTCGCGACGCCGTCGGTGGGGGTCTGTACAACATCACGGTCACCGATAGGGACGGAGACGCACACACCTGGGAGTGCTTCTACGACCCGCGAGTCTACGTCGAGAAGGCCTGGCCGCCCCTGGAGACCATCGTCAGTCCACCAACCCCAGGGGGGACCACCCCCACCGGACAATTCCCGCCGCCGGCGGCCATCTGGGCGACGCCACCGATCTCGCAGCCGGGCAGCTTCGCCCAGGCGCCGATCGGGACCGTGTACCAGGCCCCCGCTCCGTACGCGACACCGAACGGGGGCTACCGCCGCCCGTGGCAGGAGACGATCATGTTCGACAACCCCTTCCGCGACGACTCCAAGACCCGCGAGCTCGAGGCCCACAACCGCCAGCTGGAGACGCAGCTGCGCGACGTCGAGCGCCAGCGGATCGAGGCCGAGCACAAGGCGGAGATCGAGCGGATCGCCGCCCAGAACCGGACCCAGCTCGAGGCCATCCAGGCTGCGAGTCGTCAGCAGCTGGACGCGATCCAGGCCGAGATCCGGCGCCCCACCGGTCCGAGCCCGGAGGCCGAGCAGATGCGCGCGGAGCGCGAGCGGATGGACCGCGAGCGGCAGCAGGCGGCGATCGACCAGCGCTTCGCGCGGCTCGAGGACCTGATCGTCAAGGTCGTGGAGAAGGCAGGGCAGCCGCAGGGGCCGGACCCGCAGCTGCTCTCCCTCCAGGAGCAGATCAAGGCGCAGAACGAGCAGATGCGCCGCCAAGAGGAGGAGAACCGCCGCGAGCGCGAGCGGCTCGAGGCGGAGCGTCTGCGCGAGCGCGAGCGGCTGGAGGCGCGCGATCGCGAGCAGGCGCTGAAGGACCTCATCCGTCAGCAACAGGAGGACAGCCGGCGTTCGATCGACGAGCTCAAGGCGCAGCAGGCCGCCGCCGCTGCGGCTGCCGCGGCCGCTGCCGCGGCGAAGCCACAGCACGACCCGGTGCTCGACTTCGTGAAGGAGGCCCTGCGAGACCAGCGCGCCGTCGCCGATCGCATGGCCAACCAGATCATGACGCCGCGGGACGTGATCGGCATCTTCAAGGAGAGCGGCGATGGCGTCTCCGACCTGCGCAAGACCGTCATCAACCTCACCGGCGACATGCTCCAGCTCCAGAAGGTGGCGATGGAGAACATGATGCAGACGATGGGAGGCAACGGTGACTCCGTGACCGGTCTCATCCGTGACGCCATCTCCGACGGGAAGGAGATCGTCGGCAAGATGGTCGCCGCACGCCGCGACGAGGCTGTGAGCGCCAACCGCGCCCGCGGCGAGATCGCTCAGGCGCAGGCCGCGGCCGTCGCGGCTCAGCGTGGTGGTGGTCTCGGGGCGGCGCAGCAGCTCCCCCAGGGTCCGCGCAGTGCGCCGACGCCGCCGAGCGTGGAGACCCAACCCTCCGCCGTGAAGGCCAAGAAGGCCAAGCGCCCGAAGGAAGCGTCCGCCGCGGTCGAGGGGGCCGCCGCGGAGGCCCCGAAGGTCGAGTCGGCGAAGCCCGAGGGTGCCAAGGTCATCCAACTGCGTCGGCACGGCAAGACCGACGCGGAGTGGTTCGGTCCGGCGATGGACCACATCCAGAAGCTGCGTCGCGCTGTCGGCGAGTTCGTCGACGCGGTGATGCAGGATCCGCCGAAGCTCGTCAACGGACGGCCGCCGGGCGCGGCGCCGGAGGAGTGCGCGGCCTACCTCATCGAGGCCGCGAACCACATCCTCGGGAACCAGATCAACGTCCCCGCGTTCCACGAGCTGTTCATGACGGCTCGGTTCGCCGATCTGATCGACGTCGTCCTGCCCGACGTGCCGGTCGAGTACCACGCGGGCGTGGTCCAGAACCTCGCCGAGGCGTGGAAGGCCATGACCAAGGTCGCCGAGTCGCAGGTCGAAGCCCCCCAACTCTCCGAAGACGAAGAGGGAGACGAGGACGAGGGAGATGACGAGGACGAGGGCAGCGACGAGGACGCGGCGGGCTGAAAGGGACGTCCGATGGGCAATTGGCACATCAGCATCAGCGGCGTGGGAACGCACCACAACCAACCCCCGCACGCCGGGGACGTGGACCTCCTCGTGCGACGGTTCGTCGAGGAGCTCATCGCGCTCGGACAGGTGGTCACCCACGCTGCCCTCACCCACGGCGGCGCCGAGGAGCTCCCGGCCAACAACTTCACCGGCGCCATCGACGTACGCAAGGCGGTCCACGGCACGCATTGCGTAGAGGTCACGCTGCCGAACGGAACCCGGGTGATCCTGACCGAAGAGCGGTTGCGGGCGACGTTCGAGGAGTCGTCGACGCCGCCCACCGAACCACCGGCGACGACCTAGTCCTCGGTCGGACGGAAGCCAGCACCGCGGAGCCGCCGCCGCGCCCAGTTGGGGACGCGGGGGAGCTCGGCACGGATCATCTCACGTCGGATCTCTTCCCGCGCGTTGAAGATGCGCAGGAGCGTGAAGAGCGACATCAGCGACGACGAGAGCGCTGCGCCGGCCACGACCTTCCGCCACGGCGTGCCGACGATGAGGAACGGCAGGCCGATCAGGAAGACGCCCCGCAGGAAGGTCCAGCCCGCGAGCGCAGCGCCGGAGCCGGTCTTCTTCTCGAGGACGCCGGCGACGGTCCGGTAGGTCGGCAGCGCTGGCGCGCCGAGGGCGTACTCGGAGATCGCTCCCGCGCTCCGCCGCCGGTATGGACGCGGCGCACGAGGCAGGGTTCGAACGTAACGGCGTTGGTTGGGGCGAGACATCGAAGATCACCTCGTTCGTCTGGTGCGACGCTTGGCCCCGGCTGGACACCGCATGCCCTTGAGGGGAGTCCTCACCACGTGCGCTCGGGTGCCGACAGCACAGCGGCCCTTCTTGCCCTTGTACTTCGCCTTGGGCATCCACTTCCCACGGGGGCACCCGATGAGGAGCTCGACCTTGCCGCGGCGCTTCGTGCGGAAGCTGCGCTTGTCGAAGTAGCTCTTCGCGTGGACGACCTTCTCGCAGTACGGACCCTTCATGGCTGCCTCAGCGCGCCTCGAACCTTCGAGACGACGTGCCCGATGCCCTCGCGGTGGAGCCACGCCAGGTAGCCGACGCCGGCGAGGAAGCCCCACAGGAAGCCGGTCTTGGACCCGCCGACGAGCGCGGCGGTGTCGAGGAGCGGTGACTCGTCGATGTTCGCCAGCGTCAAGAACCGCATCGCGGCGCCCTTGGCCGCGAGCGGCGTCGTCAAGAGGACGAAGGCCTGGGTGGCCTGCGCGACGCCGGTGACGCCGCCCTTCGCGATGCCCTCGGCCAGGCTGGGCTCGGCGTCGAGGCTGGGCTTGAGCGGGAAGTCGGCCACCGGCCCGTAGAGCGCGTGGCTCTGGGCCAGGCCTTGCCATGCCTGGCGGACGTCGGCGAGCGCGCTCTGCGGCCAGTAGATGACCCCGGTGTTGAGCAGCGAGGTCGTCGCCAGCCCCGAGCCGAAGGTGGGTGTACGGACGCGCGTGGTGCCGAGTTGGCTCCGGATCAGCGCATCCAGCGGCTCGAGGAGGCCCCTCTTAACGACCGTGAGGTTGTCCCGGTCGGAGGCCGCGAGGAAGGCTGTCATGCCTCCCAGGCTACCAGATCGAACCTGGGATCCTCAACGCCGACGCCGAGACCGGGCGCGCCCGATCCCCGCGGTTCCGCTCGCGCTCGCCACCCGCCGCTTCACCGCCTCCTCCTTGATGCCGCGGTAGAAGTTCAGCGCGGACACGGCGACGACGGCGGTGGTCGTGAGGACCTGGAGGATGAACACCTTGCGCTGGTGGCGCGCGGCGTCTTCGACCGCAGCTTCGGCCGCCGTCTCGCCGAGACCCCGCTTCCGCCACGTGGGCTGAGGGCCGTAACCACCCGCCGGCGACCACCCGTTCGGCGGCACCCACGAGGTCGGCCAGAAGACCTCGGCGGTGGTGATCGGCGCGTTCTGGAAGGGGACGTAGCAGGCCTGGCTCGAGACCTGGATGTTGGTCGGGATGTAGCCGAGCCCCGCACCACCCATCGGCGAGTCGTGGTAGAAGCCTGCCTCGCCGCGCGTGTTGTACATGGCGTCGTAGGGCTTGAGGGGCTCCGGGACCGGGTAGAGCATCTCGACCTCCCACGGCGACCCTCCGTTCGGGAGGTTGCCCCAGGGGGAGAGGACAAGGCCCAGGCCGTTGGCGGCGCCGAGGATGGTGGTGATGTCGCGCATCAGCGTCCCTTCTTCATCTTCGCCGCGAGCAGCAGGACGCCCCCGAGGCCAGCGAGGAACCCAACGACCATCCCGACCTGGTGCTGCGCCGATCCGTCGGCGCCGAGGAGCTGTGGGGCTCTGAGCTGTTGGTCCCGTGCGTACGGCCAGTAGACCGACAGCTGACGGTTCTCGATCGGAGGGGGCGCGGCCGGCGCCGCCTTCGGTGCCGCCGCAGCCGGGGCTGCCGGCTTCGCGCACTGAGGGCAGTTGTGGCGCCACGGCCAGACGCCACCGTCGGGCTTGTCCTCGCCCATCGGGAAGCACGGCCCGGCGAGGAGAAGCGTGGTCGTACCGGGCGAGACGCCGACGTGGCCAGGCATGCTGGCAGCGTACCATCAGGCGCCGCCGGCTGTCGACGGCCGCCTACTTCAGGCAGTGCTTGACGAACTGGCGCTGCGCGGACGAGGTCGCGCGGTCGAGGGCGCGGAGCGCCGGGCTGTGCGTCTCCCCAGCCCCCGAGCTCTCGGCGTCGGCCTCGCCGTGCCCGCGTTCCGCCGCCAGGAGGTTGGCGAGCGATCGCTTGCACTGGCGACTGAAGGCGGCCTCCTCGGCGGTGCTGGCGTGGCGGCTCACCGCCCGTAGCGAGGTGTGCATGCGGTCGTGGTGATCGCCAGCGCTGTGCCCGAAGCCGCTGAGGCTGCGACGGCGAGTCTTCGCCACGGCGGCGACGCCGGTGACGGCGCCGATGGCACCGAGTGCGAGGGCCACCGCGATGTACGGCGTCACCTGCTGGGCGACCTGTGCCTTGATCGTCGGGATCGCCTGCTCGGCGCCCTCGCGGGCCTTGGCTTTGATCAGCTCCTCGAAGTCGGTCATCTTCTGGGCTGCGGTACCGCCGCCCGGAATGAGCTTGAAGAGAGCCATCAGGTCGTCGCGAATACCCATTTCATCACCTCATCGACGGCGGAGGAAGAACGCCGCGCCGATCGCGGCAAGGACTGCCACCCCGGCGGTGATGCCGATGGTGAGCGTGGTGGAGCGCCGCTGGATCTGCTCGGGGTTGGGTGGTGGCGGCGTCGGCGGGAAGCCCCTTCCGGGGAAGAACATGTTCGGGAGCATGAGGACCTCTCACTTCACCGCGACGTAGAGGCCGCCGAGGAGAAGAAGGCTTCCGACCGCCAGTGCCGCGATACCGACGCCGGTCGTGTACCAGGGTTTGGTCGCGTACGTCTGCGGCTGGTAGTACGGCGTCGAGGTGGTCCCTGGCGCCGGGGGTTTCGACGACTTCTCGATGTAGAGGGCGTCGACGGCCGTCTTGATGACCCGAGCGTACTGCTTCACGTAGGGCTTCGCCTTGTTCATGGCGGTCTCGGAGAGACCGGCACCGAGCAAGGCGAACTGGATGACCGTCGCAACGTCCTTCGACAGGTAGCGGGTCAGGGTCGGGATGACCGCGGCGACCGCTTGGATGGTGGTGGCGTCGAGGATGCCGGTGGCGGCGCCGGGGTTCGCCGTCGGAACGTACACGGTGAGCTTGATCAGCGACTCCTGCAACGCCTTGACGTTGGGGTCCGGTACGTCCGCGCCGAACGCGCCGAGGAGGGACATGTCCTGGCGCGAGGCCCCCGTGTACGCGATGTTGCCGAGACCGGGAACCGTGATCATGCCGAGCGACATGGCCCCACTCTACCAGTCGATCGAAGGTGCGATCTAGCGAAGTTCGGGGGGTCCGTGTACCATCGACCACGATGCGGGACTGGCAGAAGTACCTCCTCCTCGGAACCGGGGTTGCCGCCGCGGCCTTGGGCATCGGCGTCGCCGCCAGCTGGTACAGCCGGCGGCCGATCGCGGGTGCCCGCGGGCGGAAGGGATTGGCCGGTCGCGGCGAGACCGTGACCCACGTCGCCCGTCGGCCCAGGATGGCCTTTCAGCAGACGATCGGTGACATGACGCTGGCGCACTACCGGCAGGCGTTCCTGCCGATCGACCAGCGTGTCCGCCTGATCCAGGATCGTGTGTGGAAGGGCGTCCACGACCCACGGATGCGCAAGCTCGCGCTGCAGCTCACCTACTCGTGCCCGGCGCGAGACGGTGACTGCGAGGCGCGCTCCATCTACGACGCGGTCAAGGGCCGCGTCCGCTACACCGGCGACGTCGCGCCGATCAAGTTCCCCGACGGCTCGGTCGAGGCGATCGACTACTACCAGAGCCCGTGGCGGACCTGGGAGTTCAAGGGCGGCGACTGCGACGATCACAACGCGCTCGTCGCCACCCTTCTGGCCTTGAACCAGATCGAGCCCCGCCTACGCGTCACGCGCGTCCGCGGCCAGGACTGGGGCCACATCTACGTCGTCGCGGGGCTGCCGAAGCTGTCGCCGAAGCGGTGGATCGCAGCGGACACCACCCTGCCGAACAGCCGCTTCGCCGATGAGGCGCCGTACGCGCGCCACCTCGACTTCCTGATCAAGACCGCCGGCGTCTCGTTCGACAAGCCGGTCGACGTCCCCGCCTGAAGGAGCTCCCCATGCCCAGCTACAAGATGCGCGGCCAGAGCATGTATCCGGCGCTCGCCCAGTACCGACAGATGGACGACCACACCATCGCCGGCGCGTTGGGTGAGCTTGCAGCGGTCGACCCCGCCGCGGCCAAGGCCTACCAGGTGGCGCTGCTGCTCGCGAACACCCTCCAGGGCGGCTTCGCAGCCTACCACGGATACAAGCGCCACCACGAGTCGCTGCTCTGGGGCCTCGGCTGGTGGATCTTCGGCGGATCGATCCCCGTTCTGCCGACGGCGCTCATGCTCGCACAGGGCTTCGGAAAGCCGATGAAGGGGCGCTGATCTCGTGGATCCGATCCTCCAAACCGGTCTCGAGAGCGCGCGGCGCATCCTGAACGACCTCAAGGAGGTTCCCGTCCAGCTGCGCCCGGAGGTCATGCAAAACGTCCTCAGCGCGATCGATCCCACGCTCCCGGATCGGACGGCCTCAACCTCACGGAGGTTCCAGCGCATGGGCCTTCCGGCCGAGGACGCGCTCGAGGCGGCCCTTGGATCGGAGATCGCCAGCGGCATCGTGAAGGAGCTCGTCCGTCTCGGGAAGGCCCAGCGCAGCCTCAGCGGCGCGCTCGGTAGCTACTTCCTGCGCGGGCTCGGTAGCTACTTCGCGCCAGGCGAGCTCGGCGGGTGGACCGACTTCGTCGGCCGCCAGGTCAAGAGGGTCACGCGACCGGTCGCCCGCGTCGTCTCCCGTGAGGCCCGCCAGACCGGCAGCGACGTCGCGAGCTGGACGACGCGCATGGTACGGAAGACCGTCAACGGCGTTCAGGACGCTGGCTGCAAGCTCGTCGGCAACTCGACTGCCACGACCGCGGCAACTGTTGCGGCCGGTGCCAAGGGAGGCGCCGGCGCAGCCGCGTCGGCGCAGCAAGGCATCGCCGTCGCACAGGGCATGTGCGCTACGACGGCGCCAGCCGCGGCGTCGACGCCACTACCCCCGCCGCCTCCGCCCTCGCCTTACCCCCCGTGGGCTCCGTACGCCGGCGTCGGCTTCGTCGCGGTCTTCGGGGTCCTCGTTCTCGCCATCATCGCCAAGAAGAAAAAGCAGAGGAGTTGATCATGCTCGGTCTCATCCCCAGCTACCAGTTCTCGGCGGACCCGCGGATCAACCCGCTGCTCAACCCGAACGTTCCGACGCGGCCTCCGACGCAGCAGCAGTACCTCGGCTGCCCAGGCTGCGCACGGTCGAACCTCGGCTTCCCGATGTTCGACATGCTCGATCCGGTTCGAGCGGGCCTGGGCGCGATCACCGATCGCTGGCCCGCGCTCAAGATCGCCGGTGGTGTCGGCATCGCCGCGCTGGTCGCGTACGCCCTTCTGCACAAGCGCAAGCGCCGATAAGCGCTGCCCCGACCTCGCTTCGTCGACCATGCGCACCCACGAAAACGGAGAGCACCGCCCGCGACGCGTGGGATCTCCGATGTTTGGCAGTTGATCGCAGGTTCGATCCACGCTACCGTCGACACTATGAAGAAGGCACCGTTCGCGTACGTTCGCCCCGATGTGACGTCGTGGACGAATGTCCGCCAGCCGATTCCGGGCTACCATCCGGTCCAGGCGGCGATGAACGTCGCCTGGCAGTTCACCGCTGCGCCGCAGTTCGGCATCGAGATCACGAGCGCGGCGCCGGCCACGACTGCAGTGGTGTCGCCGCCGACTTCGCCGCCGGTGAACGGGCTCGGCTACGCACCGCTCCCGTACTACTACGGCTTCAGCGCCGGGAAGCCACGCCTCGTGGATCGCGTCCGGGGCTGGTTCCTCAAGCGCCGCATCCAGCGCGCGGCGGCGCTCGTCGCGACGACCGCGGCGACGCCGGTCGCCACCTCGCCGTCGACCCCGCCTCAAGCCGCGGCGCCGTTCCAGCCGGGTACGCTGCGCAACGTCCACGGCTACGCCTGGGGCCGACCGCCGATGCAACCGGTCATGACCGCCGCCATGAACATCGTCGGCAAGACGACCGCGGCGGCGATGCATCCGCCGACCTCGACGCCCATCATCACCGCCGAGCAGCACGGCGCCTACGCAGTCCCGGTCGGCCAGCAGTGGACCGCCGGGCTCCCCGCGATCGTCGAGGAGGCTGCCGACCAGCGCGGCTGGCGCCAGTTCGTCAACCCGATGCGCGAGTCGGCGGCCAACATGCCGCAAGCCCCTTCGCCGCCACCGCTGCCCGACGAGGGCGAGGAGCACTGATGCCGAGCGTGATCACACTCGACGGTCCCCGCCGCGGCAAGAAGCGCCGCGGTGCGGGGCTGGGCGATGACGGTGCCGCCGTCGATGCCGACGGCTGCCGCTGCATCTACAACAGCCGAACCAAGCGCTGGGGGCGACTCTGCCCCGACAAGCGCGTCAAGACCGGATGGGCCTTCCAAAAGGGAGGCGCTGCCAAGTGCGCCCGCTGAACCCGAGGCCACACGTGACCTTCACCAGAGGAGACGACAGATGAAGCACCTGAGCGAGGTCAACCTGCTTGGCCTCAACGAGTTCGGCGAGCCCGAGGGCCTGCCTCCCCTGTACGGCGCCTTCATCGGCGCCGGCGCGCCCGCCATCGTGAGCGCCCTCGTCCGCATGGCGACGGACAAGGGATCGAGCTGGTACATGAAGAGCGACGACGTCGGCTTCGGCGTCGGCGCGGCCGCTGCGCTGGGGCTGTGGGCGATGCCCTCGACCCGCCGCGCCGGCGTCATGGCCGGTCTCGGTCTCCTCGTCTCGGCCGGCGTGCGTTTCGTCGAGCGCCACCTGATGGGCTCCGCGGCCCTCGGCCTGCCCCAGGTCGACTACCTGAACGGCTTCGGCCTGCCCCAGGTCGACTACCTGAACGGCGCCATGGGTCTGCCCGCCGCGACTCCGCAGTCGCCGGCCTACGGCATGATCAACGGCGGCTCGATCGCCGGTGCGTCGCTGTCGGAGTCGCCGCCGGTCGATCTGCTCGGCCAGTCCGCGCAGTCGGATCAGGTCAACCTGCTCGGCGGCCCCCAGACGTCGAACCTCGCCGGCGCGTACGGCGGCACGATCTGGGGCTGATCCCGACCCACGTCCACCAAGCCCTGCGCTAGGGAGGTCCGCCCTCCCCGATAGGGCTGCAAGTCCTCACCCTCTCAGGAGAAAAGACAATGTCGCAGGGAACTGTTGGTGTATCCCCAGGAACGACCACGGTCAAGCTCTCGGACGGGACCGTGATCTCCCTCCGTGACTGGATCGACGACAGCTACTTCTCGGCCGTCCAGCTGTCGAACGCGCAGCAGGCGCAGGTCGAGGCCTTCGCGGTCGGCCGCTCGCAGCCGATCCCCGGCGGTACTCGCCCGATGTCGCGCGTCGACACGAACGTGCCGCGCGCCGGCGACTCCGGCCTGCCGCAGGGCTACGCGATGCTCGTGTACGCGATCTGCGTGCGCTGCAACCGCGTCTGCCGCGCTGCCGGCGCCCAGCCGGTCCTCGGCGACTTCTCGGACCCGCCGACGCTCCGCACGCTGTTCAACATCAACCGCGTGACCGCGCTGCGGTTCGAGTACAACAACAAGGAGTTCACCACCGGACAGCTCGAGTACTACCCGCAGGGGTCGGGCTACTCGCTGTTCACGACGGCGGCGAACATCGAGCTCGCGCAGAACGGCATCCCCAGCCCGCGTGACCGCGCGTCGCTGGTGCTGCCGATCTACCTGCGCGACGGCATCTCGTACAAGATGCAGTTCCAGCCGGAAACCGCCCTCGCGATCGCGCAGGCGGCCTCGGACGGTGGTGCGGTGCTCGGCTTCGCGGACTTCGTCGTCCGCCTCGTCGGCCTGATCCAGCGCCCGATCACCTGATCGGACGGCGCCCTCGACGGCGCCTGGCTATCCCCCAAAGGGCCCGTACGGCGAAGTGCCGACGGGCCCTTGGCCTTTTGATCGCAGGTTCGATCGTCGTCTGGTAGGATGGCCTTGACGTCGGGGAATCAAGTCCAAACCCCTCGACGATCGGGAGCTCTTCCATGGGTCGCCTGCCAAGCACGTTCGCTGGTCTCAACATCACCTTCCGCGAGCCGTTCTCGATCCCGGGCGAGCTCATCGTCCCCTTCTCGGCCTCAGGCGTTCAGTTCCCCGACGCGACGTTCCTGAACTCCTTCGATCGCCCGTTCGAGATCCATCGGATGATCCCACGGGTGACCGGCCTCGATGCCAACAACGTCATCCTGGCCATCCAGCCGTCTTCGGTCTTCGACATCCTCTTGCGCTTCGTGCGCGTGCGCATCCAGGACGTCTCGAAGGATCACCTGTGGACCCGCGCCCCGACCCTCCTCCACACCCTGATCAAGGGCCAGTCGGAGGCGACCTGGGAGCTCGCTGAGCCGCTCTACCTGAAGAAGGCCGAGCAGCTCATCATCTCAGTCGACACGCTCGCGGTGCCGGCGGTGGCGTTCAACCCCGTGGTGGCCAACCTCCGGATCGAGCTCACCTTCCAGGGCTTCCACGTCACGGTCGCGCCGCCGTCCGAGGCGCGCTGAGCCGGGGGAGGACGACCATGTCTCCCCGCGCCATGCAACCGTCGACGGTCAAGACCATGACCGTCCCCAACCTCGGCGTCGGCGCGCCGGCGGTCATCACCTACGCGTCGAAGGTACCGATCCGCGTCGTCGTTCGGAACGTCGGTCCGGTCAACATCTTCTTCGCCCACACAGCACAGGACGTCAACATCGCGAGCAACACCCAAGCGACGTTCCTGATCCCGCCCAACTCCGAGGCGACCTTCGTCTTGGCGCCCGAGCAGGGCTGCCACGCGGCGGGGTCCGGTGCGATCGGACTCATCTCCGTCGCAATCTCGGAGGCGTGGCCGACCGCAATCGGAGGCTGAGCCTATGGTCTGGATCAACAGCGCCATCTCCGTCGATGACGTCCTCGCGCAGAGGAACAACGTCTTCGAGATCCTCATCGCCCGTTGGGGCGATACGGTCGTCGCGAACGACCCGGACGGCACGAACCTCGTCTTCCCACCCATCAACTCCAAGGCCATGCCGGCGTTGGGCGGCCTCGCCATCGGCCCCCGCAGCACTGTCGACCGCGTCTGGGTGTCGTACTCGCTGCAGAAGCTGGTCCCGAGCGCAAGCCTCTGGGACTTCGCTCGCCGCGTCTCCGTGAAGGCGCCACTGGCCTTCTCGCAACCGGCGACTCAGAACGTGGTCCCGACCGCCGTCTTCAACACGACGTCGTCGTTGGTCATTACGACCTTCGCCGGAACGCTCACCGAAGAGCTCTTCCAGTTCGGGAACACGTACGTGAAGGCGGACGGGTCAACGGCGACGTTCGGGACCACGGTCCCCAACGCGGCGTACAACGCCCCGCTCCTACACCTCTACGCCTACCTGGGCGCCCCGCCGCCCATCATCCCCACGTCGCGGTTCCCGCTCTACCAGACCGGCCAGGTGACGACTGCTGGCGCTGGCGCCGGCGTCGAGAAGCTGGCCGCGCAGTTCCCAGTCTCTGGCCGGCGGACGATCATCGTCTACACGAAGGGCAGCGCGGCGGCGGACGTCCGTGTCGGGCTCATCGACAACTTCTTCAACATGCGCGAGGCTACCGTGGCCTCTGCCGCCGCCGTCGCCTCGACCACCACGTCGCGGTTCGTCATCAACCCCGCCCTCGGCGAGTACCTGATGATCTACTACAACAACGTGGCGGACGGAGCGACCTTCGCCTTCGAGACGTACGCGACCGACGAGTAGCTCGTCAGTGGCGGGTCGCGGTGGCGTGTCCGAAGTGCCAGCAGGTCAAGCCGGTCGCGGGGTCGACGAACTCCGCGATCCACGACCCGCGAAGCTTCCCGCCACAGTTGTCCACGAAGTCGAAGCGGTACTGCTTGCCGCTCGACTCCATGTAGACCACGAGGGCCGCGGGCGGCCTCGTGAGCGTCCGGTTCAGCGAGAAGCTGGACGGGGAGATGCCGCCCGCCGCATCAAGCGTGAACTGGGTGGTGAAGGTACCGCTCAGGTAGGAGCGCTGCTGCCCGGCGCAGGCCTGCGCGATGGCGTAGCCCTCGACCTTGTACGTCCCGGAGACCCCCAGGTAGGGGGTGATCTTGGCGAACATCGTCTGCCACCAACGCATGATCCCATCATCTGAGACGGTCGCGTCGGTGTCAACACAGGTCATCTCGGCGCGGGTCTCGTCGTACACACAGGGCTCGTCCACCGCACAGCCCACGAGGAGCAGGAGGCCGGCCAGACAGGTCATCGTGCGCATGGTAGCCGGACGGTACCACGCGAAATGACCTTCCGCAAATGGTCTTCAGCGATGCCGTGCGGCCAGGAATTGGTCTCGCGTGACCTCCATGACGTAGCTGAGGATGACCGCCTGGGCCTGCGCGTCTTCGGCTCCTTTCAACCCGCGCTCCCGGACCCACCCCTGGATCAGCTGTTGGAGGCTCTCCTGGGAGAGGCCTGAGCCGGCGTAGAGCCCGACCAACGTCCGGTCGATGCGGTCGTCGAGGATCGCCATCCCGACCAGCGCCGCCTGCCAGTCGGTGGGTAGGGCGTCGGTGACCGTCGGCGAGGTGACCCAGACGCTCTCGGTGAGGAGGTTCGGCAAGCCCCACCGCCAGCGGGGTGGACGCTTCAGCGCCGTCGCAGGACAGTTGCAGCGGGCGAAGGTCTGGCAGAGGTAGGTCGCGACGGGACGATAGACCTGATATAGCTTTGGGGGCTCGGCCATCCCGGCGTGGTAGCACACCGGGGTGACGGTTAGCGCTGTTCCGGCGCGACATCCTGAAAGGACGTCTCGTCTTCCGACGCGTCCTGGAGGAGATCGAAGTCGACCACGACTTTACGGGTTTCCATCTCGTGGACCGTGAGCTTCCGGGTATCCACCTCGTGGATGCTCGGCTCCACGATCGGCCCCGCCTCGCCAAGGATCGTCGCGCCGTACGATCCGATCGGGACGCACCTCGCGAGCGCGCGGGCGACATCCTCCTCGTCATAGGCGGTGGGCGCGGTGTCTGCGATGGGTGCCGGCGTCGGGGTCGACGTGTCCGGGGGCTTAGCGGCCGCCGTGCCGAAGAATGCAGCCACGCACGCTGCGGCTGCCATACGGGTGTAGATGCCGACGTCGTCGACGACGCGCCAGCGCGCGACGCCCATGGCATCGGCGCCGTCTTGGCGTTCGACGATGACCGCGTTGTGGCGTCGGTTAGGTCCGTGCCACTCGCTGAGGTAGATCACCCGGCAGGGGGTGCCCGTGAAGTCGTCCTGGCCGGTGTAAACGACTTCGCGCCGCGTCTGATAGTCATGAGTCATCGTCCTACGAGTACCATGGCGGGGTGACGGTCCCTGGTAAGTGCCCCACGGAACAGGGACCGTGGATCGAAGGTGGGATCGCGTGGTACCGTCGAAGCATGGCGGACCAGCTCACCTCCGAGCAGGCAGAGAGCCTCAAGCGGACGACGGCCTACATCGACCAAACCCGCGAGAACCTTCGGGTGATGGCGAAGCACATCACCCTGCTCCTCGGAGCGGGCCGGGCTACCTGCGCACAGCTCAAGGCCTACAACCTCTTCGCGATCTCCATCTACGAGACGCAGCGCGGGATGCTCGCGCAGCTGCGCGCCCAGAACGTCGCGGGGCTCCCGGAGAGCGTCCCGGCGCCGACCCTGTTCGCCTGGAAGGGTGTCCCTGGCGAGAAGGCCATCCTCTTCGACTGTGGCAGCGGTGCGACTGCAGGCAGCCTCGCGGGTGCCATGTTCAACGACGACACGGCGCCGCAGCTCCTGGGTGCACTCCGGGAGGCGACGCAGCCGGCCTCGGCCGCGAACCGCTTCGTCTCGTCCGCTGACGTCAAGGTCCTCACCACCGACCAGAACTTCCTCCAGGCGAAGGCGCCTTCGCTGGCGGAGCTCACGACACGGCTCACCCAGACGGGCGAGCTCGGCCTCGGCCCGCTGACCATCGTCATCGTCGGCCTGTTCGTCGTCCTCGGCGTCCTCGCGGCGGTGCGCCTCTACGGCTGGTACGCGGAGATGAAGATCTCCGAGAACAGCGCCAAGGTCTCGGCGAACTACACCACGCAGCTGAACGCAGCCTACAAGACGGCGACGAGCTGCCTCGAGCAATGCATCGCCACGGGCTCGCGCGGCGACGCGTGCGCCAAGGCCTGCGATCGCCTGGTGCCGGATCCGCAGGCGCCCGGCCAGGTGGCTCCGACGAACACCCTGACCACCGTGGGCTACGTCGCCCTGGCGGGCCTCGCCCTCTACGGCGGCTGGCGGGCCTGGGCGTGGTGGACCGATCGCAGCGCCGGAGCCTACGCAGGCGCCCGTCGTCCCGGCCGACGCGTCATCGATATCGACGAGGACGGCAACGTCCTCTAGGGTCACGGCCGCGTGTGGTTGTGCCAGCGGTACGCCTCGGAGAGGATATGATCGACGGACCGGGCGTCGACGGCTCCTTCGATCCGAAGGGGCGCTGCGCCGCGACGCACCACGATGGTGGTCGGCGTTGCCCGGACCTGGTACTGGTCCGCAGCCGCCTGGATCGCCGCGTCGGCGCTCGCTAGGTTGAGCAGGATCACCTTCAGGCCGGCCATGCGGTAGGCCTGCGCGCGTGGGGCGAGGATGGGGACGAAGTCGTCGCACGCGCCGCAGCCTGGCTGCACGAAGATCAGAACGGCGGCACCCTCGTGTGAGAGGTCGATGGTCTTGGCGGCCATGGCCGCTCCATCCTAACACACCCACGCGTAGGGCACGGCGATGCGTGGTCGTTGAGATCGAAGGTGCGATCCCCTACACTGGCCCCAGGCCTGGTGATGCCACACGCCACCCGAGCGCCCGCGAAAAGAAGGGGTTAGCGCATGGACCGTCTGCTCCGAATCATCGCGTTCAACACGATCGGTCCCGGCGCCACATCGACGGTCACGGATGTCCAGGGGCTCCTGTACACCGCGGCGGATCCGGCGGGAACGATCCCCATCGCGGCGGACCAGCTCTTCCTCGACAACGGCAGCTTCTCGGTCACCAACATCACGACCACGTCGATCACCGTCCGCAACAACGGCGCGGGGGTCGGGTCGTGCAACGTCCTCCTCTGGCACTGGCACACGTTCATCCGCAACTTCGGAGCGACGGGCGGCACGCCCGACACGCTCTTCAAGGCGCTGACGCCGCAGCCGTTCATCGTCGCCGGCGGCAGCGGCAGCGGCGGCGGCGTCGCCGGCTACCAGGCCTTCACGTACACCGCTACCGGTATCGAGGGCACCGACTTCATCGTCACCCTCCCGGTCGCCGAGCTCAACGACAACTACGTCGTGATCCCCGGCCAGGCGGGTCAGCAGATCGCCCAGTACACCGTCGAATGCCCGGACCTCGTCGCCGGAGATCGAACGCCGACGCAGTTCCGGGTCCTGACGAGCCTCGCGCCGTCCGCCGGCGACAAGATCGACTTCATGCTCGCCACCAGGACCTGATGGGAGATCGTCCATGGCAAACCGCCTTCATCAGGTTTTGTCGTTCGCGAACGTCGCGGGCGGCGGAAACGCGTCGCTCCCGCACAGTCTGAACGTCAACGCCGTCGCGTTGATCCCGGACCGGATCTTCTTCGATACGGCGGGCTTCACCGCCACCGCCGACGCCACCCAGGTCACCGTCACGAACACCACGGGTGGGATCCTGAGCGTCGATGTCTGGCTCGAGATCCTCCACAGCGAACTCCGCGTCTTCGGCGCCGAGGCAACCACCTTCCTCATTCCGCGGCCGTTCGTGTCCATCGGCGGCTCGGCCGGCGGCGGGTCGGGTACGGCTCAGGTCTTCCGCTACTCGGCGTCGGGAGCCGAGGGTAGCGACTTCTTCATCACCCTCCCCGCCGCGCGCGCCAGCGACGCCTACCGCATCCAGATGACACAGGCGGGCGGCGCCACCGTCATCGGCTACTCGCTTCCCGATGCGGTAGCTGGCGATCGCACCACCACGCAGTTCCGGGTGCAGACCACAACCAGCCTCGTCTCGGGCCATGTGTTCGACATCCGGGTGGAGGATCCGACATGAGCCTTCCCTTCGCCTCTGACGTGGTCTCCCTGGGCGGTGCTGCGACCTCGCCGACTCTGCAACCCGGCGCCGCGGATCCCTCGAGCGGCGGTGGTGTCGTCGCGGCTCTTGGCTCCTTCTACTACCAGACATCGACGAGCCTGATCTGGCAGAAGGTGGGATCCGCGGACACCGCCTGGGTTCCCCTCACACCACGGGACCTCTTCGGCGACGGCTCCGACGGTGCGCTCACCGTTGCGGGCACCGTCACGCTCACACGCGATACCTACTACACGAATCTGACGGTCCCCGCCGGACAGATCCTGCAACCAGGGGGTTGCCGCATCTGGGTGCGCGGCACGCTCACGGTCGATGTTGGTGGCATCATCCGCACGAACGGCGTGAACGCGTCCGGATCGTCGGGAGGCGGCGCGGTCACCGCGGCGGTCTGGGGCAGTTCGTCGGGGGCTGGCGGTAACGGAACCGCCACCAATGGCAACGCCGGCACCAACCGCACCGAATGCATCCCGGGCTTCACGGGCTCGGGAGGCGCCGGTGGCGCGGGATCCGGCGGCACCGCGGGCGGCGGCGGTACGGTCACGGCCGCGGTGGCCAACCGCGGTACGGTGCGGAATCCCATCTCGGGGGGCGTCGGCAACTACTTCTCCACGGCAGGCCTCATCCAGCTTCAACCGGGAGCAGGCGGTGGTGCCGGTGGTGGCGATGGCGGGACGGCGGGGCGCGGTGGCGGTTCGGGTGCAGGTGGCATATTCATCTTCGCTCGCGAGGTCGTCAACAACGGAACCATCTCGGCGAACGGCGGCGCAGGGGCCACGCTGGCCGCGGCGGGCATCGGCGGCGGCGGCGGTGGCGGTGGCGGGGTCATCATCATCGGCTTCCACGCCTTCTCGGGGAGTACGCCGACGGTGCTCGGCGGCGCGGGCGGTGCGGGTGGAGGCGGTGGTGGTCTCACCGGAAGCGACGGCAACCCTGGGATCTACATCCCCCTGCAGCTGTAAAGGACCCCGCCCATGACGGCAGGCTACGCTGGCGCCATCAAGATCCGCCTCAACCTCGTCGACATCCTCAGCCAGCCTGGGGATCCGACGGCGGGGGGTGGCGTGTCCGCCGTCATCGGCTCGTTGTACAGCCGCGAGGGGACGCCGGGTGCCTACCAGAAGACCGCAGCGGGCAACACCGCGTGGACGATCCTGAACCAATCGTTCCACTGGTACTCGGTCCGCGACTACGGTGCCGCCGGCGACGGCGTCGCCGACGACCGCGTCCCGATCAACAACGCCATCATCGCCTGCAACGCGGCCGGCGGCGGGGTCGTCTACGCCCCGCGCGGGACGTACCTCATGTCGAAGGACGGAGCCAATCCGTACTCCATCGACATGAACGCGATGGCCAACGTCATCATCGTCGGGCAGGGCAGCGCGACCGTCTTCAAGCAGAGCGGCAACGCCGGTGCGGCAGCGTGGAGCCTCTTCCGGATCCGCGGCAACGCGTCAAAGATCCGATTCGAGGATGTGACCTTCGACGGTAGCGGGCTCTCGAACCCGGCGGCGTCGCGGCAGAACCACCTGGTCGAGATCGGCGACGGTACCGGCTCTCCGACGGAGATCCAGTTCTTCCGCTGCCGCTTCCAAAACACAGTCGCGAACGCGGGCGACGGCCTCCACCTCTTCGGCGCAGCTGGCAACCTGGTGCAGCGCGTGTGGGTCCTCGACTCGGTCTTCGAGTCGATCGCCCGCTATGGCGTCGGCGTCGAGCAGGGCGTGTCGAACCTCTGGGTCTGCGACAGCTACCTGACCGGCTGCGAGCGCGAGATCGCCTTCGTCTCGACCGCGGCGGGGGTGACGCAGGACGTCGTCATCACCGGCAACGAGATCATCCACACCCACGCCACCGAGCGGCGTGCGGTGTCCCTCGTCGGCCACGACACCGATCGCATCAACGCGATGGCGTTCAACAACAACGTCATCCTGAACGGCTTCGTCGAGATCACGAACGTCGCGGACTCCACCTTCGTCGGCAATGTTCAGACCAGCGGTGTCTACGCCAGCACCGACGCCTCCTGGCGCGTGACGCGTCGAGTGAGCCATCTGGCCTTCTCGGGCAACGTCTGGGTCCGCACGAGCGGTGCCGGTGTCGGTGCGTGCTTCTCGATGGAGCTCGCGGATGCCATCCAGCCGACGATCGTCCGCTGCGGCAACAACACCCTCGTGCAGGAGGTCACGGCCGCGCCGTTCATCTACCTGCTCGACCCGATCAACGTGTCGGTCGGCGACAACATCTGCCGGAGCTCGAACGCGGGCGCCACCGCGGTCGACGCCATCGACGTTCAGGCGGTCAACGCCGCCGTCGACGGCGTCCAGCTCGTCGGCAACCAGATGACGGCGGCCGCGGGTACGTTCCGATCGGCCATTCGCCTCCTCTGCAATGGCGCCAACATCGTCAACGTGCAGATGGTCGACAACCAGGCCGACCAGATCGACGTCGGCATCCGCTACGAGGACGCCGGTGGTGGTTCGCTCACCACTGGCCAGCTGATGGACGCCACCAACCTGTGGGACGCCGCGACGGCCGACTACTCCGAGGTCGGCACCACCGTATTCCCGTACATCGGCCTCAACGCGTCGGCGGTCGGCACCACGTACCGCACCGGCAACGGTTCGCCCGAAGGCGTCGTCACCGCCCGCGTCGGGTCGCTATACGCCCGCCGTGACGGTGGCCAGGACACCGCGTTCTACTACAAGGAGACCGGCACCGGCGCCGCAGGCTGGGTCCCCTGTGGCGGTGGACCGGTCGTCTTCGGCATCGGCGACGCCGGCACGGTCGCGACGGCGCTGTACTTCGCGCCCGGCTTCACCACGGCGACCGCCGGCGCCACCGAGCTCCAGATCAATCTCCCTCGCCCGGGGACGGTCCGCAACCTGCGCGTCCACGTGACCGGTGCTGGCACCGACGCCGCGACCGTCACGTACACCGTCCGCAAGAACGGCGTGGACACCACGCTCCTGACGACCCTTGGCAACACCGCCACCGGCAACGCCGTGGACACGACCCACACCTTCACGGTGGTCGCTGGAGACCTGCTCTCCATCAGCATCACGAAGTCGGGCGCGGTCACCGCGGGGCAGACGAACGTGACGGCTACCGTGGAGCTGATCTGATGACGGCCGGCGTCTTCGGCACCCAGAAGCTGCGGGTCAACCTGATCGACGCAGCACAGCAAGCGACGTCGTACGATACCGCTCCGTACGCGGCGACGGTGGGTTCCATCGGTATCGATACGTCCACGGTCCTGCCGCGCACGTGGCTCAAGACCAGCACGCCAACCTCCGGCTGGACGATCCAGAACCTGCACAACCTACGCGTGTACAACGCGGTCCGCGACTTCGGCTTCGTGCGCGATGGCGTAACGAACAACGACGCGATGGCGAAGACGGCGATCGCGACGATGTCGGCTGCTGGTGGCGGCATCCTCTACTTCCCCCCGGGGAACTACGCATTCCAGCGCCCCGCCCCGCCCAACGTGTGGAACTTCGAGCTCAACGGCGTCACCGACATCTTCTTCTTGGGTGACGGTCCTGCCTCGAAGTTGCTCATGACCGGCTCGTCCGGCCTCCAGGATTACTACCTCTTCTATGTCCACGGCGGCTCGAAGCGGATCCGCTTCTACAACCTCGGGTTCGATGGCCTCAGCCTCACCAACATTTCCGAGCAGGACCACATCATCCGCATCCGCGGCGCGGCCTCCGACGCGGTCGGCCCGACGGACGTCGAGGTCGTCGGCTGCTGGTTCTTCGGGCAGCCCGGCGATGGCATCCAGATCCTCGGCGAGTCGGCCAAAGAGGTCACCAACGTCCGCATCGTCGCCAACGCGCTCGACTGCGTGAGCTCGCGTTCGGGCATCGGCATCCAGCGCGCGACGGGGCGGATCATCATCTCGCACAACTGGCTGAGCGGCCCCCACGACCAGGAGATCGACTTCGAGCCGACGGGTCTGGTGGGCAACTTCGAATTCAACATCCACTGTAACCAGACCCACAACGTCTCGAACTCGGCGCTGAGCTGTACGTTCACCGGAGACGGTCCGGGCGCCACCTCGCACAAGCGATCGGTGATCGCCAGCAACGTCATTCGCGGGTCGGTCGACGCCCTGAACCTGCAGAACGTCGACATGATCGGCAACGTCTTCGTGCGCGATGTCGAAGGCAACGTCGATCCGGATCTCGGCACCGGCCGCCCACAGGTCAAGCTCTTCCGCTACATCGAGGGCCTGACCTACACCGCCAACATCGCCCGCTACATCGTCGCGGCCTCCGCCGTCGACGTCACGCCGGTGTACATCTTCGGCGTGGGCGGGTCCACGTTGCCGTCGAAGGTGCACGTCAGCAACAGCATCGCCGACTCCACGCGTGGCCCGACCGGCTTCGTCATCGAATCGGCGTACGAGGTACTGGTCGCGGGGTGCATCGCACGGATGACCCCTACCGCCGTCAACACCGCGGTCGGCTTCAACCTGCGCGCCATCGAAGGTCTCGGCGACCACCAGACGGTGCGTGGGTCCATGGCGTTGACCGGCGGACTGAATCTGCTGACCTGCGTCAACTTCTCGGCGTCCCCCGGATCGATCAGCAACTCGACCGTCAGCGGTTGCATGGTCATCAACGCGTTCTCGATCGCACGATGGACGCGAGGTACGACGGAGCCGATCTTCGGCTCGCGGATCGCCCAACACAACCTCGGCGTCATCACCAACGCCGGCATCGAGGTCCCCGCCGACAACACGGGGGCCGTGGTCTCTACGCTTCCGATGCCGTACGTCATGACCAATGGCGACACCCTGACCGTCGCCGTCAATGGCGGCGCGCCGCAGACCATCACCTTCAGCTGTACGCAGGCGCAGCGCACTGGCGTCGCCGGTACCTACCCGACCGGCTTCGTCGGTGGTGAGGCGCTCACGGTCAACATCGACGCGACGACAAATCAGTCGATCGTCTTCACGGCGGCCGACCAGGCCCTCGTCGACGTCATCAACCGCATCAACGGTGTCCTCACGACCGCCGTCGCCTCCAACAGCGGCGGCCAGCTACGCATCACGTCGAACCGGTGTGGTCTCGGCTCTCGCGTGCAGGTCGTTGGCGGCACCGCGGCTGCCACGCTCGGCATGGCCGTCGGCTCCACCAGCGGCACCGGCAACGTCTCCGACATCCTGAACGTGTCGAGCAAGGAAGTCGGCGACGCCGCAACGACGACGCTGGCGGGTGGTAGGGGCGGCGGTTCGATCCTCCTCACCAACCAGGCGGATGGGACCCCGGTACCGGCCCGGATCTGGACCACCACCTCCGGCAACGCGGGCAGCATCCAGGTCACCGGTGGTACCGCGAACGCGCTCATCGGCTTCCCGACCGGCGTCGTTGTTGGCGCGTCCGTGGGCGTCACCGCAGGCGGCAACGCCGGTCTGGGGCGACAGATCGCCCTCATGGCGCTCGCTGCGGGTCCGCAGAACAACGTCACCGCTCCGATCGGTTCCGCCCTCGTCAACTCGAGCGGCGGCCAAGCGACGGTCCTCTGGACGAAGGAGGCCGCCGCCAACAACACTGGCTGGGCTTCCGTCGGCGGCTTCCCCGTCACCTTCGGCACCGTCGACACGGACGCCGCGGTGACCGCCGCGCGCTTCATGGCGCCGGGCTTCGGCCAGGCGTTGGTCGGCACCACCGAGATCCAGCTCAACATCCCCCGCGCCTGCATCATCCGCAATCTGCGCATGCACTGCACGGCCGGCGTCGGCGCCGGCAACACGGTCTACACCATGCGGAAGAACGGCGCCTCGACCGGTCTCGTGCTGACCGTCGCCCACACAGCGTCGAGCGGCTCGTCGGCCTCGGCCTCCATCTCGTTCGCCGCGGGTGACCTGCTCTCGATGCAGGTCACCAAGTCGGCGCTCCCGGGCACGGCGCAGACCAACGTCCTCGTGACGCTCGAGCTCATCTAGCGCCGGCGCGGGACCGGCGTGCTGTCGAGGGCGGCGTCGACATGGACGGCGAGGCTGTCCTCGTCCTCCGAGATCTCGACGGGGATGGCATCGTTCTGTGGACCGCTGTCGATGTCGTCGGCGAGCTGCTCGAACTTGTCGGAGAGGTCGTCCATCGAGGCGTAGATGGCCGCGCGCTCGCGGTCGGACGCCTCGAGCGCAGCCTCCATGTCCGGATCGAGCGGGAGCTCGGGCGCTCGGCCAGAGGGGATGGAGGCGTTGACCAGTGCCATGATCCGACGATGTCCTTCCGGCAGCGGCACGTCAGCGCCCCCGGCTGTTGATCCTGCGCGACAGCGCGCCGAGGACCTCGGTCGCCTTCTCGGCGAGCTTGTGGTACTCGCGGGCGTACGACTCCGACATGGTGATCTGCCGGTTGGCCATGGCCTGGATCTCCTGCCGATGCCTCTCCTCACTCGCGACCGCCTCCTCACGTGCCTTGTCCAGGGACGCCTGCATGCCGGCGACGAGCTTCTCGTGGCGCTCTTCCTGACGCTCCTCGTTCTTCGACAGCCGCTTGAAGAGGATCCAGGAGATGAAGCCGAGCGCGAACGTCAGGACCCCCAGGCCTCCCCAGGAGAGCGCGGTCTCGAAGAGGGACTGTGCCTGGGGCGGTTCCATCGCTCAGCGCTTCTTGCTCTTCTTCCGGCCGATGACCCGCCCCGTCTTGCAGCGCGTGAAGAGGTTCGCCTTCCGGCACTGCTTCTTCGCGCGGGTCCGCGCCGCCTGGCGGAAGGACGGCGTCTTGAAGGTGCTCTTGCCCTCGCAGCGCTGCACGGCGCGAATGCCCTTCCCACCCTTCTTGCGGGGGAAGAAGATGACGCAGCCCTTGCCGCTGCGCAGGCGATCGATGTCGCGGTCGATGGCTTCGAGCTGGGTGCGCGAGACGGTCTTGGCGCGGCCGTGGAGGCGGACCTGGTAGTTGCCGCGGCCGATGTTGGCGTACGAGGTGGGCATCACTTCCTCCGAGGGGGACAGGACGGGTTCAGCGCTTGACCGGTGGCCGCTTCGGCTTGACGATCGGGCGAGTGCAGCAGTTGTTCGCCATGCATGCACGGTACCACAGGATCGAAGGTTCGATCTACCGTGGGAGGGGGAGGGGGCCGTGACGACGTCGCCACCAGAGCGCCCCACCCACCATGGCAGTGCCGACCGCCAAGGCTGCGACGAATCCCCCGCTGGACGCGCATACGGGTAGAGAGTCGACGGGGGGCGGCTTCTGATGTCCGGCGCGCGCCAACGCCACACCACGGACGAGCAGCGGCGCGCCGACGAGGCTGGTCGGCTTCACCGACTTCATGGTTCGGAAGAGGGTGATGCGCCAGGGATCGACACCCGGCAACGGCCCCACCCAGTATTGGCCGTTCGTCGCATGGCGCTGCATGAGCCCGACGGGGTCGTCGAAGTACTCGAGCCCGAGCTGGTCGTCAGCACCATGGGTGAAGTTGCCCGACTCGCCGCGGAGGACGAAGTCGGCGACGGTCAGCGTCGCGAGCGTCGGATCCTTCGACGACGCCGTCCACCGACCGTACGGCGCCGAGCCGACACCCGAGGGGCCGTGGATCGGTCCGTACCACCCCGCGTTCCCCGAGCTCGCGGTCAGGATGAGCGCGCTTACGCTCTTGCCGCGGCGCTTGGCCTGGTTCACCGACGCCTCTGCGAGAGCCACCATCTCCTCGGGTGTCGTGCCGGCGCCAACCTCGGTGGCGATGTTGCGACCGAGCGAGTAGGCGTCGAGCGATAGGGCCCCGCGCCAGAGCCCGCGGCCAACGAGGAGCGCCTCCGCCTTCGCACGAAGGGTGTCGGGGCGACAGGGGATGTTGCCGCTGCCATCTACCGGACATCCCGAGGGGACCTTGACGTCGCGAGCGAGGACGGCCCGGAGCTTGGGGTGCCACGCCGGCAGGCAGGTCATGGCCTCGAGACTACCGTGGATCGTACCTTCGATCCTCTGCTACCATCGCCCCATGCAAGGTCTCGGATCCATGGGTCTCGGCGTTCTGGGTCTCGCTCCGGCCCAGTACAAGTGCGCCGCCGCTGGCTGCTTCGGCTACGACAGCCCGACGACGAGTACGCTGTTCCGACAAGTCCAGGAGGAGATCAACAGGGTCCTGCGGAAGATGGGCAAGGCGCTCATCCCCGTCGATGGGATCTTGGGGGAGAGGACGCTGACGTCCCTCAAGGCCATCGCCAACGCGGCCGGCGTCCACGCGGGCGCCATCCTGGTCGCGGCGCCGACGGTCGCCGCCCCGGCGGAGCGCTACGGCGCCATCCCATTCGCCGAGCTCGCCTCGACGGTGTCCAGCGCGGCCGCGTACGATCGCCTCGCGCGGTACGCGCCGGGGCTGCCGACCGCCATCCGCGCGGTCGGGGCGTACATCCGGGCCGTTCCCGCCAACACGCCAGCGCCCGGTCCGGCGGAGACGGTCCCGCTCCCACCCATGCTCCCCGACGGCAGCGCGACCTCGGCCATCGGACCGACGTCGGGTCGCAAGAAGCTCGTGTACGGCCTCCTCGCCGCGGGTGTTCTCGGCGCTGGCCTCCTCGTCTTCCTGCCCAAGCGCAAGCGCAAGAAGGCCGCTGGCCTCAAGGGCTGGTATCGCTAGGCTTCCCGGTCGGGGCGCGCAGGCTGACGGCGAAGATCCCCTCGGGACGCGCCCGACGCGCCGCCGCCAGCTTCTCCTGCGCCGTCGAGGCGGTCACCCGCCGGAGCGACAGCCAGCGCCCAAGGCGGGGGTTCCACTGCCAGAGGCAGAGGACGGTCTCCTTCGCGAAACTCGTTCGAGCCATTCCGAAGGATGGTACGCCGGCGGGGTGACAGCTTTCACTGGATCGGGCGCTTGAGCAGTCCGTTGAAGTGCACCCAGAACGTGACGTCTTTCGTCAGGGCGCCGATGGCAGCGGAGACCAACGGAGAAGTCTCCTTCGTCATCTGCAGGGCGCGCAGGTGGCCCAGGGCCTGCGTGACACCGCCGGGCCACTCACACGCCAGGTGTGCACGGAAGGCGTCCGACTCTGCATGCGGCGCGGCGACGTCGACCTTGTACGAGATGTTGTCGCGCATATAGATGGGGAGCGCGCCGCCGAGTGGTGCGCTCGATTCGTCCGATGTCGCCCTACGCGGCATAGCGAAGTCCTCCATCGTCACAGGTCTGTCGAGAAGCGGCTGCGGTTTGCGGAGGAGATTGGCGAGCGGCGCATCGGCGTACCATCTGCTGTTGTACTCGAAGCGCACCACCGTCGCGGCCGCCCAGCGCATGAGCGCTTCATCCATCGGAGCGTCCGTGGTCGCGCGCCACCCCAAGACGACCATCCCCCAATCCCGAGGGAGACCGCTGTCGCCCGACCGCGGGATGTTGGTATGGACCAGCTCCGACATCCGCGTCGTACCGACAATCGGCTGCGACCGACTGTAGGTGAAGAGCTCACGGACGAATCCGCCTGGGCGGTCCTGAGGGAGGAGGAAGGCCGACCGGAATTCGTGGTGTACCCATTCTGAGACGTCGATGTCTTTCGTGTTCATGGGCGTTCCTTCAGTTGACCGTGCCCCACTTCGCGGTACGTCGCGCACCCGACTTGCTGATGCGTCCCTCGGCGAGCAGCGTGGTCAGCATGTTGTAGGTCGCGCTCTCCGAGGCGCCGATGCGACGCGCGAGCTCTCCGCGTCCGAGCGGACCCTCCTGGGTGAGGATCTCGACGACTTGGTCGGGGTCGATCTTGACCGGCTTCTTCCGCGGCTTCGATCCCGACGCCTTCGTCGCCTTGGCCTTCGCCTTCGCCTTGGGCTTCGCCTTCTTGGCGTGGCCGTTGGTCGGCTTCTTCTTGGTGTGGCCGTTGGTCGGGGGTGTCGCTGCGGTCGGGGCGCCGCCGTTGAAGACCCGTTGCATGCCGGCCTTGGCCTCGGCCGTCGCCTGGTCGAGGATCGAACCGACGAACGCCTGCGCGCGCGAGGTGACATCCTTGACGAACGTGGTTGAGAGGTCGTTGTAGTTCTTGGCGGTCATAATGGTGCCCAATATAGATCGGCTGATCGAACGCGCAGCGAAATGCGCGGACGCTCATGGTACGATTCTTCGCATGCCGCCCGCCTGTACCGCCTACGCCTGCGAGGCGACCAACGAGGCCACCCGGACTGAGTTCGCCGCGCTCCAGCAAGCCCTGCGGACCGCCGCAAGCCAGTTCGCGCAGGCCGGATCCCAGGTGCCCAAGGAGGTCCTCGAGCTCCCGGTCGACGGCCGCATCACGAAGGAGACCGCGGTGGCGGCACAGTGGGTGCTGACCCTCATCGCGCAGCGGCTCCACTGGGCCTTCGACCCCACGCTCGCCCGGGTGGCCTGGCCCACATCGGGGACGACCGTCCAGCAGTGGATCACGCACCTGGCCCGGAACGCGAAGGTAGTCCGTACGTACGTCACCCGCGCCCTCGAAGGGGGCCGTCAGCCTGGACTGCCCGCGTACGCCATGGTGGGGACGATGGTGGGCGGGGTATTGCTCTTCGCGCTCCTCGCCCGTTGGATGGCCCACAAACAGGACGAGGCCTTCGAGGGACCCTCGTACGACATCACGCAGAAGATCCCGACCACCCAACCGACGACCAAGCCAGCGAGCGACTACGGCGTCACGAAGCCACACGGGCACTATCGCTGGTCGCCACGGGAGGATGCGCGCGCGAGAAGGCTAAAGAAAACTGAGGAGTTGCCGAAGCAGTAACAGAAAAGGGCTGATCGAAGGTACGATCACCCGATGGAACTCCTTCAGCGCTTCCTCTCCGCCATCGCCGGCTCGAAGAAGGCGGTGGCCACGATCGCCACCGTCCTCTTCGTTCTGGTCACACCGCTGCTCGCCAAGGTCAGCGTCACCGTTACCGAGGACGAGCTCGAGAAGGTCGTGGCCCTCGTCATCGCCTACCTCGTCGGTCAAGGCGTCGCGGACCATGGTAAGGAGGCGGCCAAGATCCACCAGGCAGGATCGACCCGCATCCCGAAGCTTCCCCCCAAGGCGGCCGAGGACTGATGTTGCCCGACAGTCACCTGTGGCTCGATCGCGTCTACACATTCGACGCGGAGGGCAAGGTGGACGACGCGCTCGACGTCCTCTACGACGCCATCGACGATCTGTTCGATGGCGGGCACTTCGCCCACCTCGACGCGGCCATCCGGGAGATCGACGTGAATCGCCTCTCGTCGGCGCTCCTCGTCGGTCTCCTCAGCATCACCCTCGCCGCCCGCGACCACCTCGTGGAGCGCGAGGGGTTGGTCCGCGCGGTCGAGCGCCGTCTGCAGGAGATCTATCCGGGGAACGTCGCGGACCTTCTGAAGGGCCTGCGATAGCCGCGCGGGCCGCGGCATCCTGCTCGTGCATCGCGGCCTCGCTGAGGTACCGCCAGGTGACCGGCGATGTGGTCCCCTCCGGTGTCACTGAGATCCGTTCGACTTCGAACGGGAGCTGGGCCGCGAGCATCTCCTCGCGCGTTGGGACCTTCACTGGATGGTCGTGGTCGTGGGCGTGATGATGATCCGGACTGCGCAGCCGCAGGAGCTCACCCAGGGAGCGTGGACGAGGCCGCAGCACGGACACTGCCACCCCGTCCCCTGCACCTCGGGAATCACGGGCGGGGTCGGGACCGGGTACACCGGCGTTGGAACGGTCGTCGACTCCGGCGCGTGGGGCGGTGGACTCCCGGTCGTCGGTTCGCGCGGCTGCGGCGGCTGTGCGGTGCTGCGCTCCGGGAAGGGGAAGTCGAAGTAGCGATCGGCGAAGGAGCGCCGCCGGCAGACCGCCGGATCGCAGGGCGGGGGCGGGAAGATCCCCATCCAGACGCGGTCGCAGTAGCATTCCCCTTTGACCGGGCGGCGGTGTCGTGAGGACAGATGGGTATGCATCCCAAACACGATACCACGCCCCCGTGACCGCCCATGGTACAACCCAAAGTGATGACCTACCGTCGCATCCTTCTCATGGTCCTCACCCTTGCGGTGGGGTGTGGTGGTCACCAGAAGGCCCTCCGCCGGAGCTTCGCGGTGCTCGAAGCGTCGGCGACTGGGTTCGACACCTGGGATCGGACGACCCAGGACCGCATCGTCGACGAGGCGGCGTCGTACCCGGATGCGCTTCGTGGCCTGGAGCGGTATCGGGGCGCACGGGCGCCGGTCCTGGCTGCCTTCGCGGCCGCCTACCGTCTCCTGGCGGTGGCTTCGCTTGCCCGTGACGCCGAGTCCGACGCCGCGGTAGAATCGGTGCGGGCGGCGGTCCAGGCCGCCATCAACTTCCGTCGAGCCATCGACAAGCTCCGCACAAAGGACCCTGATGTCGCACCGAAGCCCCTGCCACCGAGCCGTCCGTCTTCGCGCCACGGCCGAGCGACTCCTCGAGCGAGCTGACGCGATCGAAGGGGCGGTCTACTCGCACGGCATGAGGATGGGCCCACGGCGCGAGCTCGTAACCAAGACCGTCGGCAGCCAGAAGTCCATCCGACACCTCCGCGCGAAGGCCAAGGAGCACCTCGAAGAGGCGCTGCAGCTGTGGACCTCCAACCGATGCGGGACGCCGCTGCGCGGTGCACGCCGCAGGAGAGCTCGATGAGCAAGCTCGAAGACCTTCGCCACCTCCTCGACCACTACGACCGACTGCAGTCGCTGCTGTCGTCGCTGGCGGGGCTCACCAAGACGCAGATCGACGACCGCGCAGTCGAGATCCTGACCGCGGTCAAGGCTGCGGCGGTGGCCCTCTTGGCCAACCTGACGAAGGGCAAGATCGATCCCAAGGTCATCGACGCAGCCCTCACCAAGTTCGCGTCCGCGATCGCCGGCAACGACAAGGCCGCGGACGCCCGCGCTGCCTCGAAGTTCAAGAAGGGTCCCCCCTCGTAAGGAGCCTGAACCATGGCGCTGCCAAAGGGTCCGATGAGGCCGCGAGGGAAACGTCCATCCCTTCGCGAGCAGGCCGTGGCCGTCGACGCGCAGGTCCGGCGCGCGATGGCCAATGACGACTGCCAAGGTTTCGTATTCCGCCTGGCCGAGTTGAAGCATCTCTTCGGCGTCGCACGACGCAAGAAGCAGGACGTGAGCGACGTCGGAGGCGACTACCGATGGCGCGAGCAGATGCTCGCGCGCTGCACGCGCTCGGCGCCGAAGGACTACAGCCGGCTCGCCGAGGAGACCGCGGAACGCGGTCGCCAGCTGGAGCTGAAGGGGCCGCGGCCACGGAGGCGTCGATGAGTACCCGCCGACGTCAGCAACACAACGCAGATCGAGAGGTCAGCGCGCAGGTGCGCCTCATCCGAGACCACCTCGAGCTCGGGGACTGCAAGAGCGCCGTCGACGCGCTCCTCTATGCCGAGCCCTACGCAGGGCAGGCCAAGCGGAAGATGTACGACCTCCGTCGGCTGGTCGTCGCGCAGTGCGTCCGAACGGCCCCGCACCAAGGCGTGCGCAAGACCCGCGGTGAGCGCGGCGAGCTCCTCGATCTGACCGGTCCGCGTCGGCGCCGACGCTAGGTTCCGTCGGCCTTCGCCCCCCGGACTCGCGCGAGCTCGAGCTCCAGCGTGAGACCCTGCATCGCGTTGGCGAGACGGTGGATGCCGTCAGAGAGGACCTCCAGGCGCGTCAGGCGCTCGCCCACGAGCGCGAGGCCGCTCTCGACAGCCTCCATGCGTCGCGTGAGCTGGCCGATCTCGTTGGTGAGCCCCCGCATGGCGAGGTGGAGCACGTCGACTTGGCTCGCCTCAGCGTCCCCGGCGTGGTTGGCGTCAGGCACGTCGACCAGGGTACCACGCCCTGCGAGCCCGGTGCCAGGTTCGCCTTGATCGCACCTTCGATCCTCGAGTACGCTTTGCTCCATGGCTACCGCTCGCGCGAAGTGTGCCGGCATCAACAAGCGCACCGGCCGCATCAAGAAGGGCTACCGGTCCGTCAAGGGCGGTGGCTGCCCCCAGCCGACCAAAAAGGCACCACGCGCCGGCGGCAAGACCGTCGTCGGCCGCGGCCGCTGCGGCACCATCGTGAAGACGATGTTCAGTCGCGGCAAGCGCGACGGCTACAAGGCCGCCAAGGCCGGCAAGTCGACCACGAGCGTCGTCGAGCAGCTGACGCTGCCCGGCCTCACCGGAGCTCGGGGCCGTCGGCGGCGGCGCCGCCGCTGATCTGTCCCAACCCCGAGCTCTGAGCGAGGAGATGGTCCATGGCCACGTCCGATTGGAAGAAGTGCGAGGGCGTCAACGCCCGAACCGGTCGCATCAAGAAGGGCTGGAAGATCAAGAAGGGGGGCGGTTGCCCTGACCGCGCCGCCAAGACCTTCGGCAAGAAGATCATCGGCCGGAAGGCCTGCGCCACGATCGCCAAGGCCTCCTACGCCCGCGGCGTCTCCGCCGGCAAGAAGGAGTGGCAGAAGATGGCGCCGCTGACCGCCGAGGCCAAGGCCGAGCGCGAGCGCGTGATGTGGCAGGGCATGGATGGCGCCTCCCTCGGCCGTGCTCGTCGCCGGCGTCGGCGTAGGCGCTGAACCATGAAGCGCGTCGGCAAGAAGCTCGTCGCCAGCAAGGCCGGCCGCCGGCGCACCGCCGCGCGGAAGGCCTGCTGGGACCGCGCCTGGACCGCCACCAAGCGCACCCGGCCCGAGGACCGCGAGGTCCTGCGCGTCGCCAAGTACAACGAGTGCCTGCGCCGCGCGGGTGTCAAGCACCCCGGTCCCGGCTTCGGCAAGCCGGCCCGAGGGAGACGCAAGTAGGTCAAGAGCTCGAGGCCCCTCTCCATGCCCAAGAAAACAGTCAACGTAGACGCCAAGAAGGCCCTCCGACTCGCCAAGAAGGGCGCCTGCGCGACTGCCTGGCGCCATCTCGACCGTGGGTCGCGCATCGACCTCTACGGCAAGGGAGCCTCAGGCAAGACCTGGCGCGCGGCCGCGAAGGCGTACGGCGTCCACTGCGGCACCACGAAGATGCCCCAAACGTGGCGCTTCCGCGCCGGGCTTGCGGGTGCGCGCTCCAAGCGCCGTCGCTGATCCGAACCTCACGTACTTCACCCAACCCACGCAAGGAGGACTCTCATGGCCATCACCGTCACGCTCGTCGACGTCACCCAGGACCGCCTGGTCTACCTGCTCGCCAACTCGGGCTCGCCCCTCGGCGGCACCTTCACGATCACCTCGTCCGGCGCCGCGACGCCCGACCTGCGCACCGACGCCTCCGAAGGCGGCCCGATGCGCGTGCTCGGGCGGGCTGGCGTCGACGGTATCGGCACCGTCGCCGCCACCACCATGATCCAGGCCCAGGCCAGAAACCTGCTCCTCGGTGATCAGCTGTCGGTCGGCGCCGGCATCGGCAACGACCTGGTCCCGCGCTTCATGTGCAAAGTGACCAACCGCTCGGGCACCTCGACCTGGTCGATCGACGCGACGGTCGCCGCCGGCAACCCGCAGATCGCCATCACGAGCGAGGCGGTCGCCGGCGAGGCCTATCTCGAGGTCTTCTTCCGGCACTCTTACACGTTCTAGTATCTGATATCACTCCATTTTTTGGGGTGATCATCCTGTCTGTGCTGCGTGAAGGGCTCGGCTACTCGGCCGGGCCCTTCACCGTTTCGAGCTTCGCGATCTGGGCGATCCCAGCACTGGCCTCGTCCTCTGCCTTCCGGTACGCGCGCTCCGCGTTGAACGCCGCCAGGACCTCATTGTTGGTCGGGATCGCATCGACAAGCAGCCGCAGGCGCTCCCGAATCTGCTCGAGGACTCGGTAGTGGTCGCCGCTCGGATTGAGGCTGGGGGAGCGCATGATGTGGTAGGCCGAGGCGAGGTGCGCCCGGGCGGCATCCACATGGGCCTCGACAGCGCGCTGGCGGTCCCACTGCCACGCGGCGCAACCCCTCCCGCCCGTGTTCGGTACATCCGGCAGGGCCATCACCTCGCGGCATGCGACGAGACGTTCGACGAGCCATGTCACGTCGTCTCTGGTGAGGAAGAGCCTTCCTGGCCCCAGCCCTACGACGGTGGAGTCGACGCCCAGGTCGACGAAGGTGGAGTCCTTGTCGGCGTGGACCTTGACGTGGATGTCCGTCCAGCCCAGGGGGCGCGATGCGGGGGATCCCGGTTGGGGCGAAGAGATCCCGAGCTCGAAGAGGAAAGACAACGTCTTCGTCTCGTCGCTCATGGCATGTCGCTCGTCTGCTTGGTGAGGTCGAAGTTCTGCTCGATGAAGTCGATGACGTCCTGCGGGTTGACGTCCCGGTGGAAGACGATGTTGGGACCGTGCCGGTCGAGCATGACCGCGTAGACCGGGGCGCCGCGGCCGACCAGCTTGCTGACGTTGTGCTTGTAGCCGCCGAGCTCGAACGGGGCGAGGCCGTCGCTGGTGTTCTCCCCACATTCGTGGGAGCCGCACTCGTAGAGCCACTGGGGTCGCGTCGGGACGTGTGCCCCCTCCCGCAGCGGACAGTGGAAGTGGACGATGCAGTCGACGTCCGGGTGGTCGTGGAAGATGATGCGTTGGCTCTGCCCGCCGACGGAGGGCTTGGCGCCGTGGGCGATGACGCGATCGACACCGTCGAGCTCGACCTTGACCATGCCGGCCTTGGCCATATCGTTGAAGTCGGCGCCGCGGCGGGAGGTGACGAATGTCTTGTCGTCGACCTTGAACGCGAAGTGGCCGACCGTCTTGCCGAGGAACGCGCGGTAGGCCCCGCGGCGGATGCAGTGATCGACCACGGTACGCAGCGAGCTCGGGACGTGGTTCGAGTTCCAGAAGACCGGATCGCCGGGGACCACGGTCGACCGTGTGAAGGTGCCCTGCGATCGGTGGATCGCCATGTCGACCACCGCGCGGAGGACCGCATCGCGGTCGCCGTCGGAGGGGGCGTACCACGACTGCTCCGGCGTGACGATCATGTTGTGTCGGGTACGGATGTCGTTGGCGACCACCAGGTTGCACGACGCCGTCTTGAGCAGTCGAAGGCCCGCCTCGAACTGCGCCTCGCGGCTAGCGCCCGCGGTCGTCTTGAAGGCGACGAGGAAGAGGTCCTTCCGGGTGGCGCGGACCATCTGCAGGATCTTCGGAGCAGCGACGAGGTCCATGGTGTACTGCTGCGCCGACGACAGGCGGGGGAGCTCCTTGCCGGAGCCGGCGACGCCGAGGTCGAATGGGTGTGCTGGGCCCTCGTTCACCTGCCCTCGGAAGTCGCACAGCGCGACCGGTAGGAAGAGGATCCTCGCCGTCGGGTCGGCGACGATCTTCTCGACCAGGTTGGCGACGTCGTCGTTGGTCTCGAGGCGGGGGCGCGGCTTCATAGCCGTCCCGTCGGTCGGCGGGTACGTGACCTCGTGCACGTCCCCCGCCATCTTCGTCAGGTAAAGGTGCACGGCGCCGTGGAAGCTGCCCGTGTGGTCGGCGTGGTAGACGCGGCCCGCATGGTTGACGTGGTGGGCGAGCCGGCGTGCAGCGGTGCCGTACGCCATCGCGGCCAGGGCCAGGTGGGGCCGGACGTGGAATACGGTCCCACCTCCGATGATGTAGATGCTCTCGGTCATCACCGTGGTCTGTACCACGGCGCGGTGACCGTTCTTTCAGGAGACCGCGGGGGCGATGGTCGCGATTGCGGAAATGACCTGGCGGCGGTAGCGCCAGGCGACGAACCCCGTAACGACGAACCCCAAGACCACTCCGGCGGCGATGGTCTTTCGTCCAACGCCATCCAGGTGGACCCGCGCCAACTTGGTGTAATAGCGCGGGTCTTCCGTCAGGTGATCCATCGCGATCTCGCGGGCTATCCGACGATCGGGGGTGTGCTCCAGCTCGACCTTGATGCCGCGGCGCAGCTGCGCGGGATCGAACTCGGACGGAGACCGTCCAGCGGCACGTCCTCCAGGGAGCAGATCACGTCTGGGCATACCCGCGATTCTAGCAGAGGTCTTTCTGCTGCCCGATCGCGGTGAGCTGTTACAGTCGTTGAAGATGAACCAGCGCCACGCCCACTTCTACTGGGGAAACACGACCCTCCCCTGGTTCCAGTACCTGTCCATGTGGAGCTTCCGGATCCATCACCCGGACTGGCGGGTGACCCTCTACCGACCCCATCCGCATGAGCAGACGGCCTACCCCGCGGGGCGCTGCTACTTCGACGACGCCCTCAAGGCCGACATCGAGATGGCCTTCGTCGATCCCGATGAGGTCACCGGCGCCAGCCTGACCGGCTACGACGCCTCGAGCGCGTGGTGCCAGGTCTTCCGCTCCGACGTCCTCCGCCACTGGCTCCTCCATCGCCACGGTGGGATCTGGAGCGACGTCGACGTCCTCTACTTCCGGTCGGTGCTCGGCTCGTCGATCGACCAGGGGGAGGTCGCCTTGGTCTGGGACGGCGAGTACGCCCACACCGCGGTCATCAGCGCCACCGCCGGCGCCGAAGCGCTGCGCATCCTGGTCGAGCGCCAGCGCGCGCTCAGCCCCGCCACGCAGGCCCCCGGCGGTCAGAGCCCGTTCGGCCCCGGCTTCTGGGTCGAGACCTTCGGCTCGGTCGAGAACGCGCCCGGCGTCGCCCGCGCGCGCTACATCGAGTTCATCTCCGAGCCCAACCCGGAGTCGGTCGCCCACCACGCCCGCGGTGCGCGCATCCCGTGGGCCTCCATGACCCCCGACAACTATGCCGAGCGGATCCGCGACGCCATCCCCAGCATCGAGGGTGAATACGCCATCCAGGCCATCAAGGAAGTGTTGCCATGACTCGGCTAGCCGCAGATCGCCAATTCTGGATCCACGCGTCGGGCTTCCCGCCTGACAAGACCGTGGTCTACCCGGACCACGCGCGGGTCCAACACCTGGCCGAGGTCGCTGGCAAGAGGGTCCTCGAGTACGGCTGCGGCGGCGGTGCCGACGCCATGTCGTACCTAAAGGCGGGCGCCGAGCACGTGACCCTGGTGGACATCGTCCCCGACAACCTCGAGACCTCGCGCCGCCGCATCGAAGAGCTCCTCGGACCGCGGATGCTGGCACGCGCGCAGTTCTGGTGGCTGACGGCGAGCGACGCGCTTCCGCCGGCGGACGTGACCTACGACGTCATCAACTCGCACGGCGTCCTCCACCACATCGAGGAGCCGATGATGCACGTCGTGCTCCGTGCGCTGCACGCACGGCTGCGGCCCACCGGCTGGGCGACGTTCATGCTCTACACCGAGCACCTGCGGCAGCGCTGCGACTGGATCATCGCCCCCCGCCTCGAGCAGGGTTGGGCGGAGGACGCGGCCTTCGGGTCCTGCACCGACGGTGATGGCTGCATCGCCCGCCACTACACCGAGGCGGCGGGCCGCGAGGTCATCGAACGCGCCGGCTTCCGGATCGAGGACGTCCAGGTCTACAACTGCGGCGACTTCCGCACGTTCTACTGTCGGAGACCCTGATGCACAAGGAAGGTCGTTTCGTCGTCATCCTGCCCACCTACAACCGGGCCAAGACGCTGCCCCAGGCCATCGAGTCGGTGCGCGCGCAGACCGACCGCGACTGGCGGCTGTACATCCTCGACGACGGCTCCATCGACAACACCGAAGCCGTCGTGCACCCATACACGATCGACCCGCGCATCCGCTACCGCCGCTTCGACGACAACCGCGGCGGCGTCGCGATGAACGAGATCGGCATGGAGCTCGCCGTCGCGGAGGGGACCTACTGGGTCCGCCTCGGCTCCGATGACTGGTTCGAGCCCGAGAAGCTCGCGCTGGACCGCATCGCCCTACGCTTCGCCGACGCCTGCTTCGGTCCCTACGAGAACGAGGGCAACGTCGCCGGCGCTGGCAACTACCCACGGCCCGCGCGCCAGGAGCTCCTCGCCGGTTCGTTCTGCGCCTCGTGGGCGAACATCGCCATGAAGACGTCGGTGCTCGCCAAGGTGAAGGCGCGCTTCGGCAACTTCGTCGACCCCGGCCTCCGCAACATGGAGGACTGGCTGTTCAACGTCCGTGCCGCGCGCTTCACGGAGTTCGTCTGGCGCGGCCTCTCGGTCGATGGCGCCCGGGTCGCCGCGGGGGCCACCCACACCGACCAGATCCCGACGTACTGGTACCGCCCGGACGCGTGGTATCGCATCGCCGCGGACGGCGCCACCTACGCGCCGCAGCTGCAGAAGGTGGTGCAGACCGACATGGCGCTCACCGAGCGTCTCTCGGGCCTCGAACGCGCGGCGTGGCCCCCAGACGAGATCGAGCCCTTCGGGTTCGTCACCATCCTCCCCTTCGGGCCCGACGCATGATCGCCTCCGGATCGCACATCCCGGTCTTCGTCCTTCTAGCGCAGCTCCGTCCGATCCGGCGGCTTCTCGAGCTCGGATCGGGATGCTTCAGCTCACCGATGTTCCAGGACGACGTGGTCTTCCCCGACCTCACGCATCTGGACGTCCTCGAGAACGGCGAGGCCTGGTACTACGAGGCGGTCCGCCGAGAGTTCTTCACCGATCCGTGGCCGGGTTGCCGCCTCCACTACGAGGAGGGGGTGCCCATGGCGAAGCTCGCCGCACCGTTCCTCCACTACCACGACTACGACGTCGTCTTCATCGACGACTCGGTCACCGTCGACGCCCGGGTCGACACCATCGCGTTCGTCACCAGTCAAACCCGGGCGCCCATCGTCGTCGCCCACGACTTCGAGGAGCCGTCGTACCGCGACGCCGTCCAGGGCGACTGGCGCCGTTCGGTCTTCACCCACGCCACACCCCACACCGCCGTCCTCTGGCGCGAGCGGTTCGTCAACCTCGACGAGCTCGACCGCTACCACGAGACCATCACGCGCGCCTTCCCCGAGCACAAAGAGAGCTGGCGTTCGTGGCATCCCTTCCTCCGCGACCTGGTGCCCCCGAGATGAAGCAACGCTACATCGTCCTCGCCTGCGACGCTGCCCCCACCTACGCCATCTACCTCCCCCTGGTCGTCCGCCTGTGGCGCCGTCTCGGCTACAAGGCGTTGGTGTACCTCCACGCCGAGGGCTGGGACACGCCGTTCGGCGATCTCGTGCGCGCCGAGCTCGCGCTCGCGGGTTCCACCACCAGCATCATCGACGCGGTGGCCCCGCTCGGCATCGCCAACACGATGCGCTGTGCGCGGCTGGTCGCCGCTTGCGAGCCCTTCCTCGACCCCGAGGACTTCCTCCTGACCTCCGACGTGGACATGATCCCCCTGTCGCGGACCTTCTTCGATCGCCGCGAGGACTTCATCGTCTACCGCGGCCTCGGGGACATCTGGATGCAGCCCGCGGCGCCCGTGCCACCAAGGCCGCCGGCGGTCATGCGCCCCGGTGAGGTCCGGTTCCCGATGTGCTACTCGGGGGCCACCGCCGAGATCTGGCGCTACATGCTCCCCCTCAACTACGGAATCCCCCACGACGCCCTGGTCGACACGATCGCGCCGTACCTGCCCTCCCGGACCAACTACACCGACCTCGACGAAACGATCGGGTCGTATGCCTTCCTCGCCCATCCCCGCGCCCAGGGTGTCGTGGAGGAGGTCTCGACGGGGGTCTGGCGGCAGGGAGATCTCTACCTGGTCGACCCCATCGACGCTCCACAGCTAACGCCCCACGAGCACATGCACCGGGGGCTCCTGCTCCTCGCGGATGGCTGGATCCCTGGCCGTGGGGACCCGCCGTCGGCGCCGATCGACTTCATCCCCTGCCGCTTCTACCCCGGCGAGAGACCCTGGTGGTGCTTCGACGTCCCGGCCATCTACTTCCCCGAGGAGGCGGCCTGGATCACCTCCTACGTCGAGCGGGCGAAGGTCGCGATCGGGTCCTGGTGACCTACGGATCATCCCAGCGCCGACCGTCCGCGCGCCGGTACTGGGTGATGGTCTCGTCGGGGTAGTCGGGGCGCTTCACCTTTCTGGCGAGGCCAAACCGCACCAACGTGTCGTCGATCTCGAGCTGCTGGCATGAGAAGTCAAACTCGAATGTCTTCTTCCACAGCTCCTGGGCGATCTGCTCCTTGGTCTTGTCCGAGTCGAGCAGCAGGAACATCGTCGCGAAGATGTCGGCGCTGGATCGATCGCTCATACCCCGCATCGTTACCACAACAGGGTGACAGCTGGCGCGCGCTGAGGGAGTCGCACCCCCGACACCCGAGTCCATTACGCTCGGTGCTCTGCTGCTGAGCTAAGCGCGCTTGGTGGGGTCGCCTGGCGGCAGGCCAGGTCTTCGCCGGCGCGAGGACGGCGCGTGCGTGCGTACACCACGACCCCAGGAACGTTCACCGCACGAGCGGTAGGTGCGAGACCACCTTTCTGACCGCGTCGCGGTCGGCGGTCGGCTCGAGGCCGATGGCCATCCACTGCCCCGCGTAGGGTCCGTCGGACTCACGGACAGGGTGGTGGAGGATGTTGCGCTCCGCGAGCTTCACGGAGAGCTCGTGGAGGTGGCTCTCATCACGCGCGGCGAGAGCCACGGCGATGGTGTCGGTGGGCAGCGGACCGTCTCGCCAGGAGGCGGATAGCCCAGCTGCGTGGACTGTGTTGGCGACCTTCAACCCGAGGGGGAGGTCAGCGCGGATGACGACGTAGTGGGCGAGTGACGTGGCCGCGGGCGGCTGACGGTCAATGGGACATGCCACCGAACCTAGCGACACCATGTAGGCGTGTCAAGGGCCGTGATCGATCACCGTCGGTGAACTACTTGAGGGTCAGGACCTTCGCACCGCCGATGACACCGACCGTGAAGAACAGACCGACGAAGAACAGGATCCGGCCGAGCTCCTGCGCCTTCGCGTTGCTGCTCAGCAGGTACAGCAAGAGACCAGCGACCATGACGAGGACGGGAACGTAGGGCAGGATCATGCCGCGAACCGTATCACGGCGCTGTGACCTACGGATCGTCTAGCGGCGCCTCTTCCGCTTGGCAACCTGCGCATTCTTCGCCTCGATCATCTCCAGGAAGGATTCCATCTCCGCCCGGTCCTTTGCATCGAGGTGCGTGGAGAAAGTGATCAACATGGCCTCAAGCAGCACGCGGGCCGTACGTGTCGTCTGACGCTCCGTGAGCGGTAACCGCGCTCCAAGTCGGTTGGTGACCTGGGCGCGCAACCTCTCGAGCGTGGGATCGTCAACGAGCGCCATGGCAAACGCTACGTCGACAGCCTTCAGAAGGGTGGCGCGGAAGCGGTTGGAGAGGTGGAGCTTGGCGCCGGACCGCAACGGCTTGGGCAGCATCAGGCCATAAGTATCACGGTGCGGTGGCCGTTCCTCGAAATGCCTGGTAGGCCGCGTCGATCTCCGGCCAGGCGGCCCAGAAGGAAGGCGCCAGCGTCGTCGGTTCGAACCAGGGATCTCGGAAGCCGTCTTCGGGTGGGAGCTGTGAGGCCGTGTTGCCGGTGTGGTAGATGGCGACGTACTCGTCGCCGACGTGGGGAATCTCTGCGTGGACCGCGCCCGCCATGATGCGGTTCACGACCCAGGTGGCATCCTCGCCGGTCTTGGCCGCCCCGCTGTATGGCTCTGCCCGCCATTCGTCGATCCGGAACGCCATGGTGCCGCCGACGTAGTACTCCGGGCGGCGCCCCGCAGGGTACTCATAGCGCCACGCCTCACCGCGCGGGAGCAGGAAGATCTTCATGATGCGCGTGCCGAGGACGGTCACGTTGCGGTCCTTCTGGATCGCGCGGGTGGTGTAGAGGAGGCGGTTCGGTCCATGGAAGTCGTCGTCGTCCCAGGTGAGGATCCAGACCTTCAGGCCGAGGCGCTCCGTTCCGCGGTCGATCTCCTCCAGGAGGAGGTTGCGCTTCCCACCGATCGCACCTGCGAACGGGATGGGGACGATGAGTACTTCGGGCGGTAGACCGTGCAGCTGCTGGGTCAACCACGTGGTGACCCGCGCGGCGTCCGACCACCCTCCGTCGACGCCGATCCAGAGTTGGCAGAAGGCGCTGCCACGGACGTCTTCGGTCTGCGCGAGCCATTGGCGGATGGCCCAAGGTAGGAGCGGCAGGCGGTCGTTCCGGGTAGGCATCGCAGCGCAGAGCAGCGGAGGCCGTTCCATGTCCATCCAGTTAGCACGGATACGGAACTCCGTGTGGTATTGGTGGAGGCGCCACCATGATCACCGTGGTTCTCGGCACACGGCCCGAGCTCATCAAGCTTGCGCCGATCTGCAACGTCCTGGCGTCCCGCCAGGTCCAACACCGCGTGCTCGCGATCGGCCAGCAAGCGCATCTCTTGCAGAAGCACTTGGCCGAGACGGGGCTGTCGGCCGATGTGGCCCCCATCGATCGCACCTCCGATACGGGGCTCGACATCCTCCTGGGGCAAGCGATCGCGGCGGTCAGCATGCACCTGAGGCAGCACGATGCCGACGTCGTGGTGGTTCAGGGCGACACCACGACGGCGCTCGCGGGTGCGTTGGCCGCGTGGTACCGCGGGGCGGTGGTGGCGCACGTCGAAGCGGGCCTTCGTACCTACTCCGAATGGCCGTACCCGGAGGAGGGCAACCGGCGGCTCATCAGCCAGATCGCGACGCTCCACTTCGCACCCACGCCCCACGCGTCGCAGAACCTCCACCGCGAACGCGTCCTCGGTCGGGTCGCGATCACGGGCAACACCGGCATCGACGCCTTCCGCAACGCGTGTCGGAACCTCCGCCGGACCCTCAGCGACGACTACGCGCTGGTCACGGTTCACCGTCGGGAGAATTGGCCGCGCATCCGCCTCATCGCCGAAGCCGTACGAGCGTGCGCCAACGAGCGGCTCAAGATCCTCTGGTCGGTACACCCGAATCCGCTCATCAGCCGCGCCGTCGAGGCGGTGGTGCGAGACCACCCGGACATCATCATCCTCCAGCCGGTTCGCCACGAGACCATGGCCCAGCTCGTGGCTACCGCTGCCGTGGTCATCACCGACTCGGGGGGCTTGATCGAGGAGGCCGCCGACGCTGAACGGCCGTGCCTCATCCTGCGCGACGTCACGGAACGGCCGGAGGCCCTCGACGGCGCCTGTCAGTTGGTCCGAGACATCTCGACGCTGCCGGAGCTCGTCTCGTCCTTTTTGGGACGGGTGCGGACCAGTAAGGGTACATTCGGCGATGGGCGTGCCGCCGAGCGCATCGTGGACGTCCTCACCCGCGCCAAGCCATGAAGGAGCTCCCCGACGTGTCCGACGAGAACCGCCCGCTCATCTGTGGCTTCCTCAAGGTCAGGAACGAGATCGTACGGGAGGGGGACCTCGCGCGGGTCCTGAACAACCTGCGGCAGTTCTGCGATGTGATCGTCGCTTGCGACGACGCCTCCATCGACGGGACGCGCGCGGTCCTGCAGCGCGAGATCCCCGCCGAGCACCTCCTCCTGATCGATCCCGCGGAGCAGGACTTCCGCAACGAGCTGGCCGTCAAGGATCGGATGATGCAGATCGTCCATCGCCTACGGCCCCACTTCATCTGGTGGGCCGACGGCGACGAGGAGCTCTCCCCCGAGGGCGTCACGGCCATCCGCGCCTTCTGTCATGAACGCCTCGGCGACCCGGCTGCGCCGCGCGACCCGACGCTGCCCAAGCTCGCGCCGGCGTACCGCTGCCACTACACCCAGCTGTGGCGGAACGCGACCTGGGCGAGAACCGACTACGGCTTCGACGACGGCTGGTTCGTGAAGCTGTGGCGGTGGTCGCCGGACCTCTGCTTCGACGTCGTCTACCGGACCCACCACGCGCAGTTCCCGCGACAGTTCCTGGGTCACGATGGCGAGCTCGAGGTCTTCCCCTACGAAGTGATCCACTGGGGGAACTACGGCAAGAACCTCATCTGGAAGGTCGTGACCTACCGGAACGGCCTTGGCGACTCGAACCGACATCTCCACTTCGAGTCGGCGAGCTTCCGGCAGGTGCAACGTACGAGCGAGGGGATGCCCCGGCCCTACACGCCCCGGGAGGTCGAGCTGATCGATCGGGTCCTCGGCGACATGAAGGCCCGGCAGCAGACCTTCACGGTCGTGATCCCGACCCACAACCGCGGGTGGGCCCTCGACGAGACCTTGGCGTCCCTCGAGCGCCAGGTCTACCCGTACTGGATCGCGGTCGTCCTCGACGATGGGTCCACCGACGACACGTGCAGCATCATGCGGCGCTGGCAGGATCGCGATCCCCGCGTCTTCTACGCGCGGTACCCGAAGCTGGGCGCTGTCGCCCTGAACGAGATCGGGATGGACCTCGCCTGCGAGTGGACGGAGTACTGGACCCGCCTTGGCTCCGACGACTGGTTCGAGCCCAACAAGCTCCTCCTCGACGCGCGAGCGCTCCGCGACCACGCGCTCTGCTACGGCCCCTACCAGGTCTTCCGCGACGGACAGAAGGCCGAGCTCTGCAACGCTCCAATGCCCGCGGAGGAGGCGATCCGTACCCTCGGCCGGGGCGGCTTCGTGCTCAGCTGGGCGAACATCGCGGCGCGCACGTCGGCGCTCCGCGAGGTCAAGCGGCGCTGGGGCAGCCATGTCGACCCGCGGCTCGTCAACATGGAGGACTTCCTGTCCAACTACCGCCTGACCCGGGTCGCGCGTCCAGTCTGGCGTGGGGTCCACGGCGACGAGCTCTACGTCGACCCCACCGCCGAGCAGATCCAGTACATCCGCTTCCACGCCAACGACATGAAGCCGGAGGCCTACTGGCGCGTGTCCGCGGACGGCGCCTCGTCGAACAACTCCCAGACGTCATCCGACGATCAGGTGACGCGCGATCTCATCGCTCGCGACGAGGCGGCGGCGATGGTGGCAACGCACGGCCACGTCGGGGCATGCACGCCAGCAGGAGCATGATCCCACCTTCGACCCTGAGGCCGTCCGCAAGCGCCCACACCAAGAGACCGAACAGCGCCAGGTAGACGAGCCACGCGACGGCGGCGGGCGACACCATCGGAAGAACCGTCGTCCGCATCAGCGCCCCATGATCATCGCGGGGACGGTCTTCGCTTGGGGTTCTACCTCGATCACGCGGAGGCCGAGAAGCTCGCGGGGTGCGTGCAAGAGCGCGGTCAGCTCGTCGCGGACGGCGACCCAGGACGGGGCCAGGCCGTTACGCGCGCGCCAGAACTGCTGCCGCTGGTCCGGGTCGACCACGAGCCGGCCACAGTCGAACGCGCGGCGGGGACCGATTCGGTGGTCGAGATGGCCGACGGCATGGTCGAACAGGCGGATGAGATGACGGACGGTGGTCTCGATGCCGGTGCCGAGCCATACCGCGCCGTCCGTACGGTGGGCGCAGGGGTGGATCTTGCCCTCGGCGATGTCGAGGAGGTACTCGACGACGTCGAAGATGTGGACGAAGTCGCGCGACGGCGTGCCGTCGACGGTGTCGTAGTCGTCGCCGTTGACGATGAAGGGCGTCCGGTTCAGGTAGTTCTGCAGCATCACCGGGATCGCGTGGACTTCGTTCCGGCGGAGCTCACTGAATCCCTTGTAGGCGCCGGCGACGTTGAAGAACCGGACCGGCACCGAGATGCGTGCCTTGGCGTCGATCTCGCGGAGCTTGGTGAGCCCCTCCTCCTTCGACTGGACGTAGGGCGAGTCGGGTACGCCCAGGGCCAGCGAGGTGGTGGGCCAGAGGAAGGTCTTGGCGCCGAGCGCCAGGGCGTCCTCGTAGACCCGCTGGGTCATGCCGACGTTGTAGTCGCGGAGCTCGTCGATCGGACGTTCGAGCGACCCGGTGGCGGCGGCGAAGTGGGCGACGACGTCGGTCGTCCCCAGGAACGACGCGGCGATGTCGCGCATGCCGCCGAGGCAGTCGTGCCGCTGGTAGCAGAGCCCGATGGCTGCCTCGATGTCGTTGAGGCCTCGGCTCTCGTCGTCGAGAGCCAAGACCGCGTGGCCGCGCTCGAAGGCGCGGAGGGCGAAGATGCTACCCACGAAGCCGCGGGCGCCGGTGACCACGATCCTGAGCTTCATGTTCCGGCACTTTACCATGTTCGGTCACCGGCCCGTGGTAGGGATCGAAGCCATGGACACCGATCTCACTGTGGTTCGACAGTTCTGGCAGTGCGCGTCGGGGTACCCGCCCGACAAGGAGAAGTGCTACCCGGATCACGCCATTGCCCATGAGTTCGATCGGGTCGCAGGGCAGGCGGTGCTCGAGTACGGCTGCGGCGGGGGCTCCGACACGATGAGCCTCCTCCGGCGCGGCTGTACCGTCTGGTTCGCGGACGTCGTCATCACCAACGTCCGCATGACGATGGCGCGCGTCCAGGCGGCCGGGTACCTGGCCAAGGCGATCGGCGTCCCCCTCATGCACTCGGACAAGACCATGCTGCCCGACGGCACGGTCGACGTGGTCAACTGCCACGGGGTCCTCCACCACATCGAGGACCCGCGCCCTGTCCTCGACGAGTTCGTCCGCGTCCTCAAGCCCGGCGGTCGCGCGGCCATCATGCTCTACACCGAAGGCCTCGAGAAGAACCTCGCCGAGGAGACCCAGAAGCACATGGCACGGGGGCTCACCCAGGGCCAGGCCTTCGGGTGGGCCACCGACGGAGAGGGCTGCCCCTACTCGCGATCGTACACGGTCTCCGAAGGTACCAACCTCCTCGAGTCCGCCGGGCTCAAGGTCGAATCGACCTTCGACTACGCCAACGGTCTCTTCCGCACCTTCCGATGCGTGAAGCCTGCCGCGAAGTGGCGCCTCGGCTCCCCCAAGGAGGGCGCGTGAAGATCGCGGTCCACGGCCTCGGCTACGTCGGCCTGACCGCCGCGGTCCACTTCGCCGGGAGTCGACTGGCTGGCGTCGTCGGCTACGATCCGGATCCGACCGTCGTCGACGCCATCAACAACGGCGCGCCGAAGGCCGGCGAGTTCCTCAGCTACCTGGCGGAGGTCCACTACCGTGATCGCCTCTGGGCCACCACGGACCGCACCGCCACGCTCGACCTCGACGCCGACGCGCACATCCTAGCGGTGCCGTCGGAACGTCGTGACGCGCCGTGGATGGACGCGGTCGTCGAGACCGTGCGCTGGATCTGCGACAACGCACGTAAGCCCACCTGCATCATCGTCGAGAGCACGGTGACGCCAGGGACGCTCCGCCCGCTCGCGGAGGCAGCCGCCGCATGCGGGCACACGTTCGCCCACGCACCCAGGCGAGACTGGTTCGCCAGCCCGGACAAGAACCTGAGCAACCTGCCCCGCGTCGTCGGCGCCCTCGATGAGGTCAGCCTGGCGAAGGCGATCGAGGTCCTGACCTGCGTGACGCCGCGCGACCGCATCATGACGACCGACCTCGAGACCGCCGAGCTCGTGAAGCCGCTCGAGAACGCCATCTTCCATAGCGTCATCATGCTGGTCCACGACGTCGCGCTGTCGTACCCGAACGTCGACGTCGCCACCGCGGTGCAGCTGGCGGCGACCCACTGGCGCTTCGAGTCCTTCGGCTCCCTCTACTTCGGCCTCGGCAGCGGAGGGCGCTGCGTTCCCCTCGGCAGCAAGTACCTCGCGGAGGGGACGTACCGCCACATCGACACCCCTCGGGGGCGGACGTCCATCTGCGACCCGCAGACGATGTTCGACGTCGCCAACCTCGCCGAAGAGGGGATCAGCACCGAGATCGCCAAGCTCATCTGGCACAAGACGCGGCGCAGGGTGTGGACGAGCAACCCTTCGCCCGCAGTCGCGGTCCTCGGTCTCGGCTACCGTCCCAACTTCCGAGACGTGGGCATGTCCCCCGGGCTGCGGCTCGCCAAGGCCCTGAGCCTGTGCCATCCCTTCGACGCCTCCATCGTCGTCCACGATCCACTCTTCTCGCCGGCGGAGCTGGACGAGATGGTGAAGCGGATCGATCACCAGGGGCTGCGTGCAGCGGGCTCCACCGAGGAAGTTCGCAGCGCGGACGTCGTCGTCCTGGCCACCGCACACGACGCCTACGCGAGCTGGCCCCAAGAACGGTGGCGAGGGGGTCACCAGACCATCATCGACGCCCACGGCAGCTGGGAAGGCCACGACTGGGCCGCCAAGGGCGTCGACTACGTGCGGATCGGTCGCCCGGGCTGGTTCAACCCGTGAAGAAGGTCATCGTCGCCGCGTGGGAGAAGGGCATCCAGAAGCCCTGCTTCGAAGGGGACGAACGCGCCGCGCGCAGCCTCTGCGAGCGACGTTGGCCTGGTTGCCGCTTCGGTCTGACGACCATCCGAAGCCTCTTCGGCGAGCTGCACGGACCCTACGACCCGGCCCACGACGCTCCGGTCATCGCGGTCGTCGAGGGCACGCCCGGGGACGCCCACGACGCGATCGTCAAGCCAGGACCGGGCGAGCAGGCCCACCGACTGCTGGCGCTCGTCATCGCCGACATCGAGGGCTTCGGGGACGTCCCCTACTCGCCGGACGTCTGGCCAGACGCGGTCCTGAGCAAGGAGATCTCCTCCTGGATCGACTTCGGTAAGAAGCTCGGCCACACGTGAACGGTCACGGGGTGCTGGTAGGCTCAGGTTCGTGAAGCCCTCGACTCACCGGAACCAGCGCTTCTTCGCGTACCAGATCGACGACAACGGACACGGCCGGACCGTCCTCCTCGACGCCATCGGCCACCGCGCCATGATGGAGTTCATGGAGTTCGGACCGTCGGTCACCCCCGAGATCTCCTACCTCGGGACGCCGAACGAAGCTGGGCTCTGGATCTGGGAGGGAACCCTCCGAGTCGAGGTCCTCCGCGTCGCCGGCGAGGAGGACGACTACGACGTGTTCGGCGAGGGGACGTGGCGGCGGCCCACCGGACCCGAGCTCGAGGCTCTCGCCACCGGGAAGGTCGGCGAGCTGTTCACCGACACCGAAGAACTCGATCCGGGAGCGCCCAACTGATGCCGAAGTTCGAAGTCATCCTGCTGCGCGACGTGCAGCTCTACACCAACGTCGAGATCGAGGCCGACGATCCGGACGAGGCCGGCGAAGCGGCCATCGCGGAGATCGCCCGACTCGAAGAGGAGGAGGCCTCCCCGGGCGACTGGGAGATCGATTGGGGGTCGGCGAAGCGTCCCGAAGTCGACACCGTCAGCGAGGTCGACGACGAGGACGACGAGGACGACGAGGACGACGAGGAGGACGAGGACGACGACGAGGCAACCGCATGAGCCTCGCCCGTCAGCTGGCCGCCGGACGTACCACCTTCCGCGCTGCGCTCGCCGAAGTCTACCCAGTCCACGACGGTCTGAAGTGCCACGCTGGCGCCGGTCACACTGTCGCGGTGCCGCGAGGCTGCCGTGGAGATCTCTGCGATGCGTGCACGGTGGCTTTGACAAGGCTCCTCGGCCGGTTCACCCCCTCCGTGAGATGAGCTTGCCCACCAGCTCCTCGTCGAGGACCTTGCGCAGCCGCTTCGCGATGAGACGGACGGCATCCGCATACGCGCGCTTCCGCTCCTCGGCCTCGATGCGGGCCCCATCGACGTCGGGCTGGCCTTGCAAAGCCGTAATGATGATCCGCCGCAGTAGCTCCGAGCGACTGAGCCGCGTCTGGCGCTCCATCGCTTCCAACCGCGCCACGATCTCCGGGGGGAGTCGTACGCCGATCACCCGGGTATCCACACCCACGAGCCTACCGCGGGCCCCGGCGATCCCACGTGAATCCGCCGTGTGTGGGTGCGAGTGCGCCGTGAGTCACCCACGGGCCGCTCACGGCCACCCGCGTCCCGTACGCCAGGCGCCCGTGTACGGGCCGTGAGTCGGCCGTGGGTAGCCCGTGGGTAGCCGTGAGTCCGCCGTGGGATTTCCACAGGGGATTCGCACAGTTACACGGCACTCCGCGATTCCTGTGAGTTTTCCGTGGGTTACACGTGAGTAGCCGCGAAAATCCCGTGTATGGCTCACACGAACACGTGGAAAACAGTAATAATTACGTGAGTTTGTGAGATAGTTTTCACGGGGCTTGCGTCTAAACCTACTCGTTGCTACGGTTGACTCCCCGGTCGCAGTGATGGGCCGGCGAGTAGCGGCGAGTTTCCTGTGGGATTTCCACGGGTTTCTCACGGCAACCCACGAGACTTTCACCCTTTGGCCCCACGGTGGGGCGACGGAGGTACGACTAGCACCTACATCCGATCGCGCCGGACGCACGTCCGGGCCTACGCGCGGCGCCAGCCCACCCTCGGGCGGCCGCGCACGGTCCCGGGACGCGCGCTCGGTGGACGCCACGGCGCTACGCGCGCCCGACGGCTAAGCGGCAGGGTCCATCGCCCGACCGCGAGATCGGCCCGGGGTTCGCCCCCTGGGGAGCTACAGCTGCCACGCGGCGCCGACGGCGCCCGGGGCGTGACAACCGAATAGGCCATCGCCCGACCGTGCTGGGAACGCGCGTAGCGCGCTTGCGGATGCGAGCGCTAGGTGGAGGGGTGTGGGGGGACGCGTGGATCTTGCGTGACAGCGAAACAGCGGGGGCTAGAGGATTTGGCCAAGGGAAACACACGTGTTTCCGATAGGTTTGCGCCGTGAGTGGATCGGATCCCACAGTGGGATCGCCGTGGCTCGCTGCCACGCGGCGCACTAGGAGCCCCGCGGTGGGGCTCGGAAAGGATGGCTAACCGCCATGTCATTCATGAGACCAGAGGTGACGCAAGAGGCTTTCCATGTTGGCGACGCCGGTGGGGAGACGTACGTCGCCCCGGCGTACGTATGGGGCAGCCACGAGCGCTTCGCTGAAGAGACGGGCTGCGATCCCGCCTCCGTCGAGACTGTCGACGGCAAGTGGTGGGCGCGCCTGTCGGCCCCGGGCTACCTCGACTGTACGGATTGGACCGGTCCGCACGACTCCGCCGACGAGGCGCGCGCGGCGCTCGATGAGATGTTCGGGACCGACGACGACGACGACGACGACGACGACACGGCTCCGACCCGGGAAATCCATTGCCGGAACATGAACGGTGAGCGGATCCCCCATCGCGTCAACCCCGGTCCGCAAGTGCCGTGTGCGCGCTGCGGTAGCCATCGTTTTGGAGCGGACTTCGAGTCCGATCGCGTCGATGCACCCTGTCGGGAATGCCGTGAGGGACGCTGTATCGTGGAGTTGCCGTTGTTTGTCGTCGTGACGTACCAGGGCGACACCTACGCGGACACCGCGTCCGAGCCCGACGGTACGGACCCTCAGATCCAGCTCGAGCTAGACGTCCAAGATATCGCCGATCGGCTGGCGCAGATCTCGGACGACACCGTGACGTATTGGACCGTCCGCGCCACGGATGCGGGCGCCGCGCGCCTCATGCCGCGCCCCGCGACCACGCGATGCATGTACGTTGCGCCCGTCGACGACGACGAGTGACAGCGCGGCGCCCCGAGCGGATCGGATCCGGGCTCGTTGCCCGGGGGGTGCACTAGGGGGCTACGGTAGCCCCGGAAAGGCAAGGCTAACCGCCATGTCCGTCACCGAGATCGAAGTCTTGAAGCGCTACGAGGACATTCCGAATTTCGCTTGCAGCGACAAGCGGGTCACCGAGCAGGGGTGGCGCTTCGCGCTCGTCGGCGGAGTCCATCGGGACTCGGGCGTCGTCGATCGCTGCAACCATGATGAGATCGTCGCGCAACTCCGAGCGGCGGATCCCGATGAGACGGGGTGGGACATCCTCGGTGCCTCGCACTGGGCTGTGGGATGGTATGACCATATCATCGTCGATCCGACCCGAGCCGATCTCGTGAAGATCCTGCAGGAGTGCGCCGCCGCACTCGCGAGCTACCTGATCCTGAACGACACGCGCCACGCGGAGATGGAGTCGGCGCTGCGCGATGCGCAATGGCCCGGCATCTGCCAGGATCTCGCGCACGATCTGGCCCGGATTGCCGAGGAAATCACCGCGGCTGATCTGTTTGACGACGAGTTGGATCCGATCCGGTGGACGATCGAGGGCGATCTCGACATGGACGCGCTGATCGCGTTCTGCCGCGTCGAGCCATGCGACGAGTTTGCCGACGCGTCGGACAACTGGATCGTGCGCTGGTCTCGCGAGGATCGCGAAGCCCTCGCGCGCGCCGCGGTGATCGCCGCGTCGCTGGCGCTGTGGCTGCAACCCCTCCACCGGAAAGGCTAATCGCCATGTCCATGACCATTTTCGACGTACTGAGCAACGGTCCGATCGTCGCGTGCGACGAGGAGTTGGGGCTACTCGTCACGATCAACGGATCGTATCTCAACCTGTGGGCGTCCCGCCGTGACGGCTGGGAGAACGTGGAGTGTCAGTCCGGGCACCCGGATCTGTACACGCTCACCGCGGCGCGAGCCATCGATCTCGGCGAGGAGTGGCTCGCCGAGATTCGCAAGGGCGACGACGCGGAGGAGGGCGACGACGAGGCGGACGACGAGGAGGAGGAGGAGGAGGAGGAGGCGGACTGCGATCCGTTCCTCGACGGCCGCGGCGAGCCCTAGCCGCAGCCGCACCGCGTGCTCCGAGCGGATCGGATCCGGGCTCGTTGCCCGGGGAGCACCCCACGGCGCCCGTGGTGGGCGCCATAAGTGGCGAAAGCCAAAGGAGCGTCTAGCAGATGCCCGCCATCGATATGAACGCAACCGCCATGTCCGACCCCCGACCCCCCGGCGCCCCGCTGCGCCTGTTGCGCGGTGTGGCCTACCGGAGTTTCGTCGATCAGTGCGACGACGGTACGCTCTGGCGCGTCGGCGAGCCGATCGCGTGCGACTGGCCTGTGTACCTACTGATCAAGCTCGAGTATGTCGAGGAGGAGGGCATCTTGCCCCACGGCCACCGGTGGCTCGCGACCCTGTCCGCCGTCTCGCCTGGCTTCGCCAGCGACGCGAGCATCCTGTCGGCCGTGCACTCGTGGGGGCTCCTCGACGGCGATGGAATCGACGACGGCACGGACGATGAGACGCTGATCGCGATCCTGTGCGAAGCGTTGCACGACTATGGGTGTCGCGCAGTGATCGCCGAGAAGAGCAGCCGCCGCGCCCACGGACCCGTCAAGGGTTGCGCCGTCGAAGCCGTCGGCGCGCAACTGATGCTCGGGTTCATGCTCGACACACAGCAAAACGCCATCGGCAACAGTGGGTGGGACTTCCTCAGCGGTACGGCTGGGTTCCGGCCCGAGCCCAAGAGGATCGATCCCACCCGCGCCACCGGGCTCTGTGGCCGGCCCCGGCCGCTCACCGAACGCGAGACGTGGCTCCTGGCACGCGTCAACGCAATCATCCCCGACCGCTACGCCGTCGAGGAGGAGTAGGCCATGATCGGACGCTCAATGCTCGGGGGCCGGATCCGGCTCGTTCGCGCCGGCGACTCTGACAGCGATGCGCAGTGGACAGCCTACATACCGGCGGGCCGCGTACCCGAGGGGCAGGGCCGGACCGATCTCGACGCCGCGCGAGATCTGGCGGGGGCGCTGCGCGATCTCGCGGCTCGGATCGAGGACGCGCTACCGCGATCCAAGGAGTAGCGCCACGAGCGGATCACCCCGGGTTCGCTGCCCGGGTGGCGCACCACGGAGCCCACGGTGGGCTCGGATGACGAAAGGCTAACCGCCATGATGGACAGAGACGAGCTGGCCGAGAAGATCCGCGAGCGGGTGGAGTTCAAGCTCGAGATCGAGGAGGAGGATACCGATCCCGCGGATCACTTCGCCTCCGGTGACGCCGAGGACGACGCCGAGACAGTGTCTTGGATCCGCGCGCAACTAGCGAAGGGCAACCTGTGGGCGTGGTTCTGCGCCAAGGTGACAGCCCGCCTCGGAGACTTCGACGGCGTCGACATCCTCGGCGCGTGCTCGTACAAGTCGGAAGCGGACTTCACGCAGCCGAGGGGCTACTACGACGGCATGAAGGGCGAAGCCACGCTCGCGCTTGCTGACAGCATTCTCGACGCCGTCAAGCGCGGATCTCGCCGCGCCGAGGCCGCGCGAGACATCCTGCAGTCGGTCATGGACGATGATGCGCCCGAGGTGCGATTCACCGTCGAGATCGATCTCGGCAACGATGCCATGCGCACCGGCAGCGACGTCGCGTCCGCGGTGGACGCGATCGCGCGCCAGATGCGCGAGCGGGGAGATGACGTCCTCGGCGTGGCCCCGCGAGGGATCCGCTATGGGTTCATCCACGACGCGAACGGAAACAAGGTCGGAGAGTGGCGTGTCGGGCCCAAGGAGCCCACGCCGACGGCCGTACGCGAACCGCGCTGGAACCGCGAGGACTGAGAGCCAGCCGTAGCACGCCGAGCGGATCGGATCCGGGCTCGTTGCCCGGGGCGTGCGCCAACGGGGCCCATGGTGGGCCCGTGAGACCCTAACCGGGGAGAGCAACCGTGTCCAAGACCGAGACTGTGTCTGTCCGTCGCGCGACCCGCCGCCTAGGCGATCGGTGGTGCACCGTCCACGTCGCACTGCACGACCGAGGCGGCAAATTGGAGTTGTCGATCACCGGCCAGGAGGGCCGCATCCTCCCCCGCGCCGAGGCAGAGCGCACCGCCCTCGACTACTGGATCCAGTTCTTCGAGGATCAGCCCGACGAGATCACCGCCATGAACCAGCGGTCCGGCTCGCGGTGCGCGACAGCGAAGGCAGCCGCGCGCTACGTCATCAAGACCGACGGCAAGTTGCATGGGCTGGACGTCGCCCGTGACGAGATGGCGAGCGAGGCCCAAGACGGCGAGGTCTGGATCCTCGACTCGTGCGGCCAGATCGGGGGCGCCATCAATGAGTGGTTCCCCGAGGTGTCCCGCTACCGCTGCTACCACCTGAACAGCCTCAAGTCCACCTGCGAGCATCAGGAGGCCCGCGGCGAGACCTTCCGGGCGTGGGCCGAGGCGGAGCCCACGTACGTCGCGCCGTCGCCGGTGGCGGACCTAGGCCATGTCCGCAGTGCGGCGGAACGCGCGACGCGACTCGCCGAGGAGCGGTCGCGCATCGTCACGGCCAGGCGCAACCACAAGGCTGCGCTCGACGCGCACGCGCAGCGCGCCGTCTGTCCCGAATGCGGGTATCGGCTGGGCTCGTCGTGGCTCCACCGCGAGCTACCGGCCGAGGTGATCGCGTGGGCGCGCTCGTTCGGCGAGGAGTCATGAGCGTCACGGAAGCTGCCGCCCTCCTCGACTACCTCGCCGCCAACGGCGTCGAGATCCGGTACGCCCCCACCGGAGCGATCGGACTCCCCAATGGCCGCACGGCCTTTGTCTGGGAGCGGAATGGCAAGATCGTGGTCTCGCATCCGCCGCATGGTGGGCTCCCCGAGACCACCTACCAACGCTTCAAAACGCGCGAGCGCGCACTCCAGGCGATCCGAGCCTGGACGCGGTGAGGTCAGCGCTCCGAGAGGATCATCTCCGGCTCGTTGCCGGGGAGCGCACCAAAGGAGCCCACCGTGGGCTCGAAAGGAGTCGCAGTGGCCACCAAGATCGTCGTCGTTGTCGATGGACTTCTCAGTGAGGAGGACGAGGCGGATCTCGCCTTCCTCCTCGCGGATGCCCTCGACGACTTCACCCGCAATCCGATGCGACGCCGCGCTGACAAGCGCCGCATCCGGCTGGCCGAGCGGCTGTTCACGCTGGCTCGCCGCCCGACCGTCGAGCGTGATGCCTTGACGGCCACGGAGGTGGCGACGCTCGAGGCGGCGCTCGACAGTCTCGTCCCCACCGGCACGCCGATGCCGACGGCCTACGCCCTCATCTTCAAGAAGCTGCGCGCACTGCGCTGAAAAGGAGCATGTCCATGTCGACCCTGGATCAGTGGAGAGAGTGGCTCCACGCACGCGCCACCCTGTTCGCCGACTTCTACATCGGCAGCAACCCCGATGACCGGGATCTCCTGGCCGAGATCCTGGCCGACGCGGGGGCGATTCCCCCTCCGGGGCCGGAGCCCGAGATCGAACCGATGAAGCTGTGGCAGGTCGCGCGCGAAGCGCGTTGGCTGCGGAAGCCACTTTCGCTGCGGCGGCTCTTTGCCGTCATGGCGCCGACGCGCGAAGAAGCCATCGCCAAGGCGAGGGCAGCGGCACCACCACTCGACGCCGTCTGGATCGACGAGACGTGGACAGCCGACGGCGACGGCGGCGACGTCCTTCCCTATGTCTGAAAAGGAGTCCCAGCCGTGGTCGATATCACCCGTGACAGTGTCCTCGCCATCCTCAAGGCGCAGCCGGGCCGCCGCTACACGACGGGCGCCGTCCTCGACGCGCTGACCCGCCGCGAGCACGCCACCCGCGTCTCCGACGCCGTTCGTCGCAGCGCGCGTGCGTCGATCCGCCGCATCCTCGATCAGCTCGTCGCCGAGAAGCTGGCGCGGCCCGGCCGACGCGCCTTCCACGGTGAGACCTGGGAGCTCCTCACCGAGGATCACCTTGCGGAGGACCGAGCCCGCGCCGAGGCGCGAGGCATCGCCATGGATCTCCGCCGCACGTTCGTGGGCCTCGGCCTCCTCCACGACGCGGCCGAGGCCGAGACCTGCGTCACGCCGCAGGTCGCACCGTTCGGCGGCCCCGACGATCGCGCGGTCCCGCTCATCGAGGTCGTACTCGAGGGGTCGCAGGCGGATCGGCTCCTCGCCATGCTTCGGCTCGTCGAGCCGGCACGGACACTACGCCGGGAGGCCCGCAAGGCCGCCATGATCGATCATCGGCTCACGAACCCGGTGGTGGCCGTCTGCGACACCGTGGCCGCCCTCGACGACGACGATCCCGACGCCGTCGACACCGTCGAAGAGTAGCGCTCCGAGCGGATCGGATCCGGGCTCGTTGCCCGGGGAGTGCACGAAAGGGAAAGGAAGCGGGAGACCCATGAAACTCGAACTGTCCATCGACGTCGATTACTTGCCGACCTGGGGCGTGTGGGAGGGCATCCGCGAGTTGGTGCAGAACTCCCGCGATGCCGAGATCGAACATGGCGCCAAAATGACCGTCCGTTTCGACAAGAAGAGCGGCAAGCTTCGCATCGAGAACGAGGGCGTCACGCTGCCGCAGGAGGTCCTCCTGCTCGGCCGGACGTCCAAGGCCAACCGGACCGACACCATCGGCCGGTTCGGCGAGGGGCTGAAGCTCGGCATCCTGGCGCTCCTCCGCAAGGGCGCCCGGATCACCATCCGCACCGGTAGCGAGGTGTGGGTGCCGACGATCGCCCGATCGGAGAAGTTCAAGGCCGACGTCCTCGTCTTCACCATCACCGGCGGCCGCGAGTTCAAGCGGCGCATCTCGATCGAGGTGGCCGGCTGCAACGAGGGCCACTGGACGTTCGTCCAGAACCACATCCGTTTCCTCTGGCCCGATCCCGACAAGAACACCGTGAACGTACCCGGGCGCGGTTCGATCCTCCTGGACCCGACGCGCAAGGGCGACGTCTTCGTCAAGGGCCTCTACACCCACAGCCGCTCGGACCTACACTGCGGCTACGACCTCGAGCACGCCGAGCTGGACCGCGATCGGCGCATGGTCGACAGCTGGGATCTCCGCTTCCGGCTGCAGGCCTTGTGGGCCTCGGCGGTCGAGGCGAACCCGAAGCTCGTCGAGCGCTACTTCGAGCTCCTCCAGAAGGACGCCGAGGACGTCCGCGGCTCCGAGCACTGGGAGCCGTCGAAGGCCGCCAGCGAGGCGCTGGCGGGCGCCTTCAAGAAGGTCCACGGCGACGCCGCCGTCCCGGTCACGACCCTGGCCGACTCGCGCGACCTGGCCCACCTCGGCCGCGTCGGCGCCGTCGTGCCCCGGGCGATGGCGGCGGTGCTGGCCCCAGCGCTGGGCACGCTCGACAAGATCAAGACCGCGGCCGCCAACGAGATCGTGGCCACCCACGGCTGGAACGATCTCGACGTCGACGAGCGGCAACGCCTTGAGGCGGCGGCCCGGTTCGTGGTCGTCGCCTTCCCGAGGACGTTCGCGCTCGACGACCTCGACGTCATGAGCAACCCCGACGCGACACCGACCGAGCGATCGGACGCGATCGATCGCGTCCTCGAACGTCTCGACGTCGTCACCTTCCGCGCCGCGTCGCGCCTCGGCCAACACGACGGCGCGACCCGACGCGTGGCCCTGGCGCGCGGTGAGCTGATCTCGGTCGAGACCGCAACCGCGACCCTCCTGCACGAGTTCGCCCACGACGTCGCCGGCGACGGCGACCACGCGCACGTCGCCACGCTCGAGGAGGCGTGGACGCGCGTGCTCCGCTTCCTCCTCACGACCGGGAGGTGAGCGGTGGACCCCATCACGCGTCCGTGCATCTGCTGTGCTGCCCCATTGACGTTCTCGCGCGGCCACTTCGCGCAAGATCTCAAGACATCGGGCGGGTGGACCATCTTCGACATGTCGAATGGGCTCGAGTCGTTGGTGGTCTGCGCGGCCTGCGCGCCCGAGCTGGCAGCGCGGGTCCGCGCCCTCATCGCCTTCATGCCCGGTGTGCCGCGTCCCGAGAACCTGGCCTTTACGAACTTGGTCAGGCTCGCGCAGCGCTAAGGCGGCTTCGGTGGATCCGACAGACCCTGCGGGGTGATTGCCTCGCAGGTTCGATCGGGGCTAATGGAGTCCCGGAAGGAGCTTTCCCAATGAGCAAAAGCAAGAAGAGCAAGAAGACGATCGCACCCAAGACCCTCAAGGCCGCGGTCTCCGAGGTCGAAACCGCCAAGAACCTCATGGCGCTCATGCCGGCCCCGGCGATCCGGACGGCGCGCCATCCGTTCCTGCCGCACGATCCGGTGCGGGTCTTCGTGTACCGCTGCGACGGCCTACATCACGTCGCTGTCGAGCTCCTCGTGGACCTCCCGGCCGGCTGGCAGCGCGCCATCCACGTCGAGAGTCACTACGATGCCGGGATCGCCTCCACCGAGGCGGTTCGGTGGGCTGTGGACCACGACCTCGACGTCGTCGAGCCGTAAACGCCCCAGGAGCGCCTCCCATGCGTCGACGGGCACTGCGGCAGACTGCGGGGTACTTCTTCGGAGACAACAAGGGAGCGGGCGGGCAGTCTGCGCCACCTCCCCTCAGCCGGGCGCCGACCGAACAGGCGATCCCGCTTCCACCGGCGGACGACGAGGAGGCGACGTTGCCGATCGTCTTTCCGCGCGCGACGCGGCAGGTGCTGCAGCTCGAACCGCTGCCCCTGCCCCCGCCACCACCATCACCGCGACCCGCGAATGATGCCGTGGTGGTCAAGTACATTCATCTCGGCACCGGGACCACCAAGCGCTGGCACGACGGCGACAAGGCGACGATGTCCGCACTCCTCGCGCAGGCCAAAGCGGTGGCAATCGCCGGCAAGGTCGTGATCAAGATCGTAGGTTCGGACAGCGACATCCTGGCCACGGTCGATCCCCACAAGCTTCTTGACTCGCTTACTACTCGTGGGTAAGACTCACGGGACACTTCACAGGCCCCACCGTGGGGCGGAAAGGCAAAAGAGACGATGACGACGACGGTTCGACCCGAAGGCAAGAAGCGTGCGGACAAGGGCGTCGAGCTCCTGAAGGAGCTGGGCCTCAACCCCGGCGAAGCCTTCTTCGAGCACGGCACCGAGATGATGGCGGTCGGCGACCAGGTCGCCCGGCGCGCCCGCGATCAGTTTCTGAAGCTTGCCACCACCGGGGAGGCAATGGATCGGCTGGCCGACGCGGTTCAGGCCGAGAACCGGATCGACCACACCGTCGACCTGGGCGACATGCGGATCGGGCGGAGCGGCCTCGTCATGGCGTCGGACGTCGACGGCGCTCGCCTCGAGTTCGGGGCCGAGCCAGTCGGCTGGCAGCGCCTGAGCAGCTACGCACCCGCGTCGATCCCGCCCGCCCTGCGCTCGAACGTCAACCTCTGGCTCGGCAGCCGCGCCGGCGACAAGGCGGTGCTCCGCAGCCGCCGGCGCCCGCAGCGCACGGCGGACGGGGCGCTGATCGTCGACCTCGACAAGCCCCGCACGCTCTACTCGGTCGTGTCCGAGCGCTATGTACGCTACGACCTCGACCAGATCGCCAACGACATCCGCGAGATCATGCCGACCGATAGCCGGGCGCGCGTCCGCTACGACGGCTCCCGCTCCCGCGTCGACGTCATCCTGCAGAGCCCGCACCACTTCGAGGGAGGCAAGGCCGGTACGGTCGGCGAGCCGCACCGCCTGATGCTCCGCATCACCTCGGCGGACGACGGGAGCGCAGGGTTCAAGCTCAACTGGGCGATGGAGCGCATCCGCTGCATCAACTGCACGCTCCTGCGCGACAAGCGGGTCATCTTCCACGCGCGGCACACGCAGGCGAACCTGATCGAGGTCGCCCGTGAGGCCCTGGGCGCGCAGGGTGCCGCCCTCGAGCACTTCGCCACGATGTGGCGCAGTGCCTGGACCGACTTCTACATCGACCGCTACACCAAGGACAAGCTGTCGATGGAGGAGGCGGTCCGTCGCATCGTCTACCACGGCCTCGCCAGGGCACCGTTCGGTACGAAGGACGACCAGGTCAAGGCCATCCTGGCCGCGGCCGAGGCGGAGGAGGCCGACGACAGCCGCGCCGCCATCCACAACGCCATCACCCGCGCGGCCCACGAGGGTGCCTGGACGTCGAGGAGCGCCTGGGTCGACGACGAGCTCGAGGAGCAGGCGGCGGACCTCCTCTACGTCAAGAACGTCCTCCTCCCGATCCCCGACGACGATCGCGAGAAGCTGGGCTGGTAGATCCGGAGCAAGCCATGACCCCCGAGAAGACCCCTGCCGAGATCGCCGCCGCTGTCCTTCGCGCCCTCGACGAGCACCCGGAGCAGTACGATCAGGAACAGTGGTGCGCCGTGACGCCGTGCGGGACCACATCCCGTCCGCCTCGTCGGAGCGAGGATCTCATCATGCGGGACTTCGTCTGCTTCCACGTTCGCCTCGAAGGCCACCCGCAAGCCAGCTGGCCGACCATCCCCCGGCGGGCCAAGGAGCTTCTCGGCGGCGTCTGCGACGCGCTGTTCGAAGGGAACCGAACCGAGGAGGAAGTGCGCACCGCGCTCGGCCACATCGCCCTCGGCGACGTCGAAGCAGCCAACAAGTACCTCTACAAGCTGTAGCAGGCGCGCCGCGAGCGGATCGGATCCGGGTTCGCTACCCGGGCGGCGCCCCAACGGCTCCATGGTGGAGCGCAAGAAGGAGTTGACCATGGCGAAGGCCAAGAAGACGGCGACGGCGACGGCGACCCGGACGAAGAGGTATGTGAAGGTGATGGTGAAATGGGCCCATCCGACGTGGGCCACGCCACCGATGGTGAGCGACGGGTGGATGACCATCCACGCCGCGGCCGACGGCGTGCAGGGCTGGACCGCCGGCCGTGTCGGCATCGACACCAAGGACGACGCTGACCTGTACATCGAGACCCGCTACATCGACCGCATCCTCGAGCAGTGGAAGACCGAGTATCGACCGACCCACGTCGACGTGCTGGGCAAGTCGCGCCAGTTCACCGCGCGGGACTGCGACAAGCCCTGGCTCTTCGTCATCGTAGACAAGAAGACGGTCGTCGACATCATCGTCCGCGCCAGCGTCAGTGACAGCCAGGCCACCGCGATGGTGGAGGCGGACGCCTGGCTCACGGCCGTCCGGTTCAACGGTCGGGGGGAGTGATCCATGCGCTCGCTCAAGAAGGTCGAAGAGAACCCCGTCATCGAGGTGACGCCGCCGGCGCCGCCCCCACGTGTGCTCGCGGCGTTCCGTCCGGGCTGCATCATCGTCGGCTCGGCCACGGTCTCCGGCGGCCTCACCGCCAAGAGCAAGGTGATCGCGCGCAACAAGCGCGAGGTGATCCACACCGTCGACAACGCAGACATCGTCACCCGGTCGCTCAAGCTCAAGAAGGACGTGGACTACCTGTGCCGCACCGGTTGCGCCAACACGCCGCTGGGCTGGTACGCCCCGCTCCGGGTCGCGGAAGAGATCCGCGCCAAGGCAGCGCCGCTGCGCGAGCAGGCCAAGGCGCTCAACGCGGAGGCGATCGCAGCGGGCTCCGAGCGCCGCATCGCCGTGGCCATCGGCGTCGCGCGCCTCGACCTCGATGCCGCCAGCGCCGCTGACCTGGCGGCCGACTTGGCCGAGCGGCTGCGTCGGCTGCGTGGTGCATTGCGCGCCGGGTCGGTGCGTGAACGCAAGGTCGGCCGCCGCGTCGAACGCGACGGCACCCGGTCGGCGCTCCTCGCCCTCCGCAACTTCGACGCGCTCCTCGTCGAGGAGTCTCGTCGCCTGTTCCTCGCCGCCATCCGCGATGCGAAGGTGGCGAAGGCGACCATCCTCGCGCTCCTCGAGCTCCTCAACGGACGCACCTCCCCGGAAGACGCGGCGAAGGGCGTCCGCCTCCACAACCTCGACCGCGCCATCGCCCACTTCGAGGCACTGGCCAAGGAGATCTGATCCGATGGACATCATCCGAACCCGCATCGTGGAGGAAACGCGATACGAGGAAACCCCACTCCGCGCGCGGCTCTCCCTCGCCAGTGCAGCGGCGCGTTCACTCCCCACCGCTCCGACGTTCGCGGACCTCGCGGAGATCAAGAGACTCTACGAGCTCCTCTACGACATCCACCGCGAGGTGCCGAAGGTGATGGCGTGGTGCGCGGTCAAGTTCTACCGCGACAACCTGAGCGGAGACCCCGGCCACACCTGGCGGCCGGCGGTCTGGACCGCCCACGCGAACGAGGAAACCGCCGCCCTCTTCGCAGAGGTCATCCAAGTGCACTACATCAAGAAGCATAGGGTCGACAACGGAGACCGGTTCCGAGCGGTCTACTGCGAGGCGCGCATCCTGGACTTCGTCCCTGCTGACACCACCCCCGAGCAATTCTGCGCGATCCGGTGCTCCTGATCCGGTGCTCCTGAGGAGAAAACACCCATGTCCAAGCCTCTCGTCGAATCCTCCCTCCTGCCCGACCTCGGCGGCCAGAACCGCCTCGCCAAGGAGGTCTACGTGAAGCAACGCGAGAAGATGGTGACGACCATCCGTCGTGTCGAGGCCGAGCTCATCGAACGTCTCGACCAAACCCCCCTCCACGGACTGCCCAACCTCGCCGACGCGACCACCCCCATCCACGGCCTTCAGGTCCGCACCAAGCTCAAGGAGGCCCGCATCGAGTACCCGACACACCTCGGCGCGAAGCGGGCGCTGATCCTGCACCAGAGCGGCCGACTCCAGATCGTCGAGGTCGTCGTACGGGTCGACCCGAAGTCGCCCGCCTACGAAGTCATCGACGTGGACTGCCGCGACGCGGTCGACAACGACTTCGAGGCCATCGACGTGAGCGCCGTCCCGGAGACGGTCTACCACGCGATCCGTCTGCACGAGGCCAAGACCGCACAGCGCATCACCACGTGGAGCCGCGTTGGCCGCCTCGCCGATCACCTGGAGGCGTCCCTGAACGCGTTCAAGATCCGCGAAGCTGCCAACGACCCGCCCGAGAGGCGGTGATGGCTCCGATGCGCCTCTGGCAACTGACGCACCATCGCCGCGACGGCAGCCGCGATCACTTCCTCCACGAGGACATGATGGTGATCATCGGCGAGGTCGGCAAGCGCTTCGGCAACAGCGTCCTCGCCAGCCTTCTGCGGCAGATCAGCGCGCATCCGCACGAACGAGTGACGTGGACGATGGCCCTGCCGCCGCGCAACACCCACGCCGGGAGCCTCGAGCTCCTCTCCTTCGACACCGACGACCGCGAGTGGTTCGGCGACTGCAAGCCGCCCGTGGCCTTGCACGAGAGCATCGAGGTCGACGTCACGCCACGGGACCCGGCGCCCCCCGCCGACTTCGCGGCAGACGTCCCACCCCTCGTGGACGACGTCGTCACCGAGCAGATCGAACGCATCGACCGCATCGACGATGCCATCCCGATCCCGATCGGCCTCAGCGGCTGGCGGGCGCGCTGAAACGGTCACCCCGCGGCGGTACGATGCACGGAAAGGATACGCATGAGCACCCAGGAACAGGAGGTGTCGCGATGAATCGAGGGTACCTCGAGATCGTGTGCTGGCTGGCAGCCATGGCCGCCGCCAGCGGCAACCGGTCTGACGCAGACGCCTACCTCGAAGGCGTCCTCTCGCAGTTCCGCTCCCGTGGCGGCACGGCCTGTGGGCGGAGCCGCCCACCTCTCCTCGGCCTGGGTTGTCGATGAAGGCGGTGGACATCAAGCGCCTGTGCGAGATGGCGCGCGGCAGCATCGGCTCCGGGGACCCCGCCGACTTCAAGGCCGAGGAGGACTTCGTGCGGCAGATGCAGAAGGATCTTCTGAACCTCCAACGCCTCGCCGACGCGCTGCAGGCGATCGCGATGGGATGGACGTAGCCCATGACCATGAAACACGCCTTCCAGCAGATCACCGAGCTCTGCAAGCTCTACGAGCAGCCGATCGGGGACGTCCGCGCCCCGACCTACGCCGACCTGACGATGCGACTCCGGATCATCTTCGAGGAGCTCGGCGAGCTGATCGAGGCTATTGTCGGTCCGGGCAACGGCTTCGTCGAGGTCTTCCAGCAGATGACCGAAGCGTTCCTCCGAACCGCGGCCGTCGCGGGCCGGGACGGGGACCCGATCGATCCCGAGTCCTTCGTCCACGTCACCGATGCGATCGTCGACCTCACCGTGGTCGCACTCGGTGCGGGGGTCAGCTGGGGCGTCCCGTTTGCCGAGGCCTGGGAGGTCATCCACGCCTCGAACATGGCCAAGGCGGCGGGCCCGAAGCGCCCCGACGGCAAGAAGATGAAGCCCGAGGGCTGGCGGCCGCCCGACATCGCCGGCGTCATCGCCAAGGCCGCGGCCACGGCGCCTCTGCAGCCGTGTGGCTGCCTCGCCAACGCGCACCCCCACCGGTGGAGCGACGTCAACGTCAGTGCCGCAGCGCGCGACGCGGCCATACGAAACGGGACCCTCTGTGCCCTCGGATGGCCGACGCGACGCGACGAGGTCAACCCGCCGCGGGCGGGCGACATGTTCAAGAGCGCCGACGGCACGCTGCGCTGCTGCCTCTGCTACTACATCATCGTCCAGGACACGTGCGCGCTCAGCTGCCCGGGCAATCACGTCCCGCGGCACCTGCGCGAGGAGCCGCTACCGTGATCGGTCAGAATCGAACGGTCCACATCGCCCCCGTCGCCGAGTGCATGGACATCTCCGGCGAGCGTCAGATGACCCTGGACGGCATCGAGCTCCGCTACCACGTCCGCGGATGCGACAACCGGGTGGCCATCGTCCTCTCGAAACCGGGCTGGGCGGCCACGGACGGCTATGACTTCTGGTACGTCTCGATCGAAGATCTGCCAGGAGAGACCAACCGCTGGACCCACCGCCCTGGCTCGACCCAGCAAGGGGGCATGAGCTTTCAGATGGCCATGATGCGGGCCCAGACCCTCTACGCCGAGGAGGCCGCCAAGGGCCGACCGGAGAAGAGCCCGTGACGTTCGAACATCGCATCGACGACCAGGGCCGACATCGGATCGTGATCACGGACGCCGGCCGTGAGTACATCGGACCGCTGTGTGCGTCCTACAGCCTCGCCTCGATCCAGTACAAGGGCGCGACGTACATCGCTGCGACCGCCGCCTTCGGGGGGACTGGCATCCCTGGGCTTGGTGGCGGGGGCGTTCTGAAGATCCAGGTGATGCCGTCGACAACCACGACAGCCCCCGTGCGGCGCGTGAAGCGATCCCGGCCCCCGCAGTGGCGGTGATCCAATGCCACAACCGAAGGCGCTCAGCGACCACGCCATCCGACGCTACCTCCAGCGTTGGCGTCCGAACTGGACGTACGCGGACGCCAAGCGCGAGCTCGAGTCGATCCTCCCCCGCACCCGCTTCGTCGAGGACGAACCGCCCCACGGCGAGATCTGGGAAGCCCCGAACGGCATGCGGCTCGGGGTCCGCCGAGACGGCACCGTCGCCACCGTGCTCCCGATGGGTGCCATCCGAACCCGCTACCGGCCGCGGAAGGCCAAAGGACGTCGCTGATGCGTCGCAATCTCCCCATCTACTACCCCATGGCCAACGGCAAGTGGATCCGGCTCGTGTCCCCACCGGAGCCACCGACCCGATCGGACGTATCCACGCCTCTCGCCTCGGCCGACTACGCCGAGCTCGAACGCCGGATCGCCAACCACCTACACAAGGAGACCTGATCGTGTTCAAGTGCACCCTCTGTGGTGAGACGCAACCTCACCGCGCCAACGCACACCGCGTCGTCACCGCCGTCCGTGTCGACGTCCCCGACGCGGGAGCGCCGCACGTGCAGATCCAGCGCGAGGAGCGGGCGTGCCTCGTCTGCGCCGTGCAGACCTGCGAGCTCCTCCCGGTTCACCTGGTAGACCTCGGCTCGGTCCTGAGCGCGGAGGTTCGTCGCGACCTCATCGGTCACGGCATCCGCCTGCCGCGGTACGCAGACGCGGAAGCCGCGGTGGTCCGTTGGGGACTGCCCACCGAGCAGGAGCTGCGCGGTCGGCTCCTCGACGCCGCAGCGGTCGCCGACACCGCGGACGCAGCCTGAGGGTCCCCATGACCCACGCGGAGGCCCTACAGCGTCTCGAGGCAGCGCGAGCGCGCTACCAGGCCGCGAAGCGGGAGCTCGACGCCGCGATGGACGCCGTCGACAAGGCGGTGAACGACGAGCTGCAGGCGGCCAAGCGCGAGATCGGCCTCCTGCCGCCTCCGCTGCCACCTGACCTTCTCGGCAAGCACTTCTCGGTCCCGGCACGGCTCCGCTGCCACGCCGCCGGCCGCAACAGCGACGGCGAGTGCTCCTGGGCGAACTGCCCCCAGCTCCGAGATGGCGAACCCCACAAGAGCGGACGGCATTGCCCCGCTCGACATCCGCGAGGAGGATCCGTGACGACAGACGCCAAGGACACCAAGGACATTCTGGAGGCAGCGTTCCAGCGCGGACACGACGCGCGGCGGAAGGTCGAAGTGGCCGAGGCGGAGGCCAAGGCCAAGGCCAAGTTCGAGGAGGACGAACGCACCCTCGCCCGCTGGCGCAGTGCCGAGAAGTGGTGCCGGGAGACGCTTCCACAGCTGATCGAGGAAGGGCTCGCTGCCGGGAAGACCGAGATCCAGGTCGGCGACGAGGAGGCGGTGTACCTCTCCAAGCTCGACTACGTCGTCATCGAACGCGTGGTGGACATCGGCCAGGAGGGCATCCAGCCGTTCCTGGCCTCGTTCCTCCTGCTGAGGAAGAAGGCCTGACCGTGGAAACTCCGAAGACAACTGCCACCGTCGAGGAGTTGATGCAGCTCCTCGCTGGCGTCACCGGCTGGTCCCAGGACACGCTTCGCGTGACGATCGGCTACATGCGCGAGCAGTGGACCGTGGAGCAGTGGACCGTGGCCGGCGCGCGCGAGTACGGCAAGACCTGGGGCTACACCGTCTCGACCACCGTCTGCGGTGACGACACCGTGATCCACGCGGAGGGCCGCACTCTCCCGGAGGCGCTGTTCGCGCTCGCCGCAGCCGTCTGCACACACCACAAGAAGTTCGAGGACTGGCATGCGCTTCACCGCCGTGAAGCGGAGAAGCGCATCGCGACCTTCGCCCAGGGGCGGTGATGGCCACGATCGACGACTACGCCTTCTGTGAAGCCGTGACGGCGTCGGGATCGTCGCCGTGGCACATCCGCGAGCTGACCCCCGCGGGCAAGAAGCTGAGTGGTGGCGTCGACACGCCGTCCCTCTGCGGCCACGTACGACCACCCTACGGCTGGGACCTCACCCCGGTCGTCAACCTGACGATCACGCGGGCGTGTCGTCGCTGCGCCGACGTGTTGCGGGCTCGGCTCGGCCAGGAACCGTAACCCCTTGTTTACACTAGTGTAAACAGCCAAGTTCGCTATTATATTGACAGGCAACCCTAGGCCGATATAATAGCCACGCCATGGAGCTCGTCCACCGCCCCCGATCCGTCTTCGATGACGCCGCCGAGGAGTTCATCCGCACGCGGCGATCCCCGAAGACGCAGGAGGTCTATCGATCCGATCTCCAGAAGTGGCGCACGTTCTGCGATCACTATCGGGTCGATCCGCGGTTCGCGACCCTGGCGCAGGCACGTCTGTACCGTGACGGCCTCATCACCACCTACGCCCCCTCGAGCGTCCGCCGCATGCTGGCGGTGCTGGCGTCGATCTACGACATCCTGTTCCGCACCGGGGTGGTCACGGCCAACCCCTTCTTCGCGAAGGTGTTGCCACGGCCCGAGGCGTCCACGACCGGCACCACGGAGATCATCCCCAACGAGGTCGCGGTGGCGATGATCGCCGCGGCGGAGCGCTCGCCACGCGACACCGCGATCCTGCGCCTCCTCTACGACGTTGGCCTGCGGCGAGCCTCGATCGCCACCGCCCGCCGCCGCCACCTCCAAGGCAACCAACTGACCGTGACGGTCAAGGGTGGGCGGACGGAAGTCGCGGCGCTGCCCGCCGTCACCCTCGCCGCGGTCCAGGCCTGGCTGGCGGTGGCGCCCCCGTCGACGTTTCTCTTCCCGGCGCGGGGCCCCCAAGACGCATCCATGCACGAAGGCACGATCAACAAGATCGTCAGCCGCTACGCCGCCGCCGTCGGCCATCGCTTCCATCCGCACTGCTTCCGCGTCGCCTTCATCACCGAGGCCTACGACGCTGGCCTGCCGGACCGCCAGGTCCAGGGCGCCGTCCATCACCGGGACCCGAAGACCACCCAACGCTACGACCGCCACGCACGCGGCGGCGATGTCGCCGAAGTCATCACGGCGCGTCGACGCAAGGAGACGAAATGAACTTCGACCTCGCCAACGACCGGACGCCAATAGCCGTCACGCCCCTCACCCTCGCCCACGACGTACGCTATGCCGTCATTCCCGCCGCGCATTGGCGTCCTGGGATGCGGCGGTCACGCTGCTTCGGCAGAGGTCACGGCGGCGACCTCCCGAATTTGGTCCACACCGCGCTGGCCTGCGTACAACGAAGAACCGTCGACTGGTTCCGCGTCTGTCCCTATTCCGGCACCAAGCCCACCCTCACGGTGTTGGACGACGTCAGGGTCGTCATCGTGGTTCCGATCGAGGATTTGGCGGAACCTCGCAAGGTCCCCCGTGAGAGCAGCACCCCCGCAGGGCGTTCGGACGGCGAGCTCCTGATGGCTCGGCGGGCCGACGAACTCGCCCGGAGAGAGTGGGGCGTACCGTCGTCGACGGACGGGCGGCTTCCGCCGCTGACCCCAGCCGAACGGGAGCGCCTGAGCGTGATATGGACGCAACAGGTGAAGGACCCGGTTCGACTTGCGCAGGCGCGCGAGCGCATCGCTGCCGAGGACCGCGAGCGCCAGAAGGCGGCAGCCCTGCCCTGCCAGGGTACCTTCCCCTGCGACTTGGAGTAGGCCGTGGCGGATCACCTCGTCGTCGACGACAGCGACCGCCACGCCTTCCGCCTCTCGTGGTACCTGGAGGCGGAAGACGACATCGGTGGCTGCCTCGGTCAAGACCCGAGTGACTTCCGTGCGGACGCGCTCGCGAAGGCCATCAAACACTACCGCGAGGAGCCCGACGCCGAAGACGCCCGGGGCTCGCTGGAGCATGTTGCCGCGTCGACTGCCGCGGCAGCGACGAAGGGCGCCAACCACGACCGCATCGGGCTGTACTGGGAGACGCATACCGCCGCGGCGCGGGCCCTCAAGATCGCCAAAGCCGCCATCCAGGCCGCCGTGTCGGAGGCTGAGAACGGCAAGGCCTGGCCGGCCTGGGCCATTCAGGCGAAGGCCGCCGGCTGGAAGCCCCCGAAGGGCTGGAAGCCGTAGGGTGGCGGGGTGGTGTGGTCTACAATCACCCCATGGTGAACCTCTCTGGTCTCGGGCAGCCGGTCTCGGCCGAGGACCGGGCTGCCTTCCTGCGGCAGCTCGCCGAGATGCGCGACGTCGCCACGCGGCTGCCCAACTGCGGCAGCGTGGACTGCGCGGCGCTGGCCAAGGGCCAGTACCAGAACTACGGCTACTACGCGCGGTTCCCGCCCGCGACGATCCAGATCTACTTCGGCAAGGGCGCGACCGCGGCACCGCCGTTCCTGTTCACGGTGTTCGACTTCCGGGGCAAGGACCTCAACAAGCCGATCGAGCGCACGTTCACGCTCCACCCAGACCAGTTCCGGCAGCTCGGCTACGCCTGGGCCGATGTGTCGAGGCGCCTCTTCGCGGCCGCAGCGAACCGCCAGATCCCCGCCGGGCCGGGTGGCATCACCGCGCGCCCCGCCCAGATCCCGGGCACCACCGCGGCGAGCATCCCCACACCGAAGACCTACCAGACGCTGTCGCTGAACGAGTTCCTGAAGGCGTTCCCGGGCAAGTTCGTCCTCCGCTACAAGGGCTTCACCGCCCAGCCCCAACCCACGGCCGACGAGCTGTCGAAGCCGGGCGGCGTCGGACGCTTCATGGCGCGGGGCGGCTACTACCTCTCGCCCGATGTCTTCGGCGGCAAGGTGCCCGTCAAGGACATCTACACCCTATGGGCATGCGGCCAATGGTGTCGGGCATGCCCCGGAGGGGACTGGCCCGATGGCCAACCGGTCTGCGCCGAGCCCGTCGAGTTCGAGAACCAGGACTTCACCTGGGGCGTGTCCGCACGCATGAACTCGATGACATCGGCGACGATCATCCTGCAGCGACTCCCGAAGTCGACGTGGCAGCGGTTCACCGAGAGCGTCGACTGGATCGGACGCCAGGCCGATCGCCTCACACGCCTCATCTGCCGCCAGTACGAATCCTCCGCAGGCCAGATGGCCGTATCGGCGGGCTCGTCGTCCCCGAATCCGGCCATCGCCGCCTCGACCCTGGCCGTGTCGACGGTCCTGAGCCAGGGCTGCCGCACGCTCAACAAGCCAGTCCTGGCGCCGGTGACGATTGCACCCGACCAGCCCCCACCGACACCGACCCCGCCGTGGTACCGAACACCCCCGGCCATCTTCGGCGGTGTCGTACTCGTCGGTGGGTTGGCGATCCTGCTCCTCCGCGCCAGTCGGTAAGCCTGATTTCGCCCCGGCCTACCCGTGGGCGTGATAGCCTCGCTGAACGTGCCCTCGGACCCGCCCGCAACCGATCTCCATCGCACCATCCGCGCCAGTCAACAGCTGGCGCCGGCGACCAAGGATCTCTACCTCAAGGCCGTCACCGACTTCTGCCGCTCCGTCGGCGGCAACCCGCAGGACTGGACGAAGGAGCGCGCGCAGAGCTACTACACGCAGCTCCTGGACCGCGTCCGGCCGAACACCGCGGCCAAGATGATGATGGGGGTCCAGTACGCAGCGCGGGGGTGGGCACAGCGTCACCGCGGCGTCGACTTCACCGACGGCATCGTCATCGACCATCGGCCCCCACCGATCCGCGAGCGGGTGCTCACCCCCGAGCAGGTGGTGGCGATCCTCGGTGCGGCGCTGCCCGCCCAACCACACCCGGAGCATCACCGCAACGTCGCGCTCCTGACCCTCCTCCTCGCGACGGGCGCGCGGCGATCGGGGGTCGCCGAGATCCGATCGGCCGGCTTCCGCCAACGCCGTGGCGTCCACAGCGTGCAGATCGGGACGCTGTGGATCCCCCTCGCTCCGTCGGCGGTCGACGTCATGCGGCCCTACCGGGACCTGCTGCGCGCGGAGCGGCTGACCGGCCCGTTCCTGCGCCGGATCATCCCCGAGCTCGGCGGGCGCCAGGCGCACCTCGGCGCAGGCCTGTCGACCTGGGGGATCTGGATGGTCGTCCGCGACCGCGCGCGCGCCGGCGCCGACCTGCCCAACGTCAGCCCCCACGCCTTCCGTGACACGCTGCGGAAGTGGCTGGACCCCCACACCTTCTCCGACCTCGAGCACGGGAACGAAGCCACCGCAAAGGCCGTCGCCGCGGCGGTCGACGCCGTCCTGCGGCCGTTGTTCACCCGCGCCGGGCTACTGTGACCCGCGCTCCAGATCGGGTACGCTCGTAGTCGGTGCCCAGCGTCATCACCCTCGACGGCCATCGTCCGACTCTGGCGGACCCCGGCGCGCCGCTGATCCCGCTGCCCAGCCTGGGGTCGGTGTCCCGCCTCATGCTGATCCCGCTCGGCGCCGGCTTCATCGTCGGGCTCTTCGTCGGAGCCACCTTCGGCAAGGAGCAGGGGAAGCGCGAGATGTTCCGCAAGTACCACTGCCGCTATCGCCTCTAGCCGACGCGGCGGAAGCTCGGCCCGGCTACGGCGAGAAGGTCAACGGGGGTCACCGAAGTCCGGTCGACGTGCCGCCACTCTGGGATGCGATCGCCGATGGGGTCGAGGAGCATGCAGAAGCGCGCGCACGTCCACGCGCCCGGCGTGTTGACAGCGCGGCGCGCAGTCCAGGGCAGGAGGCCGCGCAGCGCGACGAAGAGGAGTCGGGACGCGACGTCGAGGTTGTCGTAGCGCCGACCGACCTGCGCGCTCGCCAACCGAAGACCCTCGGAGACGTCGGGGAGGACTTCGAGCTCGGCGACGTCGTAGTAGCCGTAGCGCGTGCGCAGCGCTGATCGCATCTCCAGGATGACGCCCTTGCCCACCGCATGCAGCACCTGGTCGCCGATGACGATGGCTGCGTGCGTCGCGTAGCTCCCTGTCCACCCTCGGACCAATACCGAGAAGGCGTCGTCGCCACCGGTGAAGAGCAGGCGCGGCTGCACTGCAGACCATCGTACGCGGTCACCAGGCCATGATACAGAGGAAGAGATGCGTCGTTGGCTCGCTCCCCTTTGGCACCGGCTCCCCTGGCTGATCGTCGCCGGCGGCGCCATCTACGGCCTGTCGGATCTCCGCGACCCGCACGTTCGGTGGATGGGCACCGGGGCCGAGCTGGTCGGCGGCGGCTTCGCCTTCCTCCGCGCGGCGCAGGCCGAACAGCGCCGGCGCGTGTACCTCCAGTTCTTCGGCCGGATCGGAGCTCGCGGTGTCCGCCAACCGTAAGATCGCGTTCGCAGTGTCGGCGGCGGTCGCCGTTCTCCTCGGCGCCGGCGCCGGCCACGTGACCGGGTCGTTCCTGGTCGCAGCTTCGATCCCCCTACCGATCCTGCCGATCCTGGCGTTCTTCTCGCCGCGCTTCGACCGTCGGGACCCGTAGGAGAAGTCCAGCTTCTCGGTCGGGTCCGACCGATGGTATGCTCGTCGCATGCCCTTCTGGATCCCGTCCGGGCCGGCTCCCGCCGCTGGCCAACCCATCGTCACGAGCGGGACCCCGACCACCCCTCCGGTGCAGCCAGGCACCCAGAGCGCCGGGCTCTTCACCCAGTTCGGCCTGAACATGGTCTCGCGTGCGGTTGCAGCCGCGCAGGCCGCCCAGACGACGCAGGTGGCCCAGGGCGGAACGTCCATCCCGAACCCGACGGTCCCGGTCGCGGCGGGGGCCACCGCGACCGTCAACCAGTCGCCGATGCCGATGATGCC